CCAAACAAGCGATTGAGCTGAGTCCGGAGCAGACTCTGGAGTTCTTCAACAATCGTAAAACCTGGGAGGAATATGGAATTGGTATGATATGCCAAGAGGGTGAACTCGTACAGCTGGATCTGCCGTCATTTCCCCTTCCAGTGCGCACCAACACAGTGGAATGGTATACGACGGAAGATGGTGTAGAGATCATCCCGAAGTTCCAGTATCACTCAATCGTAAACTTCTTTTTACGCCGTTGCGGGACTAATCTGATCCCACAAGGCATGAGAACTTAACAAGAGGAACACCAAATGTCTGTAGAACAAATCGGCTTTTATGTACTACCATCTGATCCTGAATCTCGTCGCAAGCTGATAGGTGCAATTGAAAACTGTCGCGCCGCCCAGGTCCGCATCAAGTCGGAACAGACTTTCATTACTGAGACTCTGGCCGAGCTGGCGAAAGACACGGGTATCAAGGCCAGCGACTTGCGCAAGGTTGTATCCGACCGCGCCAATGGAACTTACCATAAGACGATCGAAACGAGCGAGAAATATCAAGACTTATACGAGTCTCTATTCCCGAACGCCAAGCCCGATCGAGACCCGAATGCCAGTGGCGAATAAGTCAATCGAACACCAAGAAGCCCAGTCAAGTACTGGGCTTTTAAATTCAATAACTTTACTTTCAAGAAATAATCGCCTAATATTTAATCTGTATTGAAGAGTTACAACTACATCATGAGGCTGGAAATGAACGTCAAAACATTCAATATTCCGATCGACAATGAAGGGTTGGTAGTTGAGCGACTGAAGAAGCTCGAGCGCACTGCCGAAAGGTTGGGTGTTCCGTTTCCGACCGTGACTTATGGTGAACCCTTCAAAACCCACACCCGCGACTTCACTGGTGAGATCCTTACTCACTGGTGGAAACCTGTCACTCTCGAAGGCGAAGGCATTGACCGCCCCATCTCTTATGGTGGCTGGAAGATCATCGGTCAGTTCAATCACGAATATCCAAAGGTTATTCTTAACCGCCTGTCCGACAACATCAATCCCGACTTCATCCGTCGCTTCGAGGCAGAGAACGTCTCTTGGTGCCAGCATTGCAATCTAGCCATCCGTCGCAAGAACACATATGTGATTGAAAATGAGGAAACGCACACCCAGATGCTGATTGGTAGCACCTGTATGCATCATTATGTGCCTCATCAGAAATCGCTTGACGCGATTATGTCTTACTATCTGGGAATCCAAGAGTTCTTCATGCCAGACGAGGACGACCCAGAGGGTATATATCGCGTCCAAAATGAGCGCTTCACCGACACCCACAGTTTCCTGCGCGCATGCTTCCAGGTGATGCTTGCAGGCGTGGATATCAAGTCTGAACTGTTTGACAAAGTCCTGGGCTATGTCCGGTCTCATCAGAAACCAAAAGCAGGTTCCGATGAAGAGTATTTCGTAAACAAGGCACACGAATACCGTGAAGATGCCGAGTCGGAAATGTACCATATGAAGCTCTTCATCAGTGCACTGTCTGAATCTAATGAGTTCAATGTTCGCCTGAAACGCATGTGTGAACCCGGCTATCACCTCATCAAGGATAACAACACAGTCCGCTGGGGTGCCAAGAAGTATTACGATTACATCCATCGTCCTCGTACTGACCGCAAGGCGGAGAACAAATGGGTAGGAGAAGTCGGTGAAATGCTGGAAGTACAAGTCAGGTTCGACAAGCGCACCTTTCTCTTCTCCAATGAATATGGTGATAGCTACCTGTTTACTTTCAAAACAGCAGAAGGCAATACAATTACCTGGAAGACCTCTTATATGGATACAGAGTTCTTGCAGGGCGATATGATCATCCGTGGTCGTGTCAAAGAACTGACTGAGTACAACGGCGTTAAACAAACTCAGGTCACCAGAGCCAAATTGAGGAAGTTATGAATTTGATTGAGTTTGTTCTGAAGTCGTTCGCCTTTGGTCTGATAGCATGCGGGATGATTACAGTTATGCTTCTCATCATAGCCCTGGTCATCCCCTTTAAGAGGAAATAGAGATGAAACGTGAAATCATGGATGTGTACGAGCCAGGGTCTTGTTGTCCCGGTCATGACAAGTATCCATCCGATACTTACAAGAATCGACGTTCCAAAGCACAACGCTCCAAGAGTATTAAGAAGGAGCATCGCCACGCTCGTCGTGTCAAGCGTCTGGGGCTGAAAGCTGACCTGAATACCATTACGCAGGAGGACTTTTGATGGAATGTTCATGTGGAGGGCAGGGTACAAGTGCTTACCTGCCATTCACCACTGTGAAGGAAGCCGAAGCCGCTGGATTTGCCGTGGACAAGGCTCCCTGTGTAATCGCCACGAAGGATTGCCCGTGCTGTAAGAGGCACTCTCAGGACGTCTTCTACGCCCCTGATGCGCGCCCGGCTACGGTCAACCTACTCTCACTGATGAGGAAGTGACATGCGCGAGTATTTCAACTGGCTGTTGGGTAAGCCCCTGATGCGCTGAGATCCGTTGTCTAATCGATGCCATTGACGCCCGACATCACAAGCGCCGGATTAATCACACAGAGGCTCAGGCCGAAATTAAAATCGTGAAGAAGTCCACAAGGCTCTAGGTTTCATAACAAATAATTCAATAAACTATTCACCCATATAATACATGGGAACTTACAGAAGGAACAGACCATGACTACACTCGTAGAAACATTATTCCCAGGCTGTGTGCTTGGGCGCGGTGGATCCGAAGCTAATGGGCTACCGATCGACGTCGAACCTCAGAACTGTGTTATTGTTGATAAGTTTCACGACAACCATTATGCCCTGAACAATCGTCGTGACCACTATCTTGTTTCCGTAGGAGATTCTTTGGTCAGTCTGCGTATCTGCAAGGCTATGCCAGGATCCGGCTATGGAGCATTCGCCTATATTCACAGCGTGTCAAATAGCGAGCTGGATAAAGAAGCCCTGGTTGAAAAATTCAAGAGTTGGAAGGATTCTTTCACCTCAATTGAACCCCCGAAGAAATAACTGAGGATTACACTGATGTCGCTGAAAAACTTACTGAAACGCATCTTCACCACTGTTGAAGCCAACGCCACCGCAGGTCTGGATAAACTGACCGGCACCGAAAAGCGCCTGAACCTGGCTGCTCGCAAGCTGTCTGATGAAATCCGTCGCCTGGAGGAAGCCCGTGTCACCAACGTCCGCAACGGCGTCAAGCTGAAGAAGACCGCAGAACAGAACCTCAGTGAAGCCGCCAAGCGCGAAGAAGTTCTGAAGGATGCCATCGCTCGTGGTGTCACACCAACCCGCGCCGACGCCCTGATTATTCTGCATCGCCGCCGTATCGGTGAAGCCCTGTTGTCTCAGGTGAAGGACATCGAAGCAAGCAGCGACAAACTGAACGGTGCGATCATCCAGCTGGGTGACAAACTGGACGAAGTCAAGTCCAATCTCGAGCTGGTTCGTGTTCAGAAAGAGACGAACGACCTGGGTCTGGTGCTCCCTGAAGATATCGATTATGCCGCTGGTATGACCACCATCGATATCGATGCCATCCTGCGCGAAACCGAAATCGCTGATTCGAGCTACTCCGCCAACAGCCCGTCGTCTATCGAAGCCGACAACTACCTCGCCAGCCTGAGCAAATAACATCAGAGGGGCTTATGCCCCTCTATCACTTCGGGGATCTTATGAACATTATTGATTCTTTCAACATACTCACTGGAGCTACTGCTTTCGTTCTTTTGTGTATTGGCAGTGCCTGGCTGAGAGGTCGACTGAAGAAACGGGAAGTCTTGAAGCGAGACCGTGTTGACATCCACAAAATAATGCTGGATAGAACTTGCAAACATGGTCCCAGCGGTGACTTCCGTTTGTATTATTTGTCGGATGAAGTCACCCCTTCGGAATTCTTCAATTATGCGATGGCTGGGTTGCATTGGCCGGAGATAAATGACGTTGTTCAGAAAAAAGATTACGTGTACGTGAATATGGCTTCTCTGAACAAGCACGGGGAACGCGACGATCTGCGGATGTGGTTCTTTGGAGGAGAGGAACAAGAAGAGTTCGTAAAAGAACTTGCTCTCTTGCTTAACACGTACGAAAAGGCTGGTTGCCCACCACTCGAGGTGGAAGAATCAGTAGAATCTATCGTGGCTCGCGCTCGTGGTGAAACCGTGGATCTACTGAACAAATACGGCTTTGTCTGGGCGGAGGGTTCATGATGGATACAGAAACATTTGCGGTCATTATCAGCCAAGCAAGATCCCGTACCCGCCAATAATCTATTGAAGTCCCCAGGGTTATAATAGCAGCACATATAACCCTGGAGACACCACATGATCCCTATCCTTGAAACAGTCCACCGACTTCGCGAAACCAAAGGCAGCAATGCGAAGAAAGCCGTGCTGACCGAAGCATTCAAGAACAACCCAGACTTGGCAGACTTCCTGCAGTATGTCTATGACCCAATGACGTCGTTCTATCGGACTGAGTTGAAGCTCAGCGCGTATCCTCGCATGCTCGTCCGTGAGAAGACTGATGACATCAGCGAAGTCTATGACGTCCTCGACCAGATGGCGCAGCGCCTTGTCGGTGGCCAAAAGGCTGATGCCCTGTTGGCCTCTGTCGCCCTGAAGATGGATCCCCAATACCACGAACTCATTCAGATGATCCTAGACCGTGATATCAAGGCGGGTATCGCTGAGAAGGGCATCAACGCTGCATTCAACGCCGCCGGAGGCACTGGGCGCCTGATCAACATTCTTCCGTATCATCGTTATGACAACATGACGATTGACCTGCTGAAGAAGATGGACTTCAAGCGTGGCGTCTACAGCCAGCTGAAGTCAGACGGTATGTTCGCCAACATCATATGTCGGTACAATAAAGAGCCTGAGATTCGCTCTCGCTCCGGTTCCCTTATCGCAGGTGGTTCGGTTGATAACCTTTCACTGGTGTTCAAAGACCTGATCTACGATGCGGGGATTGGTGAGAGTGTGTTCCATGGTGAACTTCTCGTGGTTGACCTCAAGTCGAATACCATCCTGCCTCGTGCTGTTGGTAACGGTAAACTCAACAGCGTGATTCAGACAGGAGACCCCCTGGAAGATCGTTATCGGGTGATCTACCGGGTGTGGGATGTTATCCCGTACGACAACTGGTTCAACGCCCAGCGCGTGGACACCCCGTATGAGCGCCGTTTCGATATCATCCAGCAACTGTTTGATGAAGACGACGGTCTGGTTCAGGTTCAAGAAACCCGCGTTGTTCACTCATTTGCCGAAGCCGTCGACCACTTCAAAGACGCGCTGGCTCGCAAAGAAGAAGGCACGATATGTAAGGCCGCCGACATGCCTTGGGAAGATGGTACTTCTTCTGAAGGTCTGAAGCTGAAGATGGAGGTTGAGTGTGACCTTGAAATCGTGGGCTTCAACGAGGCCGACAAGAAAGGCAAACATGCCAAGACTTTTGGCTCACTGATTTGTAAAACTTCCGACAGCCTGCTTGTTGTTGGTGTATCAGGGATCTCAGATGAGCTGAGACGCCATATGTGGGAGAACCAGGGCGACTACATTGGCAAGATCGCCGCAGTGCTCTCCAATGGCGTACAGGATAAGACAGATGATGCGATGAAATCTTTGTTCCTACCTCGCCTTGTAGAAGTCCGTATTGACAAGAAAGTGGCCAACACACTGGATGAAGTCTATGCGATACAGAAAGCGTACATTGAAAACATCGCATTCCTGTTGGAGAAGGATAATGGGTGAGTATATGAGTTTCTGGTGGGCGAAGTTCTTGGTTGAACTTCAGATATCCGGCATCGTCTTCTTGATCGCCGTGATCCTAGTTGCCCGTTCGGCGTTCAAGCAATGGCGCTGCAAACACAGTACCTATCGTGAGAACCATGCTTGCCATGCTATCTGCACCCATTGCGGGAAGGATCTTGGGTTTGTGGGCACTGTCCGCAAGATGAAGAATCACAAAGAGGTGTGATCTGATGGACGAGCTATTCGCATTGGTGATTGCATTAACGTTCTTACTGTCCTTGATTATCAGCTCGCTTGTGTTGTTGCTGGTGTGGATAGCTATTCCCGAGATCAATAACCACAAGGCGCTCGTTGTCGTGATTATCCTAGGTCTGAGTGCTTCCCTTACTCTTCACTATTCCAAACAGGAGTATAATCCTAACAAATATTACAAGACATTAGCGGACAAGTATCATGAGTTTAAGAATGAAAGAGCTTCCGGTAAATGACAAGAAGTATATGTACAAGGTTCTGCTGAGCCTCGGGGTGTCACAATCTGGGCTGGCTCGTTTATTGGATTGTTCTAATGTTGTGAACTACTGGGCGAAGGGTTATCGTGTTGTCCCCCGCTCCTTCCGTCGCTTCATCCTGGTGTTACAGTTCATCAAGAAGAAAGGGTTGATGGAAGAGTTATTGCAATTTATTAAAGAAGAGGAACGCAAATGCTAACAGAGTGGCAGAAGATGGAGTTCGAGCGGGCGTTCAACGTTTACTGTGTCTTCATGGCGATCAAGCTGCACTTCACCACTAAGGACTTCGATTACAGCTTGTATGGACCTATGAATTACAAGTTCGAGACGTTCTTGGCGAAGGAGGCCGTGTGCAAACAGTTTGCTCGCCTTGCCCGTCGGTTCGAGTCATCACAGGGTGAAGTGGTAGAGAACTACATCATCGCCAACTTCATCAAATCACCCAAGACCTGGGTGACGACATTGCTTACACGCCAGGCTCAGGCCAATTATGATGAATACCGTAAGCTGTACGAGAACTTTACATATAACTTCCTTGAGGAGTTCGAGCGGGAGATGATCCCTGCCATAAGGGAGCGCAACTGTACCTTCATTGAGTACATCAAGGGGACGGGTACAGGTCATCCACCGTTGCTGACAGACATCATCATCAAGAAGTTCCCGATTTGGTTCCTTGTCGGTCTGAACAAGATCGTTGGTTTCATTCATCTATACGATACGATTCTGCGTGATGACATCTACTGGAACTCAGAGGCGTTCTTGCTCAGGAAGACGAATGCTGTGGTTCCGGATGAGGATACCACATATTCAAAACAGAGACTCCGTGAGCTAATACAAGCCCACGGAATCTGATTACCATTCCCAAAGGATGCGGGAATTATCTGTTTTGTTCTCAGGCTCAAGATATGAGCTGTTGAAGTTATTGGTCGTGTTGATCCTCTTAGAAGCATCCACATTCTGCTGTACTGGCATCACGACGCTGGCTGGAGGCGGTGAATAGCCGCCTTGTACTTGCTCAATATTAGACAGCGCCCTCCCTTGTGATGGCATGGCCCCGCCTAGAGTACCACCCCCGATAGAACCATACGCAGCTTTCAGCTGAGAGGTGCGGTCATTAGTCATATTCTTGTCATCCGAAGACGCACCAGAAGGTATTGGAGTCAGCGTTTGTGGATCGATGTTCGGTTGTGCTGGCGTCTGTGGCTGCTGGGTCTCTGTCACATTAGGAGACGGATTCTCATCAGTGTCAATCAGCATAGACTGGCGAGCCTCATCCATCTTCTGCTTCGCAGCCTGTCCACCCAGAGCGTCAGGGATGATGCTGACGAACTTGTCAACGATATCGAACATCGCATTGGTGATTGTGTTCAGCATGTTGAAGAAAGGTTTCTTCACATTTTCGGCAAATCCCTTCTTGATATCGTCAATAACCTTGTTGGCCACACCCATGCCCTCGTCGATCACACTACTGATACCCCCTGTGATCCAGTCTACCAGCTTTATCAACTCGGACTGTAGGTTGTCTGCTAACTTGCCAGGGATATCCGTAAGAGACGTGTCTCTCCCGATCCCTGCAAACAAGTCGTTGCTAATCCAGTCGATAATACCATTCAGCCAACGAGCGGGAGCCTCAGTGATCATGAGGGTGTATTTGCGCAGGGTTTCACCCGCCTCGGTATCAAAGCCAAAGATCTTGGACACCCAGTCAAATAGATCACCAAATCCACCAACCAGTTCTGATATTCCCGCCCGTACTCGGTCAACTATCGTGACAGCACCTTTACCCAGGATCTCCTTCGCATCAATGAAGCCTTTACCGAAGTCCCAGATCATAGACAGGAGAGCCAGTGGGCCGACTTTCAGGAACTTAAACACCTTCCCAAATGGACCCAGAAGTTTGGTGATACCTTCTCCCAGCTTGGAGAACATGCCGAGGAAAGTCCCGACAACACCACCGATGATCTTGAACGGCTTGAGCAAGAAGCCCTTCAGTGCATTCAGACCGAGCATAGCAGCCACAGCAGCCCCGATACCGGAAGAATCGTCTTTCTGGTCATCGTCTTTGGGTATAACAGAACCCGCCTGAGGATGACCACCCGTTTCTTTGTCGGTTTCCCCACGGCGCATCTCGTCCTTCTCACGCCACTTCTGGTCTTCATCAAAGATGCGTGTCAGCACTCCAACGATATGACCACCCGTGCGCCCAATCTTGTTTTCAATGCTAGACAAGCGAGTAAGGGTGTCATCGGAGTTCTTTTTCAGTTCAGCAACATCGTCACGAACCTCGATCATCACTCCGTCGATCATGTTCAAGAATGATCCCACGCGGACCAGAGACACACTCTGCTCGTCCATGCGCTTGAGGGTGTTGTCGTTGACAGACTTCAGCTGGTCTGAGATCAGGTTAAGATACTCCAGGGACGTGTCATCTGTTGGCATGCGGGTGATCTCACCGAGGCGGTCAATCTTGCCTGCGATATTCTCCAGTTCCCGATTGCCTTCGTTACCCACATCGACAGTATCCTTCATCCATACGCTGAAGTCGCGGGTGAAGATCGGAGACATGCGAGCGAATCCCATGACGATCTCATTGACTGTCGGGATACGGATTTCAAATGGCTTGGACTCGGCCTTGGTGCCCTGTTTAGTGGCAGATTCCAGCTTGGCCAGATTCTTGTTCATCCGGTCAAGCTGTTTGTTGGTTTCATTCTGAGCGCGGAGTTGTTTGCGCTGCATCATCTCCGCCTTGATCTTGTCTAGAACTTTGACAACATCATTGTTCGTTGCTTCCTGTGCCATGGGTCACCTCGTTAAACCTTCTGTGCTTGGCCTTTCTCAATCGCCTGAGGAGTAGTGGTGGAAGCAGTTGTCTGATTGGTCTGAGGTGGAAGCACCTGCTCCAGCAAACTGTCCTTGGCAATCTCAGCGATGCACTGATAATCTTTGGTCAGGCGGGAAATCTTGTGACGCACTTTGGTCACGATATAGTGGCCTGTCGATAGCTTACTTAACTCTGCCAGGTTTTCGTTCTTCTTAGGACGGTTGGACTGGTCTTCGACGTAGAACACCTGACCGACGTTCAGGCGGTTATCACCAACGAGCAACACGCGCATCACAGTGCTGGCAAGACTGAAGTTGATAACACGACGAGCATAATCAATCTGCTCCGCTCCATCCGGCTGGGCTTCAATGTAACGGACGTTCTGACGATTGAATTCATCTGAGAACATCGGGAACGGATCAAGGTGAGCCGTCTCTGCAAACCACTCAGTATAGATGCGCTGTGTTGGGGTGACTGTCTTGGTCTCAAAGTCGTAGACGCGCTCGTTCACTGCCAGGACATCGCGGTAGTTTGCCATGAACTGGTCACGCGCCAGCTTCTTCTCTGCCTTGATGATCGTGCGCATAAAGCGTTCAGAGTTGAAGTTGTTATCCTGCATGAGCGGCGCGTCCTGAGGATCACGGAACAACTTGTTCTGCTGAGCTAGTTCCTGCTTCTCTTCTGCTGTCAATGACTGGCTGCCCTGGTTGAACAACGTCGTCAGGCTCTTGAAGTGATAGCCATTGAAGTCTTCATAGAACACGAATGGCATGAACAATTCGTCATAAGAACGGCTCGCCATATAATCAATAGATCGCAGCACAGGCCAGAGCGGGGTGGCGAACCGCTCTTGAATTCCATACGACGGGTCGATGTCTTCGAACTTGGTGCGCGACTCCAGCTGATTGAAGATTGTCTTCGCCATGTCAGAATACGAACCGTCAAGACCGAGGGAGCATCGGATCATGCTGTCCTTGTAGGCATCGGTGGTCACCATGTGCAACCAGAATGCTTTCTTGGACGAGCTGTTGGACTCATCAGCTACGCGCCCAACACGCGCTACGCGCAGGGAGAGAGTGGTGTAATCCGAGGCCGCCGGACTCTTGAATGACATCACAACTTCTTCACCACCCAAGATAGGCATTGTGTCAAGAATGTCCCACCCTTCTTTTATCAAGACATTGGCTGTAAGTGATGGAGATGACTTCCCTTCAAGACCCAGATCCTGGAAGACGTTGAACTCCTCAAACAACGCCGTCAGGTCATATGGCGTTGGTGATCCGCCCTGGGGTGTATGAGGGAGGATCGCCATATACTTCAGGTCAAATGTTGTTGACGGTGTTACAATACCGTCTTGGGTCTCTCTGTTTTCGATCATTTCGCCAACTCCTGCTCCAGCTGATTGACAAACGAAGACACATAATCTGGGTCGAGTACTTGGATGTTCCGTTTGGCTTCATTCTTACTGATTGCATCATCATGATATGAAACTGCCGTCAGACCATAGTTAGCAATTATGGACGGCTCATCCAGGTCTAGGTTATATGCAAATTTGATAGCACGGGCGTCGGTCACATTGTTGAACTGGTCGACATAATAGGCTGTATCCCACATACCATCGATGCCATAATCTGCAGTCAGTTCTTCAATAATACGGCGTTCCGGTTTCGGCCAGTCCTTATTGATGTCCATGATGCCATTTATCAGACAAGGTATCCAAAACAACTCGAAGGATCCGTAAACGCGTTCTGCGAAAGACCTTGGGGTTTCCCCCTCTTGGATCGTATACGGCAGGAGAAGCCCTTCGATGTCCTTAATTTTCTGTAAGATCATCACCCGGCGCGTTAAGTTCTGTAACAGCACCTGATCATTCTCTTGGACATCTTGCAATTGATGCCAAACAAGTGGAAACTTCTCAAAATATTTCATGGCATCCTCTCTTAGAAGCTATCGCCTTCGGTTTCAAAGCGCCCTTTGTGTAGAGGCTCCAGTTCGATGAAGGTCATGTCAACCTGCGTGGACACGATACCATCATCTTTGTGAACCGCATATGAACTGTCCGGCGTCTCGTTGACGAACATGTTGGAAAGTACACAAGTGGAGATGCGGTGCAGCCACTGGTTACGCTCCCCATTGACCATGAACGTAATGTCGAATGTTGAAGGATGCAAGTAAAACGCGCTGGAATTCTTGTTGTACTTGTACTCTGGGTACATATGCATCTTGAACATGCGGATGATCTCACGGACCATCTTGGCTTCCTTCTGAGATCGCGGCGTGAATTTGAATGTAAATGGAATCTCACGGTTGCGAACACCCTGGAAGATCATCTCCACATATGGGTTGGTCATGGTGCCTGTGAACAACTCAAGGGTGTCATGAGCGTTAATGCTCGGCAGGAATGGAATAGCCTCCGACGCAGATTGGATAGCCTTAGTGGCAGCGAATCGCCCCATCTCCTTCCCGACGTTGAGTGCATCACCCAGTTTAAACTGAGTCATGTCTTGGGCGGCGCGGGAAAGGAACTGTGCCCCCATACCAGCCAGCCCCAGCTCGCTACCGTTCCAGCCAACACCATAGTTGGTTGTAATGGACTCAGGCATACAAAGTACGATAGACTCGTTTGAACGAACGTGACGCGCCCATGCATATTTGGTGATGGAACCAGACTTGGACCCATAGACCACAGGAGTATTCCCCAGAGGGTTCTGTATTGGGTTCTCGATAGTCTGAGTAGCCGTGTTGCCATAAGATGAACCGGAGATGCGGTTGATGTTGAATAGGACATAGTGTCCTAAGGTCTTACCCCCAGTGACGTCCAGGGGATAAGACAATTGCTTCTGAGCCTGGGACAATCCCTTCGTGTTCAGAACCTTGATCTTATCGATTGTCTTCTTGAAGTCGGCCATGGTCTCAGCCCTTAAATAGATAGAGTGTTATGGCTATTTAGGACTAGATTATGAGCAACTATCTTCAGGGGAAGTACACCCCAGTTAATCCCAAGAAGTATCAGGGGAATGTGAATAACATCATCTTCCGCTCTTCGCTGGAGTTGGTGGCTTTCAAGTTCTGTGATATGAACTCCGCGATAGTGAAGTGGTCTAGTGAGGAGACCGTAATCCCTTACATTTCCCCAGTCGACGGGCGCACCCATCGTTACTTCATGGACCTCAAGGTCTGGACGCGCCGTGAAGGGCAAGAGGAACTGCAGGTCACCCTCATTGAGATCAAGCCCAAAGACCAGATCAAGCAGCCGAAGAAGACTCCGAACATGAAGGAGTCGACATTCAACAATGCGATGCGAACCTGGTTGGTCAATTCTGCCAAGTGGGAGGCCACCCGCGAACTGTGTGCCAAGAAGAACTGGAAGTTCATTATCTGGACTGAAGAGCATCTTGTTCCAGGTGAAGATCCGGATGTTCGTAAACAGTTCGAATTGAAGTCGAAAAAGAAACGGGATATGGAGATGCAAGATCGCCGACATGCCGAACGTGTCAGGGTGCTGAAGGAACAGATGCGGAAGGAGATTAAACCCGCCCCAACGGAGCGGGATGATGGACTGCTCTTACCTTAACTTCTCTTGTGGCCAGGGGCGTAACAGGTATGTCTGTCGCGCCCGATTTGCCAGCCGTCTGCTCGCGCCTGTTTGACACACTCACCCCAAGTCTCACCAGTGTATTGTTTGAACCCGCACTTGGGGTGATGTTCTTCCCAAGCCCAACTGCATGATTTGCAGTCTGAACATTCACAATATAGATCTATGGTGTAGCCTGAAGTGATCATGATCAGTCGTCCAGGTGGTCGTAGATCTTCTGACGGAACGCATTACCACCAGCACAACCCTTGGCCAGCAGGTGGGTGCCGCCCGTACCGATCACGCTGATTGTTGAGAAGCCCAAGATGCGGCCTGTGATGGACTGATCAACCTTCACTGTCTCCACCTTACCAATGCGCAACTCATCAGCATCACGACGGATGAACCCGCGCTTGACGATGACGCGCTTGTTAGTCACAGCGAATTCAGTTGTCAATACATTTAAAATTGTTGGTATCAGAAATAACAAGCTGAATCCAAATGTTGGAATAAACGTTAAAATAACCAGAACATAAATCCAAAAACCGCTCCACCAAGTCGGGCGGGTGAAGGCAATAACGTGCTCGTCTTTGCCGAGCATACGATCTACATAACGCATGATAAATTCCTTATTTGTCAGGGTTCACTAAAACAGGGGTGGATACCAGTTCGCCGTTCTTCACAGAATGCTGGACTACAACAATCTGATCGACCATGCGATACACTTCAATCCCAGCAGCCAGCATTTCAATAATGCCGTCTATGATACGATATGGTCGATCATAGAACACTTTAGCGATCTTGCCACTGTCGATAATACGACGGGTGCACTCTGGGCATGGACTATGAGTGACAAACATCACCAGACCACAACAGTCTTCGGTGTGCTGGGGGAGTTTGCTCAGAGCATTCTCCTCGGCGTGGATAACACCCACCGATACCAGTTGACCGTCTACTTCCTTCTCACAGACATTAGGAGCGCCAGGAGCAGTCCCGTTCCAACCGATAGACAGGGGCTGGTCAACACGCGGGTCAACGATAACACAGCCGACCTTCAGGCGCTGGGCATAGCTGGACAGAGCGTATGCATGAGCCGAGCGCATATGCGCAAACAACATACGGGGTTTGATAGCCATCACATCACCAGTTTCTTTTCAAGGAGGAAGATCATGTCGTCTTGGTCTGCACGACCAAAGATCTGACCCATGGCGACCATCTGGTGGACTTCCCTGACAATGATTTCTTTGCCAGGAGTAACTTCATCCAGGTCCATGATAGTGCTGACGCGGTCTACCATGCGCGGCGGGTGATTAATGTAGCGCTGCAGGTACTTCTCGCGAGTGGCGATCAGGTTGTTCAGCTCGGACAGCTCTGTCTCTTCTTCTGAGAAGCGCTTTTCCTTCGCCTGCAGTTCAGCCAGGCGCTCATACATTTCTTTTAATGGGGTCATTTCCGGTTCCTCTTAATAAACTAAGGGGAAGTATATACTCCCCCTTCTTCAATAACCGCTGAATCTTTATTCAGAGATAAGATTTACCGAGTTCGGTCAGGCGATAGAACGTCACCTCAGTGTTCGGCCAGTTCACGTAAGAACCGTCATGAACCATTGAACCAGCTGGCTCAATCAACCCTTTGGACAACAGGGAAGCCCCAGTGCGGGGGTTGCCTTTGACGGAGGTGAAACCACCAGCGTTCGGGCATACCCGGAACGTCCAGACGGTGTTGCCCTTGTCATTGGTCCAGGATTTGGGATGAAAGTACCATTCACCATAACGGCAATGACCTTTCTCAAAGTTCAACATTCCTAAAAGGACGCAGAGTTGATGTCCTGTGATGCGTGGCTTTTTCATGACAATACTCCTTTCAGAGCTAAAACGGAAAGCACACCAATAATCAACCATGTCGGGATAATCGGCTTGCAGTTCATGTGGGTTTCTCCACCTTCGATGTTCGGACTTCCTTGTATAAGAACGTGTTCACAGGAAGCTCTGAATGTCATTACACAGCCCATCAACACAATCGGCCTGATATAATAACCCGTTTTAGTTTGCTTCACGATACATGGAGAGGAGAAGCGCAGATATGGATCCCCTTTCCGGTAGCCTGTGATTGTGACCTTCTGCACTTCAGAAGGCACTTTTTGGCCAGGAAAATAAATTTTCATATTTCAATCCCCAGATTGGTGTATAACAACTCAGACAGGGTTACAGGACGCTTGAATTGTTCCCAACTACAGTTCAGGTATTCGCGCTCTTCGCGAATATTTTCGTGAAGATGACCATGGATATTATACGCCCAGCGGTCTAATTGATAAGGAACGTGAGTGGTCAGCACACGACCAACCGGAGTATCACGCTCATACATCGCACCAAAGGAGCTAATCCATCCCTCTTGATACAGCTGCATCAACATCTTGAAGCTGTCATGGTTGCCTTGCGCCACCCTGATGATAAAGTTCGGACGCCAGTCATCGGGAACCGGGCGGCGCTTGAACTCATCAATATTCCGCTTGGCACCCTCGCGCATCAGGCGAATGAACCCCTCAGCCCCGATGAAGCAGATGTCGCCTGCAAGTTCAAGGACGTCTCGGGACTTCAGCCCCTGAAAGATACTGTCGATGACTGCAGCATCATGCGCCTCTTGGGTATCGAACCCACGGGGCTTGAAGACCTTCTTGTGTCCGAGGTGGGTGTCGCCCAGATACTTTACAATTCCTGCCATTATGGTCTCCTCAACCATTCTAAAATCGGTACGTTCACAAACCCTTTATGCCAGCGATGGGGTTTATGGCCTCTGTTGTGTTCGAGCAAACACGTGTCCGGTGGGACACTGAAGTGGATGCCGTCAATGTCATAGTAATGCCCATCAATCAGAGTATACACATGACCTTCGGTCTGACTGTAATGGATCTCTGCTCGAGGGTACACGTGCTTCAGAAGTAGAGCAACCTGGTAACACTTCCCGTTCTTCCCCACGTACTCGACATCCACCTGTTGTGGAAACACATCTTTGACAAGGTTTATCAATATCGTGATGTCATTTACGACAACCGAACGTTTCATATCACCTCTCCCGAGGATTCGTTGGTGAACCAATGATACTCTATCCCGGATATAGAAAAGCCCCTCACGGGGCTTGATCATCTTCATCAGGGAATATACGCCATCGACCTATTCCATACCACTCACCGATAGAGTTCCATGTCCTTTCCCCAGGCCAGCCACCGACCGAGTAGTAATGCGCCACCAGCCGCCAGTAAGAAGGAAGAGAGGCCATGTTCACGCCGCCGTCGTCGGCCTTTAGGCAGGCCAAGTACCAATTCGTGAGACTGAACGCCTGAAATAACGGATGAAGAAACATGAAGTACAGGTAGCCCAATATGGCTGTGAACACCCCAGCTGTTACGATAGCGCCAATAACTGTGAAGAATATCATTCTTTCACCTCCAGCCCCATCAGATCTTCCATGGTCTTCTGAATACGCAGCCAGTCAAGCGCAGCGTCATAACGAGGGTCATGATAGATCATACCTTCCAGTTCCCATGCCTTGATGCCAGCATACCGATCCTGCTGCCCAACACCCTTCAGCCAACTCACGATGTCGAACGTGTGGTGGTAATCCCATGGCTCGTTGGAGTCCTGCTTACACGTCACTTCAATGATGTGCTGAGCCTTGCGCAGATCGAACAAGTTACGGTCACACCAGTCAACCGAGCGCGGGTCTACCCCAAGACGATGACAACCCTTGCGGATTTCATCGGCCAATTGGAAGATAGAGATGTCATCTTCCTTGGGATACAGACTGACGGCGCGAGCCGCATCACACGGGTTGCGCTTGCCCGTGCCCAGCCACCATTCAACTGTCCCAGCGTCCTTCACGCGACCAAGTTCGAGCTGCTCTTTGACATTCAGCTTAATGAACGTCGTGCGCTCCTCAACCAGCTGCTGAAGAGTATAACGCTTGGTCAGGTCGGCGATGGTGTGTGCCCAAGACAGCATGACTGCATCATCCCAGCGCCCCAGGGTTTCGCTGTCGGCCACAGCCAAAAAATTTGATTTATACATGTTTATTCTCCCAACACTTTATTTTGGCTTTTACTGTATAATAATTTTCATCAATGAACTTTTTGTTGACGCGCTTAATTTCTATCTCTGGGCAAAGTAACCCTATAGTTTCCCTCAAAATCTGGCTCACCCTGGCCTGTGAAATACAATAAATTTCTGATACTTCTTTCGAACTAGATCCAGACATGACAAGTTTTAGAATATTGACCTTTTTATAAAATTCTTGATCAAACGCACATATCATTATTCACCCTCCTCGTCGATGATTTCATCTTCGTCGGTAACAATTATGATGTCATCTTCTGTCAGGCGATACAGTTCAGCTAGAGCATCGTCGAACCCGTCTCCTTCACGGATGTAGAACACTGGCACAACGCGGCGACGCGTCTCTTCAAACACAGATTCTGCAACCTTGTTGATCTGACACACGACATGGAAGAGGTTCAGACCACCGATACCACAGCCGATAGCAGGCAGGCCAACATAGACAGTTTCGTCATCGGTCGCTTCAACGATTTCATGTACCTGCTCAAACAGGGTCTGAACAGAACTGATGACAGACGGCATTCGAGCGTTCGGACCTGGATAGAACTGAGTGTAGAGGTTCGCGCCCCAGACACCAGTGCTGTGGTCAAATGCATAGGACATGCCACCCAGGCGTTGCTCTGGACCACGAGGGTCGTTCGCATCGACTTCGCGCAGCGCTGTGAAGTTGTTGCCGATGTGCAGGGCAATACCCGCGCCCATGGTAGACCAACAGTTGGCACCGTGGGCAAAGATGTCGATCAGATTGAAGCTACAGGCGGCTTTCAGTAGATCGCCACCATTGATTACATATGTGGTCATGCGTACTGTCTCCATTCAATAATGCTGTTGTCAACACATGACACCTGGATGATGCCTGTGCGGTGGTGATAATCAGTCATCTGCATGATAAAGTTGTTCCCATTGCGGATAATGGTGTTGACAACGATACCCTTGGCAGCAAGGCGTATTACAATGGCAGTGCAAAGGCGGTCCATGTAACCGGACACAGAACCTGGTTCGAAGCATCGCTCGAACAGATTTTCAAATTCTGGGCTCATTTGATGTTACCAAACAAGGGGTCGAGGCGGTAATAATACCGCCTTTTTCTTCAATAGAGGTCTTCGGAAAAGAGTTCTCGGAAAGGGGTTGTCTTCAGGCGCACCTGATTAATCTGTCCAGCTTCACGGGCTACGATGCACGCCTCTTCACGAGTGAGGAAGTTGCCCTGGTTGTCGATGAAGCCCTGTTCGCGGGTATGGGTGGATTTAATGACGCCTGCTTCTTTCAGGATCTTGAGCTGGCTGTTCATGAATCGGCTGTGGTGACGGTCGGCAACGACGATTACATCACCATATTTGTTGGCGGCAGCGACCACACGGCGCTCCCAGGCACCTTCGACAGGAAGTTCACGAGTGTACAATGGGATCATTGTATCACCGATGTCATCCCCCTTCACCTGTGAGAACAACTTGCCTTCAGTTCCCGTTGGGAGTTCACGAAAATACCCCAGTAATTTCATAATCTATTCAATCCAAATTTCAGGTTCAGAGATGTCGACCATATCCACTGTCTGGTTCTTCAGATCATGGAAACAGTCGCCGAGGAATTGTATTTTGCCGTCGGTCAGGAACAGATGGCAAAATAATGCTGGATCAGTTGCATTCACCAGCAGGCTCGGTGTGAACGTAGGCTCAATAACATTGTTGTTACACATCCACATCAAGACCTTGGATTTCGCCCTTAATGCGATACAGATGAAGTATATCACACCCAGGACAATGAAAATACAAGGAATCATCCATAGACAGAAGTTTAGGGCTCAGAAGCTATGTTATGATCAACCATCTACAGTGGCTTCAGGATCGTAGGGGCGCAGTTCACCAACCAGTTTCGGAAAGAGTGCAATCCCGAACAGGTTGAAAGAACGCATAGTACCTACCATTGCAACATCTTCCCCTTCCTCGATATCTTTCAGGGCGCACATTGGATAATATTCATCGACCTCTGGGTCTTCCGTCTCACCATAGAGACCAAACGCTACCTCCTCTTTGATAAAGCGAGGAACCAGGAAATCAAATAGGATAATGATGAATACTATAGGTGCTGCAGAACGGAGATAGAACATAGCACAACCCTCCAGGTGAGGAGGGCGAACCCTCCTATGTTAAAGACCAAGAGCCTTTTCAAGGTCATCAAGGTCTTCAGTGTAAAGATCGATGTCCTCTTTCTTACTTAATTCCTTGTGCTGTGCTTCAAGGTTCTCAATCTGCTTCAGTAGGCGCTCACGGGCGTCCAGAGTAATAGACGACAGAGGCATCTTGAACAACTCGTCAAGATCACCACCAAAGTCCGGGTAGTCCTGCATGAACAGAGACTTCAGCACGTCAATCTTTTGGCGGAGATCAACACGCGTCGCCCATTCAATGAACACCGCCCGGTCACCCAGCTTGCGGATCCTGTCTGCCATGTCCTTCAACAGATACTGGCGACGGTCTTCGTACCGTGACAGGCGATAATTGAAGAACGGCAGCAACATGTCCCGCCAACCAGAATAACGATGAATAACACCGTCTTCATCCCATGCTGTCCACACAGGCTTGGTGGCTGAATACAGCTTGAACATCTGCTCAACCTGCTCGTCACTCAGCTTAGAGAGTTCGCCGCGCTTAAACACAACCGTGATATCCCAGCCATCTTCGGTCGTGTCGTTGGCGTACTCGGTGAGGATACCTGCCTTGTACAGAGGCAGCAACACCTTGGTCTCATAGGTTTTGGCGAACCAACCCACTGGGACTTCGGTGATATGCAGGGTCGTGGCATTGACCCGACGGAAGATACCACGACTGTATGCTCTTCCTTCCTCAGTATAGCCTGTCTCTCCTTTGAAGCCGTTCCAGTACGGTTTTAAGTCTTTCGGGTCTTCGCCACGGAGAAGCGCTCTCAGGGCATTCAGCACGGACTTAACGCAATGACACGGGGTGTCGGTGGAATATCCGGTGCCGATACCATTGATCCCATTCACCAGGAACATGGGCAGGATGGGCAGAAAGAACTTCGGCTCCAGCCTTTCTTCACCAAGGTAGTTGTATTCCAAGATACCCTCATCCTCCTTGCGGAAGATCTTACGGATAACGTCAGATACAGCGACGGATATGTATCGGGCAGATGAAGCATCACGCCCCATGATAGAACCAAACTGGCCATCGCGGTCAAAGTACGGGATGTTGTTCGTGCCTGGGAACCCCTGAGCCATGTTCACGATAGTGCCGCTCATGTTCTCACCACCAGACTTGTAGTTGGTGCGAGCGGCGGCGAACATACCAAGGCGGTCAACAATCTCCTCCTTGTTGTACTCAAGAGCAGCGAAAAGGATCTTGCGCTGGCTTGGCTTGAGGCTGTCAATCAGCTGAGGGATTTGACGGATGCTGTTGACCACAGAAAACTGCTTATGGTCAGTGTTGACAAAGTCCGTTACAGTAATGCTCTTAGCAACCATCTTATTCATCCTCAGTTTCAAATAGGCAAACATCGCTAAACCAGGTTTTGCGGTAATCGGCGGCCTCATCACCGAAGCCATTCTTCAGTGACTGTTGATAGCCATCGTCCAGCGTGACCGTCGTAGTATACGCATCCAGGTTGTTTAGAATACGTTTGAAGTCTTCAGTGCTGTTACCACCCAGACCTTTCAGATATTTCTTCTTCGTGATCTTCTTGGCATCAGGCGTCTTCAGGAACTCCTCATACTCGGCGTTGTTCATGAACTCATGCATCACCTTACCACACCACACACGCATGTAAGGGGTGCGCAGGAGCTTCAGCCTGCCCTGACGGACGTACTCCGGCCAGTAGGTGCAATACAGGGTGATCAACAACCCACGGATGTGAATGCCGTCATCGTCCGCATCGGTAGCCACAACAGTCTGTGGGTAACGGGTGATATCAAGGGGCTGGCCTGGCACTGCGCCGCCGTGAATCGTACACAGGTTCTTGAACTCTTCATTGTTCATCACCTTTGAGCGCGGGGCGTTCAGGCAGTTGATGAACTTACCACGAAGCGGGAACAACCCGATCTTCTTGGTGTCGCGGGCGTTCAGGATAGGATTGGAGGCACTATCACCCTCTGTCAGCAACAGGGAGCAACCGCTGCGGTCACCACGGGCGGTCGCCGGGTAATACTTCTCAATCTCACGATAATCCCGCTTACTGATATCCTTCTTGGCCTTTTCAAACTCAGCATCATCCTGCTCATTGCGCAGGGAAGCCAGTTCTTTGCTCAGACCAGCCGTAACGAACTCAAGCGCCTTGCGGATCAGTTTATCACTGGGCTTGTACGACGTACCGAACTGGCTGACAGGAGTGGTCATGCGCTCCTTGGTCTGGCTGTCAAAGCGCGGGTTGTTGATGTCGGCGGCGATGAACAAGGACATGTGGTTCTTGATCATTGCTGGCTTCAGTTCGGTCTTGAACTTCTTCACCAGCTGGGGACGAATCGCTGCCACGATCTGGTCAGCAACATAATCAACGTGAGGACCACCGATGTGGGTGGCAATAGAGTTCACGTATGATGCGTGCATGAACGTACCGGATGAAGGGGCTACAGCAACAGACCAATCCCCGGTTTCGTCAACAGCCGAGCCAGCATGGAAGTAATCAACGAAGTGGCCAAAGCGGTCAATCCGGATTTGCTTCCCGTTGAGAACAATCTTCAGGCGCGGGTTACACGCAGCCACTTCAAACGCGCGGCGATAGATCATCAGCAGGTTGTTCTGGTCAAGTCCTTTGACGCCCAGACGAGCATAGTCAGGGATCCAGGCGATGGATGTGCCAGGACTGTTCACGTTGCTGATGACTGGGTTAGATTTCTTGCTCATGTTGTCTTCAAACGTCTGAGTATAAGACTTCTTGCCGTCATTAGTCGTGACGCGGAACCATTTGGAGAACACGTTGACGAGGGACGCCCCTTCGCCATTCTGACCACCGGACTTCTGGTTGTTGTACTCTTCGTCTTCGTCGTTGAAGTTCGATCCCGCATATAGAGAGCCGAACAACATTTCAGGAAGCCACTCGTTGGTGACGCCATGCTTGACCACAGGGATACCCCCGTTGTCAGCAACGATGATTTGACCGTTCATCGGGGAAACTGTGACGGTGATTTCCGTCAGGGATTTGCCCTCAGGGGTCTTGCTGTGGTCAACACAGTTGGTGATGATTTCATCAAACTGTTTGATCAGCGCGGGGGAGTACTCAAAGTTGTCACGGAAGATGACTTTGTCCTTAGTTGGGTCATACACCCACACCGTCCCCACAGACGAACGAATACTGCCCAGATGACGCTCTGGGCGGAGTAGGATATGCTCAACGTGAGTGAGCTTCTTGTACTTGCGTTCAATATCAATTTTGTTGGACATCGGCCTATCCCGTCAATGGTAAACACACAAGATTATGTATGGGCTCGGCTTATAGACCAAATTTGCTACGCCACTTTTCAACCTTGTGTTCAATAGCGTGCTCCACTTTAATGCGAGTGGCCATCAAAGAGGATCCACGGATCGCCCCTTCCCCACACCCCATGCGCGCAACATGCTTGATTAGGTCATTGACAAGATGATCCAATCTGTCTTGACTGCGATAAGGCTGGTTGCACAATCGGATAATCCGGCCATGATAATGATGAATAAGATTCAGATGCTTTTGAGGATCACGATCAATCAGACGGAACCAGTCTTCTTCCAACAGATTAGAAGAAATATCGTTCACTGTCGCCATGTGGTTGATGACAGAGTCGATCATTTCGGCCTTGTTCAGAGAGCCGCGCATTTGGACGTCGTCATAATCCATGACGTACAGAAGGTCAATAGCAGAGATAATGACATCAGCAACTTCGCCATTCAACGGCTCGGAAGATACTATGCCATGAAACACATCAGACAGTTCACAGATCTCTTCACCTAGTTTGTTCAGAACAAACACAGGCGAACGGTCTGGGGTATGAGCAGTGCAGTCATAAGAAGTGTCGACGATAGTGTGTAGAAATTTCATTTCAAAGTTCCTTGTATGCGGAGACGATTAATGTGGGCAATGATATAGTCCATAGAGTTTTGAAAACTGTATTTCCCGTTCTGAACATATGCATGGATCAGAGGGAGCCGACTGTAAGCCAATCTGATCTTCAGACGTTCAGGCATTGTCTGGAGTTTCACGCTAGTTGCAAATAGGATATCGCGCTTGAATTCTTCGGTAGACGGGTCCAGGACAATGACGCGGGAAGCCGCCAATCCCTGTCCATATTGCTTGGCCTCATAACCGTCGAGCAGGCGCAGGTTGTCATCCCTATACTTCAGCCAATACCAGTACCCCTCCATGGAGTTAAACACACCATGTTCATGGGTAGTCATTGGATGATGGGCAAAATGCGAGAGGAAGCGCCCGAGTTCCGTCTGGCTCCGGCTGTAGATGTTGAAGTGATTCTTACCCTCTGTTGCAGGGGTCATCTTGTTCTGTGGAACGCTCATTAACAGCATCATGATGTAGTTTCTCAAATCAAAGTATTGCTGTGTGCAGCCAGTTTATTTCTTCACACACCCCAAATAGGAGCAGAGTAAACCGACAACAGAAAATATAACGGCAAGTAGGTAACGAGTTACCTGCATTTGTGGTGTTGTAAGCAGGCTGACAACGCTTTCGAGCGCCAGGAACAAACACACCCCAGCGACTACACCGAATTTGAACGAATTACGTTCTCTGTTAATTCTGAACTTGTACATTGCGCACCTCCTGTTAGGGAAATAGGGGAGTTTCCTCCCCTGTAACTATCTAGCCCAGAAACACTACTAAAGTCAAATTTGTGAAAGCACTGCGGCTATTGCGCAACATTTCATGGGCGGCAGCCAAGCGTTTCGGATCATGAAGTGTATCAGAGAACACGATGATGTTTGCTTTATCGATATTCGTGCCCATGAAATGGGCGATGGTGGCCGTGCTCTCTTCCTTGTCGACATCAGGGATAGGCAGTTCTTCGCCTGTCTTTGGGTTGCGGGAAGGATAGAAGAGCGCATCGCGTTCACGCGAATTATGGAAGACGCCAAACACATAGGCATCGTTTTCGGCCTGGAATCTTTTAGAAAGCAGTTTCTTCAGAGCAGCCGTATGCCCAGTCCAGCGCAGCATGCGATAGTGTAGTATGTTTCCGGGACAGGTGGGGTCCATCACGCCTCCCTTCGATTGGCGATCCTTTTGTACCTCATATGCGTCAGACACAAGCTGCTGGATCATTTCAACATGGGCATTCAGGGAGATTTCTACTTTACGTTTGATCATGGATTGCATTTGGTGTATCCTCAGTTAGGTTCCGCTCATGGGGAACGGGTCCATTATACACCGAATGCTGGAAATGAAAAAGAGGCCGGAGCCTCTTTTAGTCTTCATATTTGCCTGTCCTGAAGTTCCACTTTCGCGCATTCTTCAGGTCCAGGTCTTTGAAGATGTTTCCAAAGATCTTTTGGAAGGAAGTCTGCTCTTGTTCTTCCTCAAGATCCTTGGGCTTCTTGACAGGCTCTTTCACCATACCGCCTTCGGGTTTCCCCACATCGGCGGTCGTGGTTCCAGGGGCTGCCGAGTCTTCAAGGAAGTCCTGGAAGCCCTTCATGATTAGACCGCAGCCATTTCGCAACGAGTAGAGGTCACAGAGTGGCCGTCAGCGTCTTCAACAACACACCAGTACTCACCCTCGTTTTCGGCAGCAACTGCAGTGATAACCAGGCTCGCAGTTGCAGCAGTGGGGTTAGTGCCAGCATCAATCACCACACCTTCACCACCAGGGATATCAGAGAAGTACCAAGTATGTTTGTATGGGGTAGTGCCGCCTGTAGCAGCGATGGTGAAGGTTGCGGATTCACCTGTTGTTACATCCTGAGAAGCAGCCAGATCGGTAGACAGAGACAGAGCACCTGCCACTGTAATGACGGTAGAGTCGGTGTGGTCACCTTCGATGGTCACGCCATAGACTGTTACCGAGCCAGGGGCCAGCAGCTTGAATTTACCACCACCGATGTGCACAGCTTTGGTCAGATCCCCAGAGTACCAGTTGACACCCTGGTAGGTCGCGTTCTCCGGAGCGACGACCGCCTTCAGTTCAACAACCTGACCGACTTCACCATTAGCAGTTTCAGGGGTGATGGTCAGGCCAGTGGTCAGCACAGCGCTTGGGTCGTGGATTTCATAAGACAGCTGGAAGCCAACGGGCTTGGTTGGATCCACTTTGGTGACGCCATCGGCCTGCAAATTGCTCTTGGTCAGCAGTGCATCCAGACCTTTACACTCAGTCAGGATCTCGTCTGGGTCTTGGTTAAGACTGGTCTTTTCCCAACCCCGAGCAGTACCTGTTACAGTGTGAAGACGCTCAGTTTCCGGTTTGTTGCGAACAACTTCCGGTGCTACTAATACAGTGATCGTTGGCATGGTTTCCTCCACTCATCCAAATCGTTGTTCAGAGCCATCATCAGCTCATTATCTGGTTCGTATGAACCGGAACATAAATCATCGCGCCATACGCCTAATGTCAACAAAGCAGCCTTGAGGCGTGGCAACTGGGGCTTATCCACCTTCAAAACGAGCATGCGGCAAGCGGCCTCTGTTTCGAACGTATTGAAGACAGTAATCAATTGATTGAGAATCAACCGAGGACTCTTACCAGGGACAAATCTCTTCAATGATTGATTAATTAGCGAAATCCGCTGAATGTCTACCAGCAGTTCATCCCACGAGACAGAATCTACAATATAATGCCTCAGTGCATAATCCATCAAGTTGCTTTCGTCAACGATAGGCATATTGAATAAGTTCAGCTGTTGTACGTCGGCTTATTTAATCTGCAATTTTTCGATCAGCTTCGCAATCAGCTGAATGCGATCTTCTTCTGTGATACCCAGCGGCGCAGCCAACAACTTGAGATCGTCAACCCCCAACAGGTTCAGAGTCTCGGCTGTGATGTTGGTTTCAATCACAGCCCCGGTTTCAAACGGCTTGCCGAACTTGTCGCGACCATAACGCTTGAGGGTCGCAGCCAGCCCTGGAAGCTCCTGGAGGAGTTCCTTCGTGCCGTCTTGGTATTCACACACCCAACCGTACCCGCCAGCGTAGACGACGCCTCCGTCTCCCCCTGGAGGGATATTATCGATGGCGCGTTGTAGGTAGGTAGGCAACACACCTTCCTCCTTCGCCTGGATGTCATCGACTGGGGCTTCGGTTTTAATTTCAACTTTCTTGACTTCAGGTTTCTTCGCCATGTTTGGTTCTCCTATAGACTGTTACGTATTTACCACAGCAATTGCAACAGTATACGTGCATCGCGTATCCTTCGCCTGTGAAGTCGCAACCACCACAGCGACAGAACAATTTCACGAACTGTTGGTCATGAACTTCACGGGGAGGAAAGTTCTTGTGGGAGTATTCTCTGGTCTCGCCTTCGAACTGAAAGGAGGCCGGAGCCTCCTTGGTGGATGGGGTTTGGTTACTTGTACAGACCTGTCACGTCAATAGACTTGTGCTGGCGATTGTACTCAGCAGTGTAGTCATCCAACACCAGGTATTCACAGCAGCGGATTTTGCTTGAACCAAAATCATCGGTGACCGACACGATGTCACGCGGGTTCAGCTTACAGCGAACGACACGCTGTCCCACAGAACCGAAACACTCCTTCAGGTAGGCCAGGGAGCAAACGTGCAAACCGTATGAACACAGTTCAGAGTTGTTGTCGTTCACGAATGAGCGAGCCATCCGCACGATAGTGCCTGGGGCGTTGCTGATCGTGTTGCTGTGCTTGTCCATGTAGTTGCCGCGCACCGATTTGTAGAGGATGATGTCACCATCGTCGTCAATTTCGATGTCAGAGTACGCCATGAACTCATAGATGCGCCCGGACTGAACCAGAGAAGCTGACGGGTTCTGGAACATTTTGTCCATAAACTTCGCCATGCGGTCCAGATTGTGGAAGTCACCCTTCAGCATCAGCGCCAGTACACGCTTGGCGATGGATGTGCCTGTGATGTCATGGCCAGACCAGCGGACACGGTTGTCAGACACGTCTACCAGACCAGCAGCGTACTTCGCGATGGCTTCACGAGGACGCATCAGCGAGTATGCCAGCTTCACGTCTTTGTCTTTGATCGCCTGTACGATGCGGTCATAGGCCGGGTGTGAAGTGGTGATCGTTTCCGGCTTGCCGTCAATCGCGATAACAACGCTGTCAGGCAGAATCAGGATCTGGTGTTCGTTCAGGAACACGTCCAGGTCTTTCGCACCGAAGTCCTGCTTGGTCTTCTTGTCATCAGCCACTTCTTCAACGTCTTTGACAGCGACGGTGAATTCTACAGAAGACAGAGCCAGACGCAGGGTGCGACCGAGGATGCCATCAAAGTAACCAACACGGCGACGGGCATCCAAGGATCCACGGATAGGATAGGTTTCCCCGTCAACCACAACGCCGATTTCAACGTTGCTCGGAACTTTGTCCGCACCTTCTGACAGTGCCACAGAAATTTCTGCCATCTCGCCGATAGCTTCAACATCGAAAGCGTAACTATCACCTTCCACAGGAGTCAATTCAGACTTTTCAAAGAAAGCCCCTTTGAAATTGCCGTCGTTAGTGAGACACAGATACTTGTTGTGGTTCGGCAGATATGCCCCAACATACCATTCTGTGCCATCTTTGTCTTTGGCCGTGCCGCCCGGTTGGACCTCGAATACTTCCTGCTCTTCCGGCTTGATAGGAGAGATCACAGTTACCTTGTTTTCCTCCTCGGTAATGCGGACCAACAGGGCACGGGCGATCGTCTTGGCGGACACACCGTACACCTTGGCCAAGAATGCATTGCTGACATTACCTGCCGCCGAATCCCTTTGGATATTGGCGATCTGATCTGTTGTCAGAGATTTCAGCGAAGTAGGGTCAACACCGAGTTCCGTGTCGGAAACACGTTGTACAGTCGAGCGGGGTATGCCCAACAGAGTAGCAATTGCGCTCTGGCTTTTGCCTTCCTTCAAATACTTCAGGATCTTTTCGTCAATCTTGTTCATCTTGTAGTTCCCACGTTGGTTAACAGGACTATTATGCCCTGATAATGGAATTTGAAATAACGTCCAAGTAATCCGAAGAATTTTCAATCGGGTTCAGGGCGCTTGGTTTGTAATTCTCTTTCAAGAACCGGATAACACGGTGACGCTCAATGGTCAATCGGTTTTCCCGCCTTGCTTTCAATGACGGAGTCCTCGATATATCAAACGGTGTAAATCCATGAGACCGCAACACATCCGAAGCGCATTCAAAGATCTGTAACATCTGATGTTCTGAACGGAAGATCTTTTCGTCACGATCGTTGGCGTACAAATTCACGTTAAGAGAATGTATTGTGTCCTGGAAATGGCTAAAGCGACGCTTGTCATTGATTGAAACCGGGGCTTTCGCCAGGCTTTGGTAATGACGTACAGTCTGCTCATCCAAGATATCGTCCACGACTTTCATTAACTTGTTGTAACGGCTGACCAATTTGCCATAACGATCGTCTTCAACATCACCAAACGCCTGGTGAACCAGACGGCTCCCGTATTTTAATCGATCCGCCCCAAGGCGCATACGGCGGTATGATTCCAGTATGCGCCTGGCGCTATCGCGCTCCATCATGGGCTTCACGTTTTCCAACATGATCTTCAGGATTTCATCGATCGGTATGAAGACCTCTGGGAACTTCTTCATCATTGGCACGGATTTACGGCGAGCCAAGAAGATTCGGTTGTGAACGTTCAACATATCGCTGATGTACACTGGCTTGCCTTCATCGTCGACACTGACTGCGTGCTCATACAGAGATTTACGAATACCCCGCGCCGCCGCAGTCGTCAACGTTCTGTCCATCACCTGATGGATACACGCATGGCCAGACACCTCAATATAGACGATGCGCTCGCCCTTGTTGATGATATCTGAGATCTGGTCACCCGTCAGTTCTTCATGCTGGTATATGTCGAAGTTGCTGCGCGTGAACGGAAATAGGCCAGGGTCTTTGGTGACCGGGGGCGTGACATACGCCAGTTCGTTCATGAACTTGACTTCAGCAGGCTCCAGCACCGCACTCAGCCAATCGACGAACTTGTCAGCGAAGCACAGATAATCAACCGTCGTTTCTTCTTTACCAATCCAAGTTTCAAAGAAATCATAGAGAGCCTGAGAATTCTTGAACGCAGGGTTGTCCTTAGATTGGTTGCGCTTGGTGACATAGGATGTGTTCGGCTTGGCCACGATGACTATCGTCCCTGTATCTTTCAGCTGCTTGATCTTCAGGTTACGAGCACGAACACTATCTTCGATCACCACAGTAACATGCTGGCCGCGATCAATCCACTTCTGGATTTCTGAAATGGTCAGGGTACTGGACTCACCCCAGTCATAGAAGATCTCCATAGAGAACGGCGATGACAGCTCATTGAACGGCGCGGTATGGTCATAATCGCGATCAATCTCAACAGGCAGCGGGTAACGGTAATATGAATCGTGGAAGCGCTTGTCAGCCGGGTATTCCTTTTCAACCATCTTGCGGAACCCACTGCCGAACATTTCACTCAGTTTTGCCTTCTCCATATACAGGGCAAGAGGACCGCGCTTACACGCCAGCTCTAGGTCACGCATCTTTTCTGTCAAGATTGCATTGGCGGTGCCCTTAAACTCCTCAGAGAGCGTCTCACGCGTGAATTCGTCATATGAAAGGTCTTCACGCGACGGCGGTACGTTCAGCGAGCCGAGTTCGAAGAACGTATAGGACGATGGAAACTTGCTCATGATAGAGGAAGTGTCTGGATCGAGCTGATTCAGGTCAATCGGGTACGACACGCCACCCATTACAGCATAATGGGTGTTCCCCTGGCCTTTCGGCTGGATGTACGTGTTGTTGACCTTGAAATCATAACTGATATCTTCCCAGCTGAAGCGGTATGAAGCGTTCTCAACAATTGGACGTTGTTCAGGGCGCATAACACGACCAAGGCGAACCAGTTCATCGGAGAATGCAGAGAAACGAGCGTTCTTCACCGGGATCTTCACCGTCATGCCGTTGAACTCATCGGTGTCTTCCGGCTTAGGATCACGGGTTTCAAGATCTTTGGTGATCAGATCAACAGTCGGGATGCGCTTGGCATTCAGGTACATCAGGAAGCGATGGAGTTTACCGTCCATGCGGCTTTCCACTGTGAACGAATCCGATACCGCAAATGGTGATTTGGAGCCAAGACCGAATGCCCCAATCTGATCATCATCTTCTTCCTTCGTACTGTGGAAGAGAGTGGTGTACAACCCAGGCGTACGAATGATTTCACCATCTTCGCGACGGAACACTAGACCACCATTATAGAACGCAGGCACGCCGATGACCTCAGCTGAGTCAGGGATCTCGTCTTCCTTCACGACCATGTTGCCTTCTAGCAGCACCTCATCTTCCTGTGCTGGGATAGGCTCGCCAATGATCTTCTCGAGTGGTAGACCGATACCGTAATCACGGATTTCCAGCCATGGCTCAAAGTCATCAGGTAGATGCACAACAACCTGCTTACCCTTCGGTGCAAGGTATTTGCTATGGCGGGCAGGAGGCGGAGTGAGAGGCGCGTAGTGGGATGCTACCATACGGTGCATACGATCACGCATGCCATGGGAGTCGATGGCGTTACAGACGGTTTCGCGCAGGGCTGCAGCCTCTTTGTAACGATACAAAGATGAGAACAGAGTCTCAAACATCTTATCGTTCATTTTAACGTTGAACGCCTGTCCCTGAATGGAAGACGACGAGCGGATAAAGTGCTCGGACTTGCGCATTTTCATAGTATAGAAATCCTATCAAGTCAAAGGGAAACATATTGGTTGAGTGGGTATGATACCTGTGGTGGGCTTCAATTGAAAAAGCCCTCGGCTGAGGGCTTTGTTCAGATCAATCTTCGGTGGCAAATCGCGCCTGGAAGTCGAATGTTGGGCGCTGGGCACCAGGTTCCAACTTCTCTTCCAGATAGCCGATGATGGTGCGTTTCACCATCTCAACCTTTGGCGGTGCTATCTTCGGTGGGTGGGAAAGAAGCAACATAGAGCTTTCCTGCTTCTCTTCACGCGTGTATTCCACATTGAAGTGATAACGAGAACCAAAGGCCGCCACTTCGACTTTAACGATTTGTAGATCTTTCAGGTCAGTGCTGCTCAGGGTTCCCACGTTCAACTGTGAGCGCAGGTGCTCAACAATGTTGGAGTACACATACTGTGGGGTGATCAGCTGTTCAATAGAACTCATAACATATCCTCTACTTTTTGGGTTCGGTTTTACTTAATCGAGCGACCTCTGCTCGAAGGAAGATTATCTCGTCGGTCATCAAACATCACCCATGATCTGGCCAACTTTGGAGTGTCTGCAGAAAGATCCTTCAGTCACTCTTCACTTACGTTTGCGCTTGTTCTTTCCATAGGTCTTCGCCTTCTTCTTGCGGGTTACAGACGGGCGACCATGTCCTGGCATGCCTGGACCTTCATAGTTGGTATAGCGTTCTGTCCAAAACTCGCCACGGTGTGATGAAAGAGCAACACTTTCCGATAGAGCCAAAGCTGCGGCCAGCGCTACTGAGGACATCTTGGGCTTCATTTCGTTTCCCCCTTGGCAGCATAGGACAGTGCCTGAACAATCATTACAGCCAGATCGATCGGCGAGTAGGTGCTGTTCAGATCTTCTCGAACACTCTGCTCGATTTCTTCATCAGACTGGACCACAGGACAGTTCTTTCCCTGGCGACGGCGTTCTGTGTTGATCATATCACGCAGGAGCAGATCGGTGAAGGAGTACTCGTCAAAGTTCTCCAGGTATTTCTGAATCCCAGTGGATACAGGGGTTGGCTCCGGCTCCTGTGCCCCAGGATCTTTCAGGGCAGCAACAGTGGTATCAATATCCCACAGAGGGTTCATCAGTAACAGAAGATTAACTGTTTCTCCTGACTCTGAAGTCGGGTTATTTCCCAGCACCTTGTAAAGATTCTTCAGGGTGCTGTCAAAGGTCAGAACGGTCTGCGCCAGTTCTTCATAAGTTGGTTTGGTAGTCATCAGCGTTTGCTCCGGCGTTTGTTCTTCATCTTCTTGGCCTGACGTTTGTGAGCAGCGGCTCCACGCAGGCGTGTGGGTTCTTGATAGCGGCGGTCGGCATAGAACTCCCGCATATCACATTCAGTGTCTCGTTGTTTAAGTTTGGCAATCAGAGCCTTGGTGTCCGGCATCTGTTCTAACTCGTCACAGATGATCATGCGCTCACCAGGCTCATTCCGACGCTTCGGGATATCATCGGGGGTGATGTGCACAACCTCAACTCCCGGCAGCTTCTCTTCCAGTAGAACTTTGATCAACCGAGAACCCAGTCCGGCTCCAACAATCACGATCTTTCTTGGCTTGTCTGTCATGTTCCTGTCCACGAAAAAGGGATAGAGCAATAATACCCTATCCCCTTTTATTGAAGAACGATTAGTCTTCAGATTCTACTTTGCCGCCTCGTAGATCCCGAACTGGTTTACCGTCCGGTGTCATCACATAAATGGTGTTGATTGTCTCAAACCAAGACAGCTGGTCAACACCCTCGGTGTATGGAGTCACCGGAACAGAAGTCTTGACCTCTTTGCCTTTCGTGTTCGGATGTTCAACCACATCCAAGAACGCACATTTCCCGCTCGGAAGGATCACACCATCAGTAAACAGCACGATCTTCTTGCGAGGGTTGCTGGCCTCACCCAGGCACACCACCAGATGATGGATCATCTCGGGGCGGTCAATCAACATGTCGTCTTTGATAATCCCTTGCTTGATAGCAGAGATCACCACCTCATCCAACAGAGCCTGCTGTTGGTCCAGTGTCAGGGATTCAGTGAGTTTCACGCTCATGACATCAGCCTTTGAAGTTAATCGGTTTCTGAATACCAGCGTCGAACGCGGCCTGGGTACGGGTATCACTCACCACCTGGCAGGTCTTGTCAAGGTCGATACGCGGGTAGCCGAACATGCCAGCAATCAACGAACCAGGGAACTGAGCCAGCTTGGTTTCGTATATTGTGCAGATATCCAGCTTCTTGGTCTGGCTGATGCGGAATTCATCACGCCCAGAACTGATCACCACCTGGATCTCTTTGTACAGGCTGGAATCGAACTGAATATTCTGCTCCTGGATCCACTGCATGACGGCCTTGGAACCATCAGCGCCATAACGCCCTTCGAACGTGCCTTTGATCACTTCCTTCAGGCCGTCTTTATACATGTCAGGAATCTGCGCCGTCTCCTGAACTTTGAGCGTGTAGTTGCTCAGGTAGTTCTCGGAGTCTTTGTTGAACTTCTTGACCTGCTGCTCAGTGCGGTTGAAGTCGTTGAAGTAGCTGATGACTGTGCCAATGCCGAGAATCACTACGCCCAGCAAAGCCAAACCAACTATCCAACCTGTTGCGATACCCTTAGATTGAGACATTCTTACTTCCTCTTTTGATTAAAAATTAAACGGATAACGACGACGGCCACCATTGTACTCCATTCGCTGTAATATGAAAATTGCGGTGAACGGCAGACAGCCTAGCAGAACAACAATCACAACTTCCCAGGTCTTGAGTTCCCGCCACTTCAGGTACTCCATTTCCTTCATCTCAACGCGGTTGTAGCCTTTGGTGATGTTAGCGACAACATCAGCCATGACACCGACACCCATGTCGTGGCCTGTGAGAGCCATGCCATTGCGAGAATGGAGTTCACGGTTGTGCATACCATCAGCGAACGAAGTGCTCTTGCCCCAGTTGATCTTCAGGTCTTTGTTGATGTCGGTCACGACGATAACGTCGTTCTTTTTACCACCATCCCAAGCATAGACCAAGCCCTGGAAGTATTCAACTGGCTGGCCGGAAGTCACAACCCAGACGATGTTCACCTGCTTGGCTGCGCCCAGCTTCTTCAGGGCATCGTTCAGATAGTCGTTCCAGTATGTGGTCGGTAACGCCAGACCAGACACATTCAGTACACGAGTGACGCGATAGTAGTCATAGACTTCGGGATACTTCGGAATCTTGTCTTTGAAGCGCTCAGCAAACTGCTGGTCTGAACGAGAGAACAGAGAGTCCTTGTTACCCAGCACATAGTTCATGTAGGAATGCTCACGGGCTGCGGGTTCGCCGATCTGAACCTGCGCCCAGCGCGGGGGCTGACCAAGGCCGCGACGATCAATGCGGTCAATCGTCAGATTACCGACAGTCGTCAACACATCCCAGTCCACGTCATATGAATGCTCATAACAGGTGCTGCAATGGCGGGTACGGGTGCAGGACTTACTACTGCCGGAGCCAGAGCACGATGTGGTGTAGTAGCAGTTGCATTCATATGAATGCTCACAGCTCACCTTATTCCGCTCCTTTGCAGTGACGTACCCGTTCAGGATCTCAACATCCCCTGAACTGCCAAGGGAGAACGCAGCATAAGTCCCCGCCTGAATCAGACAGGATAGCAACACTACAATCGCGGTCGCTATCAGAGTCTCTTTCGGCTCATGGGTCTTGCGGTGGTAGGTCACAAACAGGATAGCCAGTACCAATGGCACACCAAACAGGAGGTAGATCATTTGGATTCACCGACGAGCTGCGCCTTGGTCATCCCAAGGAGTTGATCTTTATGCTCAGGATTGGCACCGTTCTTTAACAACAAATCCCAACGCTCTTCATGGTACTGTGGGTCCAGTGCTTCATCAAATGTGATGTGGTGGCGGAACATAATAGTTGCCACTGAATGGACACAGTGAGCGATTGCGCGCTTCATTGTTCGGGTATTCTTGATCATTTGGATTCCCCCATGACGATAACGGAAGCACCAAAAGCCGCTTCCATGTTGAGTAGGGACATATCTTCAATTCGTTGCATTGCCATGATATAGGACCTCAGTATAATTTCGTGTAAACTTGTTTAACGCCAATATCGGCAGGAGCTGTGCTCTGTTGCATATTATAGAATGCCAAATCTGCTTGTTCTTTGGTTTCAAAATCAACTACAACTGTGTGTACTGATATTGCTTCACCCTGTCCATAAGCATAACAACGGCTGGTGACCAATATTTTGTATTGAGGTGTCATAAAATCGATCCTTGCAAAAAGAAAGGGGAACGGGCTAATAATAACCCATTCCCCTTTATTGAAGGAAGCAACCCCAGTCAGATTACTTTTTCTTCAGCTCTTCCAGTTTGGCTTCGATTTGTTCTAAGATATCTTTACCCTTCTGAACAATCACTTCACCATCTTGCGCGTGTTTACGGAAGACCAGAGCGCCAGCGATGAAGCCGACAACCGCGCCAGGAAGCGCATAAACCAGCAGATCTTGTAACATGATAATATCCTCGCTTTATAGGCGAGGATATTTATATCAGCGTTTCAAGAGTGTCATGAGGTTGACGCTGCTGGACTTCGGCTTGTCCTCAACCTTGCGCACAGGCATCTTCAGGTTTGTGTAGACCTCGGACGGTTCCCAGCGCGTACCCTTTTGCAGGTGCCAGATATGTAGAGGAACACCAGTCTCAAAGAACACAGGCATCTTCCACTTCTGGACGCCTGGAACGTGCCCTGTAGGAGCCTTTTCACATAACAGGGTATCTGGCAGCCAGAGCGAACGGGCTTCCCAGAGCGCTGCGCAGGAGTATTCAGGCCAGACGCGTTCCATGTAGTCTATCTCATCCCAGGTACGCTCTGCGTCCCACCCGATGTAACGGGTATTCTTCAGTCGGAAGAATTTCTTCAGCCAACAAGCACCGGAGGTTTCAAAGTTCAGGCGGTTGATGAACGTCAGGTGCCCGAACTCAGCCACACAATCCTGGAACGCCTGCTCAAGGTCGGCCTCAAGGATGTCACACTCTTCATCCGTGATAGGACAACCGTTGATCTTTTTCTTCCCGTGTTTAGTCACCCAATCGTCACGGTTGGACAAGAACGCCGCGCCATTACGGTTGGACTCGCTTCCATCACGATCACGCAGCATGAAGCCAGGGACGTCAATGGTGTATTCGTTCCCGAAGACCATGTTCAGGGCTTCCAGGAAGTTCCAGGCGCTCAGGCGACCGAAGTATTTCCAGGACATCGCCGTGTCCCACAGCTGGGTGAATTGTTCTGTCTTATCGATGCACACCAACATCCCACGGAAAGCGTCATATTGAGTACGGCCAGCCAGCCAGTCAATATAGGACTGAACACACGGGATCATCTTGGACTTGCGGTAGCGACAGTCGGTATCGAATCGCATGCGATCAAAGTTCAGATTATACCAATCAGAGAAGCGCTGCATCTCTTCTTTGGACTGGGGTGGTACAGGGAACTCACTGTAGATCGTCCACGGCCCGACAGCGTTATAGCAACAACCCCACAGGAATGCCATCCAGATCTTGCGCTCGACTTTCTGTTCGAGACTGATGCCTTCAGTGACTTCGATCGCATAGTCCATCAGACGCATCTGCTGGTTGTGCTCTTCTGTGTAGGACAGCGCCTCCACCCAAGCCTTGAGCAGGTACATACGATTCTCAGGCTTGCGATAATCAACAGCCAGGTCAATCGGGTACTTCCATTCAGTCGGAGGCTTATAGCCCGTCGGCATTTTAGATAAATGATGCATCTTTCGCTTCCTCTTCAGGAGCCACAGCTTCAGGCTCAGGAGCCAGCTGAATATCTTCCGGCTTCACGAACCCCATCGGACGTTCCCACATATCGACAAAGCGACGGTCAGCGGTCACGAACCACAGACGGGCTGCAGTGTGGGTCTTACCCGAGATGAACATCTGAGCATTCGTCTGGGTACGGAACGGAGCAGCCTGCAACCACTTGCCGAAGTCTTTGGACGACGGATTGGCATTCAGCTGGAACTGAGGGATGACGCAGTTCTTTTCAGGAATCAGGCGCACGGCAGTAATGTGCTTGGCGTTTCCAGTGTAGTCAATCGCAACAGCCACAGCATCGCGAGGGATTTGAATTTTCATTTTGGTTCCTTGAATATTTTGTAACCAGCAGCGCCGATAGACATCACCGCGCCAATACAGTACATCACAGTCACGTTCAACTTCTCTGAGGTTGTTAAGTCCAGAGGGGTGAAATGATAGGCTAGGGCAGTACACATTGAAACGGCTGCCATAACCAGACCAATGAACAACAGATAATTAGACAACCGTTTCATGATCACCCCTTCTTCATCAGGTCAAGGAGAGAGCGCGACGCTGCCTTCGTTGCTTCTGGCTGGGCGCTCGCCTTGGTTTTAGTTTTGGATGCCTTCTGCGGCTTCTCAGGCACTCTGTGCGCCAAAGGGTTGCTACCCTTAATCTTGCGCAACATTGGTGTGGTGTCGCAATATTTTTGAAACTCTTCTTTGGACAACCCTCTCAATCCAACAAAATCTATAATAAAACTACCAATAAAGTGGAGAGGGGCATCGAAGAATTTCAGTATATTCCAACCAACTGCCTTTACACCATTTTCATTCGCTGCCTTTGCAATGAACAACTCATTCTGAGAGTCTGGTTCAAGTTCGTATCCGATGGAAGCGTACTCACCCATGATCTTGACGTGATCCTTGGTGTATTGTTCATTTCTTCCCCAGCCAGTGTCCTTCGCCGCCTTACCAGAACGACCGATGATACGTTTGTCGTAATCTTCCCGCGCTTGGTAAATAAAGGAGATGAATGCCATGTTGTTGAACCCCAAGTCCTGGTGTACGAACTCGGGACGCCATCGATGACTCTGCATCATAGGTTCCCCCTCCAAGATGATAGTTGCATCTTTGAACTTTATTTTGAGATACTTCAACAACGAATTGGCCATCTCAGAAGACTTGAGAGTGGAGTGTATGAAATCCATGGAAGTCCATGATGCTAGACCTGATTTGTTGGACACTGTATACTTGCCGATGAACACCAGATTGATTTCCTTGAACCAAAACCCAACCTGGATCATCTTCTTGTCGAATTCGTATTCTATGAGTTCTGGCTCATATTTGGTTCTCAACCACTCAAGGAATTGAACGACACGAGTCCCCTTTCCCGTTCCACTTGTCCCGCGAATAACGACAATACCCGGCGTCACGCTAGAATTTATCATAGTCATAAAACGTTTGTCCTCTTTGGGAATCCAACCATCTTTAAACATGGCGATCATATTACGAAAGACGCTCTCATCGCCCTTTAGATTACGATACTCTGTGTCCAGTAGTTTAGAATACCACAATCCGATAGATTTGTAACCACATCCTCGTTTTGGCATACTGGTAGGATTCACAGTACCGCCGTTGTTCACCCATCTATCATAGATCCTACGGGCGTCCTTCCAAACCCACCAATAACCATTTGAAACCATGAATGGGTAGGGAGAATTACCCCTGTTCTCCTTTATTGATTTTATTACACGTTCCCGGTATTCTGGATCATCCCAAGGATTTATACCAGATTTGTATTTCTTGCCAGTCCTAGCCAACGCCGCCTTAAATTGGTTTGGTATGATAGAATTGTCTCCTCCCAATTTCAGGTTCAGACATAACGGGTCCGACAGCAACTCATCCGTAACAATAATAGACTCCAGGTCGGATGCTTCCAACCTGGTTTCAAACTTTTCTATTATCGTCTTTGAAAATTCAGAAGCGGGATGGGATTCCAACAACCTTTTGATGATCACACCAGAACCCATATAGGGGTCTTGTTCAGGAGCACATGAACAAGACCGAATCCCGACGTAGAATCTACCTGTGGGAACATGAGTTATCCTATAGGTGTAATGGTAACGAATCACACAGCATCCTCAATACGCCAGCTCACGCCGCCCAGCCAAGGTGCCCAGAACACAGCAACCTGTGGGCGGCCATTCTCTTCAAACTTAACTTTATACTGGTCGTCGAAGTTATAGAAGATTTCATCTGCTTCAGAGCGCTGGCCGATCTTCACCAGTACATCATGAAGAGCCTTGGCTGCACCGATAGGAGTTGGAGTCTCCTGCTGACGAATGAAGTTGTTCACATAGATAATCACACCATCCATGTCGCTATCACCGGAATGCTTGTCTGGGGTTTCCCCAAACTTGGATTGTTCTTGCACGATGTCCTCCTATCGGACGTATTGATAATGACTAATCAGGCGGTTAACCACTTCAACAATATTGTGGTTCAGGAAGTCGAAGTGATTCTGGCCTTCTACTGGTTTAATATAAAGCATGTCTTCCGAATTCGAAAGATCCAGTTTTTCATAATTGCCCTGAGGAACAAAGATGACAAAGATGTTGTTCAGGCCGCACGGCTCGACATACTTCGGATTGTCATCAATCAGGACATCGCCAGCCAGCAGATGCTTTTCGTCGGTGCTGACAAACCCGTTGAAGATACCAGGGAACTTATCATAGACAAACTGACGCTTGCTGCGCTCGTGTTCCGGCTCGCACTTCGACACCGCGATGAATTCAACATTGTCGAAATCTTCAAGCAAGATATCCTTCAGATTTACCAGGAACTCGTAAGCGCCGGGGAGCGGGTTCATCTTGGCGTACAAGTCAGGGCGACGCCACCAGTCCATAGGATCGTTACCGCTTGGCACACGTTGTTTGTGCATCCCCAATTGGACTTCATGGTATAGCCACGCCGGATGCGCACGTTCACGCATCAGAATAGCCAGGTCGCCAGCATGGGACATATAACACTCTTTAGTGATCGGCTGGAACTGGTATGACTTATGTTCCCCCGTAGCGATAGCAGCGGCGGCGATGTTCTCTTCGTTAAACCACTGCACCCAAGGGGAGAGGCTGTCGACCAACGTCAGGTCAACATCCACGAGGACGCGATACAGGCCACCGACCTTTGATTTCATATCATAGATACAAACCAGGTTGTTCATTTGTCTTCCTCAACTTTATCGTAGCCTGTAGCAACACACTGTTCTTCGGTACAATCTGCATACAGAACGACGGAGGCCTGCTTCACGTAGGTGATGCAGTGGTAAGTTTCGTCTTCCTGGACGGAATCGTCATAGTTGCAGACAGTTTGGAGCGGACCTGGGGTAGTGTTGTCCAGTGCTGCATGCGCCTTGATGGTGTCTTCCATCTTGGACACGGCCTGTTCATTGGTGAACGTCGGCGCGTCAAGGTCTACAGTAGACGCAACGTCCAGAAGGGTGGAACACGCAGTGGTAGAGAAAGCCAGAGCGCACACCAGAAGAATCTTATTGAGTTTCATTTCAATCACCTGTTTGTCAAAGGGTTAACAGGGGGAATTATATCCCCCTTTGGTTTATTGAATCAACCTTTCTTCTTTTGCATCATGGCAAGAAGGTTCACACGGCGCTTGTGTGACCAGCCGACCACGTCGAGGATAGACTGAATCGGATCAATGAAGGACTTCTCAAAGGCCGCCTGATAATCCACCCATTTGCCCAGACCAAGCTCCTCAGGGAAGAACTCAGGATATGCAAAGTAGTTCTGCCCAAACGGGTTGCCCGGCTTCAACAACACCATCTGTACCTTATCACCCGACTCGATCATCGGTAGACCCAGATCTTCGTTCTTCTCAACCAGACGGTTGTAGCCCACACACGCCTTGGCAGCAAAATGAGCACCAGAGATGAACGATCCGTCAGCAGCCACACACTTCTCTATGTCGGACACGCCGGAAGCCTTGGCGATATCGTCTACAGAGAGTTTCATGTACTCCTCTTTGTACTGGGAGATGAGCGCCTGTACTTCCTCTTCGGTGCCGAGTAGGATCTTCTCATAACACTTGACAAGACGCTCACGACACCATTCCGGCGTGGTGGACTTGCGGGCTTCCAGACCTTTGAACTTGATCTTCGGCTTCTCGTACTTGATACCCTCACTGTCGTACACGGCCATGGCATACATCTTCTTGGCTCGCCATACAGCGGCTGACGCAATGACCTCACGCTCCCATACCATACGCTGTTCAAATCCGTTCATGGTGTTACACAGAAGCTGTGCCCACTCATTGGTCTTCGGCTGGTAGTTGTCTTTGATCCATTGGTCGATATTATCAACCATAGCATGATGGTCAGTAACATCAGGCCACAACTGCTTGACAAGACGCTCAATGCAGATGTAGTTGGAGTCGGTATCCCCTGCGATGACGAAGTCCTGGCCTGTTGTACCACACAGCTTGTTCAGATAGTCATCAGTGTAACGCTTGTTCCACTTGTTGATCAGCTGACCGGATGTGGTGATGGCTTCGGCAATGTTGAGGTTGAAGTACTCTTTGAACCAGACGTTCGAGATAGCGCCATAACCTGCGTTCATCAAGATCTTCAGACCTTGCTGTAGGGTATCTTGAGCGACGCCCAGGTCTTCCCACTTCTTCATCACTTCGGTCAGGGCATCAAGATCAATGTTCTTGTGCTCTTCATACCACTCTGGGTCATAATAGCGAGACTTCATGGCAGACTCAAGATGGAAGTCACCCTTCGACATCTCTTTACACCAGCCAGCCCACTGCTCATACTTCAGACCCTTAGCTTTCTCTACTTTACGGTCGCTGTAGATACCACGCATGATTTCAGACAGGAACGACATCTTCTCGTTGCTGAAGAATTGAACGTTCGGCGTGAACGACACGTTGTAGCGGCGCAGGGTTTCAAAGTGGAACTCACCCAGGGCAACCAACTCATCAACAACCTGCAGGCGTTCGTCAACCGCACGCAACAGCTTGTCGTGAAGGGCTTTCATCAACCGACGTTTGTGCATCGGCGTTGCCATGTTATTCATCTGAGCAGCCAGCTCTTCACACATAGCCTCAATAATCTCACGGCGCTGGTGTTTGTCGCCAACGATAGTCTCAGGACCGAGGTTGTATTGCTGAATGATGTGAGGATACAGGGAGTTCAAATCTTCCGAGAAGACCCAGAAGTAGATTCCTGGTGTCACATCCATGACGTATGCACCCTCAAAGTCGGTCGGACCATCGTATACACGCTGGATCTTAGGCACTATGCCCTTCTCATACAGACGATAGTAGCACATGGCCAGCCACGGAGCCACAGTGCCCAGACCGTCTTCATAGTTGGACTTGGTGCGGTAGGCCAGGACGAACATCAGCTGGAGCAGGCGCAGCTTCTGTTCAAGTCGCCATACCAGCTTAACGTCTTTGATACCATATCGGGTGTGTTTACAGTAGTCGTTGAAGTACAGATCAAAGAGCGACTTTCTCTCACTGTAGTCCATCTTCTTCTCACCCAGCTCACAATACGCAATCCAGTCAAGAGAGTAGCGTTCACGGGTGGTGTACGTGTGTTTCTTGTAGATCTGCATATAATCGAGCATAGGGCAACCCACGAACTGATACGTCGTGATATCGCCCTTCTTATCGCGAATGATACGCTTCTTAATGATACCCCAAGGACTGAGGCGCGACGTTTCAGCCTCACCCAGAACCTGATTCATGCGCTCAACGAGATAAGGGCTATCGAACGTCTCAATGTTCCAGCCTGTCCAGCCATCAAACTGACGCTGTGACCAGAAGTCTAGGAAAGATCGCAGCAGATCTTGTTCGGTGGTGAACTCCTGATAAACAACCTCAAGACCGCCGATCTCTTTGTCTTCGGTGTCATAGGCGAATTTGTTACGATCTTTGGCACAGGGCATACCCCAGACCATGAACTTATTGGTCGCCATATCCTGAAGCTGGATCAGGGTAATGGGGAACGCCGCATTCATGTCTTGGGTGATCTTGCCGTTGCTGTCAATGATAGGGAACTGATCAGTGACGTTGTTGCTGATGAAAGAACCAGGGAAGTGCTCACGGATGAAGTCATGGTTGGCCAGTACCTGCTGATGGAAGCGGCGAATGCGCGCCTCATTCCCTTTGAACGTCTGCTGCTCAATGGTTGGGTGAGGGAATGGACCTTTGGTCATCTTTCCATCTTTCCACCCGGCGGAGAACACTTCGATATCGAGGTTAGCAATATGGATGTTGGAATAATCCGGCTCAATCTTTCCAGGAAAGCTATGGGCGATGAACTGGTATGCATAATCGGTCTGCCCGTAAATGGCAGCACCCTGGACTTCCTTGTACTCTTCAAGATAGTTGTCAGCGTCACGCATGGAAGGGAACTGCTTGGCTACCAGGGGTTCATTGAGAAGGCCGACCTTTTCAACATTTGAATAGTCAGCCGTGGGTAAATAGAGAGTGGGTTCGAATTTCTTTTTCAACAGACGGCGATTACCCATGTCATCTGCAATTCGAATCAACAGGTCATTGCCCCTGCGGGCAACGTTCGTATAGAAAACGGTCATGTAATTCTCCAGGTTATCCGTGCCGTTAGCACGTGGGCATATTTAACCATAGAGCCATTCATTGACCAAGGAGTTTATTATGGCAATCCCCCTCGTTGGTATGATCCCAGGGGTGCTCAAGCAACTCTGGAACCTCGGGACTGATTTGATCCAATATAAGCGGGAAGTTGTACAGGCCAAACACGACGTCAAGCTGGAGGCCATCAAGTCCTCCTCAGATTGGGAGCTGTCTAAGATTACCGAAGTCGGCGGGTCTTGGAAAGACGAATTTTGGACTATCGTGTTGGCCATACCCGCCATCCTCGTCATGACTGCTCCGGTTGTGGAACTGATTCTGTTCCCTGGTGAGTATCATAAAGGGGATTTCATCAAAGCAGTAATCGGTGGCCTTCAGGCACTAGATACCGCACCTGAATGGTATACCTATTCGTTATTGACAGCAATTAGTGCATCATTCGGTATCAAAGGCTACAACCACTACAAAAGCAACAGGCGAAAAGCCCAAGCTATGGATGCTCTCAAGCAATTTGGGGTTCGGGTCGTACAGAAAGATCCCACTGTTGTTACTCAGTCGGGTTCTCCCGATCTTGAGTCTGCTCCCCCAGCTGGGTCTACTGCGACCTCTGGTGCGTGGCCTGATCTGAAGAAATAAGTTCAAGGGGAGGAAACTCCCCTTTCTTTTGGTGTTTAGGGAATGAATGTGGTAAACAAGAGATTGCTCGTCACCCAGGGCGGGGCGACGATAGTACGCGGAAGGATCTATGAACAAACACAGCTGGGAGATCATAAGACGCGCCTGACTGTTAAGGCTCCAGATGGTGGTTGGCCGACAAAGGTGATTGTCCCAGACGGTCTCATAGAACGAGGATCGGCAACGTACAAGGGAGCAGAGTTCAAAATTTATTAAAATATTTATTGAATAAAGTTTACTTCTTCAATAACTGGTGTATACTTCTAATTGTAGTACGAACAACAATCTGAAGAGAAGGACTATATCATGACAATGCCAAAAACTGCTGTCCGTATCGCTGTTGAGCCTCTGTTGTCGCAGGCCGAAGAAGCTGCCGAGCAGTACGCGAACAAAATCATCAAGAACGTGATGGACGATCTAGCCGCCAACGGCTGGGATCTTCAGAAGTGCGCCCCTTGGCCATCAACTGTTGGCGTCAGAATGGGACATCACGATTACCATCGGATGAAGGCAAAGCAGTCTTTGTATATGAGCCTGACCGCCGACAATAACCCGCCGAACCGCTCTTATCAAGTGGGTGCGCCTAACATCGTCAAGGCCGATCCAGAGCGCCAGCGTCTGTTCATCAAGGAAGCCCGTTGCAACGCTGCCCATCAGTATGAATCTTTCATTTGCAAACTGGAAGACAAGATTGGTAGCCACAGCGCGGCTGTGCTGGACGGTTCTCACATTTGGGGGCATTCAATCCTGACCGTGACTACCCCGGAAGGGATCCAGCGCTGGAAGACCCAGACGATCATCAACGTCTCTAAGCTGGGCAAACTCTTTAACCAATATCCAACTCGCAAGGTGAAATGAAGAAAGGGGCGTTAAGCCCCTTTTCTTATTCTTCCCAGAAGTCTTCGTCGTCCCCGACAGCAGCCAGTTCCGTGTCCAGTTCTTCATCGGTAAACGGTGGCAGCACCCCGTTCTGAATCAGATAATCCATCTCATCGTCTTCCAGCTGCAGGTCGGTGGCAATATACAGCGCTCCACTGCCTTCTTCGTCCGTCTCGATGCTGTATGAAGTGTATGGCACCCCATTCACTGTAATGATGATAGAGGTCGGATCCTTGGGATCTACGTGCGCCTCGAACGGCACACCATCAATCGGTGCATCTTCCAGGAAGGTGGCAAGAGCTACGGCGGCGCGGACAACATCAGTGCCTTCAACGCCCGCATAGATCTCTTCCGCGCCTGTCTCTTCACGATCAAACAGCTCAATCGTGATACCGTCTTGAACACCAGTCCATACAGGGATGTCATTGGTGTATTCTGATTCAAACAATTTGGAGGTTGGCATGTTAGGTTCCTCAGTGGGTTAGCCATATGGGGTATTTAGGCAGGCCTGGTTTGTACAGGACGCCTCTAGGAAATATTGGAGGAAGGTTTCATAGATACCCCACACTGGTTGTATGGGGTATTTAGGAGGGATCAGGAAGGGGTGAATTCGTTTACAGGTATTGCTTCGGGGATAGCCAGTTCAGGGCATGCTGCCTTCATCGGATCGATGTATGGCTTGCTACCCACAATCCAGAACAGAGTGTTCTCGTTGAGCAACTCGGGCTTGTGTTGCTGAACCCAGGTCATGACCTTGCCTTCATAGCGAGGATGCAACTCAATATCGCCCCACTGATATTCCATCAGGTCATTGTAACGAACCCAATTAGTAGTATGAAGATCCCAATGGTGTACCTCAAAGCGAGGAAGCACGACCTCTGGCTCTTCCTTCTGCCTGATACCACTTAGGAGGCCAGCCAGCGAAACGCTCTTAGAGGCATGCTGAAGCTCCTTCTTGCCGTGTACATAGTCTGGGTTGTCGTGATAGCGACGGGTGAAGTCGACAATGTGCGGCAGATTGGCATGTTTGCCGATGATGCGCAGACGGCTCTCGATAAAGTCAAGGCGGTTAGGACCGATGCCGATCAGATACACGCGCTTCAGATTAGGCTTCGGGTGCATTGCCAGCCCGGTCAGGATGCTTGTGCAAGAGTTGCACGATCCGGCTGGGATGATCAGGTCGGTAATGTGATCAGGAATGTTGGCAACCTGCTCGCCACCCAGCATATGGAAGCCAGCGATGCGCTCAGGAGAATGCGCTGTATGGTCGAGGGTGATACCATACTCCAGATAATACGCCTTTGGATTCTGTTGTTCGATCAACTTCTTACAGCGCGGCTGGATCGTGCTGTTGTAACCCGATCCGACGAAGTTGAACTCACTACCAAACCAGGCTGACATTGCCACCATTTCATGGTTCATACAGGTGGTGGGTTTGGTCGCTCCGAGTACAGTGGTTGTCTTACCACCGAAGTGTCGAGAGACTGCTGTCGCCATAGGGGACTGCGGACTACCAACGACAGTACCATGGATGATGTCAGGGGAGCCTCCGGCCTTGAGGTGCTCAACCATCAACCAGATGGCCTGGCGGAGTTTGCTGCCGTTGATGCCCTGCTGTCCATTTGCATAATTGGACAGCGGCGCAAAATAATCTTCACGCTTGAACCAGACCTGCTGATTGGTTTCGGGGTTGACGACAAGTTCGCACGGGGTGTGCTTGTAGAGATAATCTTCCCAATGGACCAGGTTGCGGTCGAGGGAAAGGGTATCGAAGATGGTCATGTTCATTCTATTTCTCCTGTAGACATTGGCTTATCATAGCGTATCTACAGGAATATAGAAAAGGAGAATCTCGGATTACTTCTTGAACAGACGAAGGAACTTCATCATGTTTTCCATGAAAGTCGGCTTCTTGACCTTTTGTTTTACCGGAGCGCCCTGATCATTCAGAACACGACTGACCGGAGGAGTAGGTGGTGTCGGCGCTTTCGTTTCACAGGCCGGAACGATGTTCACGTCATGATGAGAAGACTCAGATGTAGTGTTAACAACATTGTTCTCCTGGGCGACAGGCTTGACGAGATTCTTTTCATACTCGCGAGCCATGGCCTGGTACATCAGATTCAAATCCATCAGATCAACAGACTTGACCTTGCGACGACGCCAATTGGCGCTTTCTTCGCCATAGAAATCATATCCGTTTCTGATCAGCCAGTGCACGGCTTGTTCAAACGAACCGAAGACCATAAGTGGAGCGCCCTGGCCTTTCTCAGATTGTTCCAGGCTACCATAACCCATCAGCACAACCTGGCCTTTGATACTCAAATCAAACGTCATACCAAGGTTCGGGATGTTTTTATCGCGGCGGAAGAACCCGCCATCACGGTAGACGTAAACAGGCGACAGGAACTCATTCAGAGTGCGCTTGACACCCTTGTATTGGAAGAGTCTGGCAATTGGAGGGGTGTCATGGGAAATCACTTCGTTCAATTCCCAGATAGAAACATTACGCATTAGTGTATCCTCAAATCTATGATAGGGGGTTAACGGTTAAATTTTAAACCCCCTTTGTATCATTGAACAAACTACGATAAAGGAGGACATGCTTGGGTCGATAAGAAGATAATAAGACAGGGATAAAAAGAAAGCCGGATAGGATATCCGGCTATACCACATCGATGGGATGGGTTGAAAGACTACACGCTTGCACTGGTACTACCCTATGGGAGAGCGCGTCAGGAGTCGAACCTGAAGTCGTCGACGTAGAGAAAGCTATTTGCATTTCACTATCCTCGTCGCGATTTTCTTAACTTCCTAAACACCCGATTACGAGAGAGTCGACATGCACATCTTCTAACTCTTCAGGAAGTCACGCCCGTAATTTGGCGGAAGGTGAAGGATTCGAACCTTCGGGGGCTAAAAGCCCCACTCGATTAGCAGTCGAGTCCCTTAAACCTCTCGGGCAACCTTCCAATTTGGACGGGCTTCACACCCGATTGAGCATTTGATCTGCCGTAGCCCAACTCCCCGCGCTTCTCAGCGCCGATTGGTTAACTGGCGACCAGTGCCTTCTGGTTCGATCTCCTGGAACTTTACAGGCTTTGCGCCCGACCATTTCTGGAAGTTGGGGCATCGTTTCCGATGCGGAGTCATCCCCATTTTATACACAGCTGGCTGCAACGCTTACTGTGTTTGGTGTGAGTGGATGGATTCGAACCACCGCGCTGTTACACTCACATTTGGTCTGCCGCTGTGTGCTGGGCCACGCTCGAGGACATCGGCCATCCTTCCTCAGCTAATCCACGCAGCGGTAGATTTGTATCAGAGTGTCCGGTGTAGCAACCCGTGAGGTGCGCACTACTGTAGCCTCTACACTCTGAATTTGGTGGGCGCTACTATCGTCGTCTTCGGATTCCGTTCGGCTATTGGACAGAGGCTTGGAGCTTGTCGGTCGCGTACTTTATGCCTATTCACTTTCGTTCACACCCATTGTCTGGCGACGATGGCAGGACTTGAACCTGCGACATACGGTTTAACAGACCGCCGTTCTACCGACTGAACTACATCGTCTTGCAAATCACTATACCATATAAAGTTTATTGAACAAACATTTATTTTACAACAAACTGTATTGGCGGGGTCTGAGGCTTTTCACCTCACCTGCTGGGTTTGGCCGCCCAGCCGTTCTCTATGAGGATTCACTGTCCGGACAGCTATCCATTAAACTATCGCCCCTCAATATGGTGATCCTGATTGGGTTTGAACCAATGACCAATGAATTATGAGTTCACTGCTCTAACCGACTGAGCTACAGGACCAAATTATTGTGTACCAACCAAGGACTGTCAACCCTTTATCCCGTTTGTGTATGATCAGTTCATGCATGCCTCTTTGTGCTGCCTCACGGCATGCGCTTCTGTGGGTCTTTGGCTTGCACCATAGCCTCGCCACAGGCGTTTATTTTTCCAGGGCTTTCCACTTACAAGTCTTAACCAGACCGGGATACGGGCTTGTAAGATCGGGTTGGACACAACTTTGATAGCTCTGGTACTAAAGATCCCGCGTCACCCATAGACATGGTTTATAAAATCCAGAGCTATCAAAGTTGCACCCAATGCTCTCTCAAGTTCACAAATCGAAGTGCCCTGACTCAACAGTATGGCCCAATATGCTGTTATCGTCCACCGGATTGGCCGCCCAATTTGTAGATCAACCTTTGGGTTTAAGATAAATTGTCAAGACACTTCGATTTGTGTGCCCTTCACCTGCCAGGGATCAGGGCTGATGGCAAGACTTCGCTCACATCTTTCAAGATACTCGTGAGAATATCCTCAAAGATGTGGAGCCGTTTTTAGGAGTCGAACCCAAATGCTTGGCCAGCGCTGACCTTACATCCCATCTGACTTAGGCAACCCACCTCTGCTTACTCAGGAGCTTATCCCCTTTGGACAGTCAGATATAACGGCATTGTCGACGGGAGATTATTAATCACACCCTCCCGTCTATTTTAGTGCGCCGAATTTGGTGATGAGGAATCGGAAGACCTCACTGACTTATAGGCTGTTACGCCGCCATCAGAACTTCGGAATCATTAGCAGTTATTTGCTTGGTCAGTTTCTAAAAACCCGCAAAGTCACTCACAACGAAAACGAAAACCTGTTTGAGCACAAGACGCCATGTCCTGGGTTCACATCGAAGTGTTTGTCTAATGCCCAAACAGCTTTTCGCTTCAGTGGGTTAACTATACTTTGTAACCCGTTATTGATAAAACCTTTTATTTTTGTTGGCGAGGGTATCACCATCGATTTACCGGAACTTACGCATCCGGCCTCGCCTGTTGGTGATCCTTCGAATCCGGGAAGATCAGTAGGAACTATGAATCAAGTTAATTCAACCAACAGGAACCTTGTTGCCCTTTGACGCAACATTATGAACCCTCTATGGAAGACTCATAATGTTGTCGGCGTGATGGAGATTAGCGCCCCCGACCTCCCCTTGTGTTGGTGTCGACTTGCCAACGGGGTGCTCTCTATTTCTGAGCTAATCACGCTACAACAGGGAGTTTCGTTCTCCGACGGTCAAGTGCGTCCACTGACACCATGCAAGGTGGATATTGACTTATGAAGCCGGAGTCCTCGTCCTAGGACTGTGCTTGGCCTCAGCCTTTACACCGCTGGTCGCCCGACTCTTTACACCATAAAATTTACTATACTACAGCCAAGCTAATTTGAAAAGTCCTCTCCTCTTTGTGCTACACTGCCCACAGCAGTGCGGACGAACCTTCACACAAAACCGGATGCGCCGAAGTGGGCGACTGTTTACCGGACTGATCGGGTAGACCCAGGAGAGAGCAGGTAATCCCGATCAGGAGGATGAGGAGTAACATCATGTAAAACATAGTGTTCCCTCCTTCCATGCAACTAACTTTACTGCAATTATTTATTGAATAAAGCGTTATTTTAACACTTCTAACTTCACAACACGACGCAGAAGGTAAACATATTCGCCAGCAGCTTCATGCGTCATATAATGGGTAGAAGGTGTGGAATGAGTGTTCTGGGTTTCTTTTAATCCAACGCGTTCAGCCCAACCATTAATAGAGTTCCCATAGAAACCGATAATCGCGCCAAAATAAATGCGCCCGCTTTCTGGCTCTAAAACGTAGTTGACAGTGAAGCAAATGTCAGAACGAATAGACTCCAGTTTCATACCAACACGACCTTCAGAGAATTCGTTACGAACATATAAATGACGGAAGCGATCGCGCCGTGCTTGTGATGATTCTTCCAATTCTTGTCGAAGTGAAGAAGTTATGTCAATATTAAATGAAAATGTTGGATTTCGTAAATCAGAACGGGCCAACTCTAACGCAGATTCAATAACGCGACGGAAATTGATACTTTTACCTGTCAGGCGTTTCACTTCATCGGTGATTGTTTCAAAAGGGATTTTCGGGGCGCGTTCCCCTTCGTATTTTGCTAACAAAGGAATAATGTGTTTCATGATTGCTGTGTTAATGTGCATTCCGGAGCCTCACTGGATTGATTAAATGTCTCCGTTATTATATTGGGAGTATGTTTATTGAATATAAACACAGGAATGACCAATAAAATAATGACAGTGATTATTAATAGGTAAAAACTACTTTTCTACAACATCAAGAAACTGTATCCTAACGCAGTGCCCTTCGAGTTGTGAGTGTCAACGAACAACGAGAAGCAGCCTCCATGGCTGTGGAATGGTGCTGCCCGCATAGGGCGGTGTTACGAGCGAGGGCGTCAGCCCCCTCGCGAGTTATATTCGAATAAATTAAACGCGCGCGAGCGTTTTGATTCCCGTTGGCTAAATATCTTCAACACCATATTCAAACTCAGGTGATGGAGATTATCATGGCCACGCAAACAGTCCCTTCACTCGATGTCAGGGCTTTCGAGTATCTTATCAAGAAGCGCATGAAAGCTGATCCAACTTTCAAGGATTATGACTTTGAAGGTTCTGGTCTCAGTGCAATCGTGCGTATCTTGGCCTCGGATGCCAACTCTATCGGGTTTATGCAGAACATGCTGAATGGCGAAAGCCATCTTCACTCTGCTCAACAGCGTTCTAATGTCGGTCTGGCGGCGGGGTTCTTATCTTACACCCCTCACAACTACCAGGCAGCGTACCTGTACGCAAACGTCACAGTCACTCCATATGACGCCAGCACGGCTCCAGACACGATTGTAATGGATCGCCGCGCGATGTTCATTGGGGTGAAGGATGGCAAATCTTATAACTTCACGGTTGACCAACCTGTGAGCGCCTCTCTTGTAGACGGCTCTTACAAGTTCGAGAACATCAAACTCATACAGGGTAACTGGCTGTACAAGTCCTATGATGTGGAAGGCAGCGCGATCTCTACCTATGTGATCCCATCTTCTTCCGTGGACATCGACCATATGGTGGTACAGGTACAGGAATCTGAGACATCTGACGTGCGATCTACCTTCTCACGATATGTCAGCCCGTTCGATTTGAGCCAGTATGCGCAACTTTACTTCGTTGAGCTGGGGTTGGACGGGATGTACACGTTCGAATTCGGTGATGGGTATATCTGTAAGCGAGTAGAAGACGGGAACGTCGTGTACCTCCAGTATCTGGAGACAGCTGGTGCAGACGGCAATGACATCACTACCTTGTCCTCCGCGTCTTCCATCGGGGGATTCAACCTTGTAGATGTTGAGCTGGTGTCAGAACGTTCTTCCGGTGGTAAGGACCCAGAGAGCATTGAGGACATCAAGCGCCTTGCTCCGCTGGCTTATCAGGCTGAGGGTGCGGCGGTAGCCGAAGTCGATTATGCTGTGTTGACCGAGCGTCTGTTCTCTAACGTCTCCCGCGCCAAAGCATATGGTGGCGACACGCTCTCTCCGCCCGACTCCGGATACGTTTACATTGCTGTGATACCTTCTGTTGGTGAGGCGCTCTCGGACGCTGAGAAGGCAGATATCGTGGCGACGTTAGACAAGTACAATGTGGGCACGATCACACCCAAGATTGTCGACGCTGAACTGACTTATGTTGATGTCACCACCCGCGTGTTCTGGGATCCGACTTCCACGTCCTATACCGAAGAGCAGTTGAAGACAGTCGTGAAGAACGGTGTTGTCAACTGGGGCTTGGGGAACCTAGAAGGATTCGACGAACTGTTCGATAAAGAGCAGTTACAGTCGGCCATCACCGACATGGACAGATCGATAGTGTCAAACATCACTTCTGTGAAGTATAAGCGCCATTTCAAGCCAGACTATGGGGTACTGGACAGCTTCACATTCGATTTTGGGCGCTCGATTGCGTCTGGTTCTGTGCGTATCAGTGGGTTTAAGCCGCTTCCGGCCGAGGTCGAATTCACTTACTACATACGCGACGTCAGTGGTGTCCTGAATATGTACAAGGTGAGTACAACAGACACGACCAAGGAATATCTGGTACAATCTGTTGGAACGGTTGATTATATGACTGGCGTTGTTGAACTCCAGCGTATCATAGTATCCAACTACAACACTGAGGGTGTGACAATAATTGTGTCTCCAGACGGTCTTGACCAGAACATTCAGGCCACACAGAATCAGGTGCTCCGCATCGGTGCTGTAACTGTGGAGCCGGAGGTGCGTTATGTCCAAAGATCTTAATAACGGACACAATGGGGTGAAATATGAAACCCCATTGTTTTACCAGAATGAATTCCCAGTATTCATCGAGTTTATGGATACGTTCTTCAACTGGTTGTATCGCCAGCAGGGATTCACCGAAGAGGAGATCTTGGCGTATCTGGCAGACACTGGTGGTTGGGTGAACCCAAATACGGATCAGTCTCCTATTGAGCAGTTGATTGACATCAAGAAGCGCAAGACGCCAGGTGCTGAGGCCAAAGACTTCTTGGAAGACAAGTTCCTGACGCGCACGTTTGAGAACATGATGGCGCTAGACTTCGAAGATTTGCTGGACGTGGACGGTCGGCCATTAATCTCAATGGAAGACAAGAACGAACGCATCGACGATTGGTATGCTGATTTTGGATTCCAGAGAACGGTTGATAAGTCCTTCCTAGAGTTCGGGAAGTTTGTGCCAGTTGGTTCGGACAGTTTGGTGACTTCAGACGGAGACACTCTCTCTGTGTATGTCGAGGGAACTGAACGCCGGACACTGGACCATGTACGCTGGTTGAAGTTACTTAAACACATTTATCGCATTCGCGGGACGAAGAAAGCGATTGAATTGTTCTTCTGGATTTACTTTGGTTGCCCAGTGAGTGTGTATTATCCCAAGGAAGAAATTGGTGGCCTGGATGACAACTTTGAATGTGACGGCGCGACAGGAATGCGTGACGATTACTACTATGATGAATTCACGTATGTGATAAGAGTTCCTGGCAACGTATCTGATTTTGAAGGTGTGTTTGATCGCGTCTTCCGTCAGCATTTCCATCCTGCTGGGTTTACTGTATTCCTAGAAAGTTCAAGGAGTTAAAAATGGCCGATTTTCTGAGTCGATACACAGGTCAGCAGATTGATGCAATCCTTTCTTCTGTTGACGATAAAATAAGCAAGACTGATGTTGTCAACGATTTCTCTGTTGATGATCCGTTGTTCCCTCCGTCAGCTCATTTGACATACGAGCTGAAGCGTTCTGTGGATAATATCTACGACACACTGGAAAACAAAGTGATCCGCACCGACGGTGGTGAACAAACGATCAACGGGCGGAAGACTTTTGCCGCAGAAATCCGAGCCAATGCTGGTGTCAGTATCCCTACGGGGAAGAAACTTACCATCGCAGATGAGCCAGTTGATTCCACTGATGGCGTCAATCTGTCTATGCTGCGCAAGCACGGCGTGAGTGAAGACACTGCCGGGGTTAACTCTGGTCTGAAAATCGAGTTGTTACCTGGCGGCTACAACAAACTCACTTTCGATGGCACAAATCTGGCCAATTACTCTGGTACTGGTGTGCCAACTACCATGTTACTGGTGAGTGGAACCGACACTGTCAAGTACGACACATCTGCGTTTGTGACTTCTATCTTCAATGATACGCGTTTCAACGCTTATCTGAAGGTTGTTGATTATGATGCCGATATGTTGGATATCCAGTCTCAGTTCAACACTGTCAACACCACTCTGGCTGCGAAGGTCAACACGTCGACTTACAACTCCAAGATGTCTAGCCTGGACACCAGTATACTGGATCTGACGAACAACAAAGTGAACGTCAGTACGTATAACACGAAGATGGCGGCGTTGGACGGTTCCATCAGCGGCATTCAGAGTGATATCGGCACGATCAATACCACGTTGTCTGGAAAGGTCAACACATCGACCTACAACGCCAAAATGACAAGCCTGGACGCCGACATTGCTGCCCGTGTGAAGATCGGGAAGACCAACCCAAGCGGTATCACTGTCTCTGCTTCTGGGAACTCTGCGTTGCCCGACTTCGATTTGGTGAACCTTTGCCAGGTGTTGATCAGTGCACAATGGGGTACAGGCAACGTCGTGGATACGTACCGCGTGACGATCACCCGTGACGGGACTATCAAGTCTGAGCTGTTGGTACAGAAGTCCACTTCCGGTACGGTGACATTCGCGGGTTCTGTAGTGTCTTCAAAACTTCGTTTGACGATAACAAATGCGAACACGACGACTGCTTGCTCCGTTGACTACAATCTAGTCGCTTCTTTCTAAAGTGAAAACTAAATACCCCTAGATGAAACGAACACATTTAGGGGTATTTGAAATGGCTAATAAACCAACACAGCCTGTTTTCCCTCTCGGTCTGGCGGCTGAAGAGCAGTCTACTTTGGCTGGTGTCCTCAACACGGGTACGATTGAGCATGGACCAGATGCTGTCCTGACTTTACCCGAGGGTAATGCCAGCGCAGGACTCCCGTCTTCCGTTCGCTACAATGCCGACTCCGACGAATTTGAGGGCTTCTATGAAAATGGTGGATGGTTGCCGCTGGGTGGCGGTGGTATCCGCTGGGAAGTCCTTCCGCATGCCTCTACGACAACACTCACTGAAGGGCGAGGCTATCTCATTAATAATACCACAGGGGCGTCTACAGTGGTTCTCCCGCTCCCTACGCGCATTGGTGATTCTGTTACTGTCTGTGACATGTATGGGAAGTTCTCTGTCTATCCACTGACCATTGACCCGAATGGAAAGGCTATGTATGGGAATGTGGAGGCCATGACGATCTCCACAGACAGCGCGACCGCAACGTTCACCTGGACTGGAGATGCTCGTGGCTGGATTATCACAGCAGGCGTCGGCCTGGGCCAGGGGCGTGTCTACAGCCGAAACATCTATACCGATACTCTGGGCTTCCCAACCTCCGAAGTCACCCTGACAACCCAGCCACTTATCGTTGATGTCTATGTTGATGGTAAGCGCCTGGTGGAGTCCAAATACTCCCTGAGTGGTTATGAAGTTCGCTTCAGCCCATCTCTTCCGGCTGGTGTTGAATTGCAGGTTGTTCAGTACGTTCCGATCCAATTGGGTCTCGGGTCTGGCGGGTCTGACAGCGGTATCACTCCTTGGGTCTACAACGGCGGTGCTGCAGTTGGCGGCGAAACCACTATCTCTGTTCCAGACTTGGCGCTGGGTGTTCCGTTCATCACCATCAACGGATATGCCAACTACCCTGGATTTGCGTACAGCTATGATGCAGGTGCCCACGTCCTCACCTTTGGTACTCCACTGGAAGCAGGCGACATGGTTGTCCTTATGCTGTCTGGTGAAGTTGCTGGGAATATCCCGGTCAACACCAGCGCAGGCTTCCTGGCGATAGAGGCACTGCGTCGCACCTATGCCGAAGCGGGTTACAACCTGGTCGGAGGGAGTTTCGGTCGTGGTGGCACTGTCAACACAGCAACTGATGTTCTGCTCAATGAAGTGGATGGAAAGGCTTATTCCTGGGGTGGAACTTTGCCTAAGACTGTGCCAGCTGATAGTACTCCCATCAGTAGTGGCGGGCTTGGAATTAGTGCGTGGGTGGATAGATCTGCTGCACCTAATAGCTTTACTCAGACCGGAGCAGGAGCGGTTACAAGACCCGCTCAAGACAAAATGCGTGAAGAGTATAGCGTTCAGGACTTTGGGGCCAAAGTGAATAGTGGAGTGGATGAGACAGACAATATTAAGAAATGCCTTGCTCATGTAAAAGCGAAAGGCGGGAGAGCTAAAATTAACTTCCAGCCTGGGGAGTATATGGTTCGTGGAACGGAGCTAATTGTCGATTTTTCTAATGTCATGTTGGAAGGTTATGGGGCCATACTTAAGCTTGTTGATAGCCCGACGGCGATTCAAGGCCCTGTGCTCAAGATTGCCCAGTACGGTGATCCAACTGTAAGGGGGACAGTTGAGAACGTCATAGTCAAAGGGTTCACGATTTATGGTAATAAGCTGAATCAAATTCAAACCATGAACGCAGGTGGGGATGCGAACAATCCCGGATTTGTGTCTGAGGATGTCGTTAATTTGCATGTAGAGGACGTTATTGTCTATGATTGTGACGGTTATGGATTCCTCTTTGCTGGTTCAAACCTCCCCCATCGCAAGGGTGCGTACTTCAAGAACTGCTGGGCATTCGGTAACAACGTTGACGGATTTGATATCAAGGCAGGGTTTAACCATGTCACTCTCGACAGTTGCAGGTCGTGGGGTAACGGCTACGCGCCCATAGTTGCCCTACGCTCCGGAATGGGGTTCGATACCCGTGGCAAAGACGTTACCTTGATTAACTGCGTAGGTGGGGATGAGGGTAGCAACTATGCTGGCAACTTCCGCGTGCGCGAAAACGCAGAGGCGGGAATCTCATTCCTGGGGTGCCATAGCTATAACTCGCCTAATGGTACTTACGGCTTTATGTGCATAGGTGGTGGAAATACCAACGTGTCACTGATAGGCTGTACGTCTTCCAATGACGGAACCTCTATTAAGCATGAGCGAGGACACCTTACAGTAGTAGGGTTCAGGTCATGGAAGCCGAAGCTTCTGAGTATCCTGCAATACCCGTCACAGTTTGTGTTGAGCACACTGACAGAAGCAGCTACATTCAGTTCCTATGGCGAATCGGTTACTATTTATCCTAGTGATTATCTCAGCGCTACCGTAGGTTCTGAAATCAAGATCCCAACCGATGCTGGGACGATTTACCTCCTGGTTACACAGGCAGTTGCATCTACGCTGGTGTGTACGGTTCTGCGTGGAAATCTGGGGACGGCTGCGGCAGGAGCGAGTATCACTACTGTATCGACGGGAAGCCTGACGGTACATGGCGGAATATCTTATCAGTCTGCTGGTGATGCTGTTCAGTTTGCGTCTACCTTACAAACCCTTACTGATAGTTCAATGCCTGCAACTTTTAACGGGTTCGTTATAGAGGCACCAACCCGTTACGGAGTGAATTTTCAGGGTGGCGATGTGAGTTTTTATGGTGGCGCAATTCGAAACTGTGGCAAAGGGTCATCCTCCCCTGGATTTTTCGTCGGCAATGCAGCTACTGCTGAATCGACATTCCGGTTGGACAGTGTATTCATGGGTAATGACGACAAATCTTTCACGCAGTCAGCTGGCATTCAGTTCCAGTCAACAAGCCTGGCGAAAGGGAGCGTTAGAGCGTGTAAATTCGCCGATAATGCCAACTCGCCAGTCATTGGCTCGCCATCTTCTGGTGTGCGGTTTGCAGACAATATCGGCTACACCAACGAGGGCACATTCTCTACAACAATTGATGTGACAACTGTTGGGGTGAAAACATTCTCAATTCCGCATGGGCTAAGCAAAGCACCTTCTGGTAAAGATGTGCAACTGACCATCCAGCGGTCTGGGGCGGCGAATGACTACGTTCTCTCCACTCCGATGATTACCGGAGCAAGTTCTACAATTATTTCTGGGAGGGTGTCCGTACTCACGGCTAGCGCAACCGCAGGTGAAGTCGCAACAGTAAACGCATTCATCAGCGCCAACCCATAGGGCGCAGGAGGAAGTGGAACGGGATCGAACCAGCGCATGAAAAGCTGGTAGCTGAGTCATATGTTATTGGTGAGAAATATGGCATCCGGTATGAAGAAGCGTTGGTGATGGAAGCCGCTCTTCAGAGACGCAATTACCAACGCCTTCTGAATCGTATTGAAGCGCTGGAGAATAAGTAACAAACACCCCCATCTACGGATGGGGTTATTACTAGAATAATCAGAGGTAAATCATGAGAACTCAATTTGATCAGGGTGGCGGTTCTACCGGGATCCTCACCAACAAAATGGCGATTGCTCGCCAGTTCGGCGTCAAACAGTCTGAAGTCATCTATTTCTCTGCTGGAGTTGATTTATATGGGTACAAGGTCATCTACGACAAAACCACGCAGAGAGCTTACTCCTTACCTTCTGACATTACTGCTGGTACTACTGCCGTCAGTCTTAGTGTGGCTGCTGTACTCGTCCATTCAAAAGGCTCTGTAGACCTGGGGGCATTGGCCGTAACCCGTGGGGAATTTGTGACAGTTCCTGGTTCGTTTGCTCTGGGTGCGACGATCAATGTGAAGAACGAACTCCTCGAACGCAACGGTGTTCTCTATTATTGGGGAGGAGCGTTACCGAAGGTTGTTGCTCCTGGTTCCACTCCGGAAAGTGCGGGTGGTGTCGGGTCGGGCAAGTGGGTGGGTGTCGGGGATGCATCATTAAGGCAGCAGTTAGAGAGTGTCGCCATTTATGACAAAGATTACCCAACTATTGCTGAGGCTTTCGGTCGTGCATATTACCTAGGGGCTGCTCTGGTTCTTACTTCGTCTAGAACCATCCGCATTCCAAGTGATGCACCTAGCCTGCAGTCGGTAGTCGATATCTGCGCAAGAATTAAATCTGACGTTTATCTTACTATTATTCTTGATGCTGGTTTTATCTTTACCGAGGAAACTTTAGTTGAAAAGCGTGATTGCTCATGGATGACTATTCAGTCAGATGATTCAGTGGTTAAGGTGTCTCCATCATTCTCTGGCATTAACTTAATTCATGTTGTTAATTCGTTTGGACCCATCTGGGATATTCTTGCTGATATGGCGGGATCATCAGCAGGTAATGGCATTTATGTAAGACGAAACTCCGACATTGAAGTGCGCCCGGGAAAGGGAGTTATAAATGCCGTTAACACAGCAGTGGTATCTCTTCCATGCGGTATAGCTATTGTGGAAAGCTCCCGAGGGCATATTCCTTCCTCAAATTTTTCAGGAAATTACCGAAACCTTTGGGTATCGAAGTCCTCTCAGTGTAATGCGGAGGGGGGTAATTTTGATAATGCAACTGGGGACTTTGCAACCTATATTGTGCGAAACTCGCTGTGTCATCTCTCTTTGGCTACGGTAAACAACGCCGCACATAATGCTGTCTATGCAAACAACAGTCGCATTACCTTCCTGGAAGGGGAGGCAATTAATGCTGATACTGCACTTTATGCTGAATTTGCAGGTGTAATTTATACAAGGCCGCGTGATGGCAACATAACCAATATCTCAGGCTCTCGAATCAATGCAATTTCCGCCTCTAATGGTGGTGTTATTATTGCTGAGGGAATGACAATCTCTACAGCTTCTGGGTTTGGAATTACTGCCCGCGACGGTGGGAAGGTCAGTGCGGTAGGGACGTCTGTTTTAGCTACCGGCACGGCGCTGAATGTTTATAACGAAGGGGAGGTAAATATAGCGGGGGATGGTAACGTGATTTCCTCTTCTTCTACCGGGGTTAATGTAGTCAAGGCATACCAGGGAGGGAGAATTAACCTTGACGGAGCCGTAGTGACAGGTGGAACTAATGGCTTGCTCGCCGAGTCTGGTGGAACAATCCACGCGCGAGGTGTTAATATGTCTGGGCAGGCAGCAAACACAATACAAGCAACTGGTGGATACGTTAACGCTGATAATTCCGTGCTTTCAAAATCTTCCTTTAATGTCGATGTTGTTTATGCTCGTCGCGGAGGCATTATTGATGCCAACTTTTCAACAATCACCGGAGGGAGAATCGGGGTGCATGCAGACGTTGGTGGAAGAGTATGTGTAAATAATTCCACTATTAATGGTGCATCAACTGGTGGTGTGCGGGCTACTGGCGGTGAGGTATACGCGCAGTCAGCAATAATTCAAAACAACACCGGTAAGGATCTGACAGTTCTATCAGGGGGAGCACTACGCGCAGGCGGTGTAACGACAACTAATTCATCTCCAGCCGGAACACCGAACCCCTCAGATGCAAATGCTGCTTTTAATACATTTGCTTCAGTGGGTTTTATTTTTGCATAAATGGAATATTGAATATGAAAGATTTATCCCCTTTATCTCATGCAGTTTCAGTTATTACATTGCAGTGTTTATTCGGCATGCTTGCGGGGAAATGGCTTGAAGGAGGCGTAATGGGTTGCATGTGGTTTATCGCCCGTGAGCACACCCAGGCTGAGTATCGCTGGCTCGCTCAGTTCGGCGCAGGGAAGCGCGCCAATATGCCGTGGTGGGGAGGGTTCTCCTGGCGCGCATGGAATGTGCCCAGTCTGCTCGACTGGCTTGTGCCGGTGCTGGCGTGCACTGTCGTTTATTTCGTAGCCACACTTTAACTCCTGGCGGGATTATTGATAGGTATCACCGCATTGATCTGCACTGCCTTTAAAACTACTGTGTATAAAACAGTAAAAGGAGTGCAGATCATGCCCCGCCGTCACGACATTCACGCCGCATTTGTGGCCGCAATACAGCTAAACACAAAGGGCTGCCGATGCTTACGCACAGAAGACTTTATCCGCGAACTGGCAAAGGTCCACTGGTATTTCAAATAAATGACGAACCTTGATAGGAACAGAAGCCCTTCACTAAATACCCCATATTGGCAAATCCTTTATGGGGTATTTTCATATGTCCAGACCAGTCGAAAGCATCTTTGGAGCCGTGGTCACCGCTCCTCACCAGATTCCATACACATACACAGCCGTAGGTGGCGAAACGTCCATCTCTCTCCCCGTATTCCCTGTCACAGGCCTGGTCACTATCGGTGGCGGCGTACAAGTCCCACTCGACAACTATGAGATAGAAGGGAACGTCCTTCATCTTGGTGGACCTCTTGAACCGGGCGACGTTGTGTACTGTCTGTTTGACAAGGTACTGTCTCCAGAAGGTCAGAACTCTACCACTCGCATCTACAAATTCAAATCAGTGGGTGGAGAAACTTCATTCACTCCAGACTTCACTTCCTATGGCGTGCAGTCGCTGTACATTGATGGGAAATACCAGACGCCGATTGATGACTACACCTACAACAAAGAGACTGGCGTTGTCAGCCTGAAGACCGCAATTGTCGGGGCTGGGAAATGGGTTGTGGCTGAACTGTATGTACAACAGAATTACCCGGCGCTGGCAGCTCCTGATGGTGCCGATATGATCGGGGTTCCAACAACAGAAACTTCTTTGGGGGAATTGCTTTCATCTGATGATATGGCCATCAAATATGGTTATGTCAACCCAACAATCAGTGAAAGGCTTGGGCGTGAAGGGGCGAAGGTTGTTTTGGTCGGCGACAGTCTGAGCAGTTTCTTCAACATAGATTCTGTGAACACAGCGTCTATCTTTGAGTCTTACCTGCGCCGCAAGATCAGAGAATTCAATGGTACGGCGAAGTTCTACAACAGAGCCATCGGTGGCAAGCGTTACTATGACTTGGGTAGAAATGAACCGCCTCTTGATACTCTGACGAGCGGATACCCTTGGTATACAGACACGTCCAAGCGTTGGATGACTTACTTGGACGATCTTAAACCAGATGTGATCTTCTTAGCCTTTGGTATGAACGATGGTCCGGGATGGGACGTAGGTAACTTTCAGCAAGATAACTTCTTCAAGATGATGGAAGAACTTAAGTCCATCAGTTCAAGCCCTGAGTTGGTGTTCTGTACCAATATTCTTCCTTCTACAACACATGTTGATACCGCAGCAGAAGACCAGCAGCAGGGGCGTGATGCGATGGCTGGCTGGACAAGAAGTTTTGCCAGAAAGGCGGGATATAGCTTCCTTGATCTTCATAGACGTTTCAAATGCTTACGTGATGGTGTAGACCCGTGCATGGCTAGTTATGCCCGTAAAACCATTCAGAAAGTGGTGTCGCTTCCGTATGTACACACCGCCCAGTGTGATATGTATTCGGCTCGGGTAATTTTGATCGATCCAGCCGTCGCGACCACAGGTATTAGATTCCAGTTGTCGAAGTATTCTAACAACTTCATGACCTTGAAATACGATACCACGACATCTCGCTGGATAACGACCGCATATACAGCTTCTTCGTCTTCCGTTGGCGTCGCTGACCAGAGTTCTATGCCTGGCCCAGCCCCGGCTGAGGGAACAGAGATATACTTCACCATGAACGGTGACGTTGTCGTAATAACCATCGGCATCAACACATATCCGGTGTTCAGCCGTAATATTGTGCGCTTCGGTGGTAAATTCTTCCCTGAAATCGGCGGAACTGGTGATATTCGGATTGACATGATTGAGGGTACGCCCATCCCTGTTAAATCAGAGCTGACGGATTATGATTGCTACAACACCGACGGCGATGGCGGGAATGGCATCAACCACCCAACAGCCAAAGCGAGTTCCCGAATTTATACTCGCGTTGTTGACGACTGGTTCAGTATGCTTGCTGGGTCTGTGAGTTCCAGAAAGCAGGTGCTGGACATTGACTTTGTCAACGGCACTGTTGTGGTGAGAAACCCGTATAGCCCAGAACTATCTTGTGAAGCCAAAATCAGCGCCGCCCTGACTTTTATCAACGGATCACTCGCATACCAACGCGACGCTCAGGGACGTGTCATTGGAGCGGTATTTGGGGCTACGAACAGAGCATATGTTGACCAGGCGTTCTTCAATGCTTATGCGGGGAATTACAGCCAGCTCACATTTGAAGTAGAGTTCGTTGCCCCGGGCGCCCAGGCATACATCTGCACGTTCGGGGAAAACACCACAAGTGACCGAATCATGGCTCAGGTCACAAGTGATTTACGCCCAAGAATCACGGCAGCCGTGGCATCACAAGCCAGTGACCTTTTCGGTTCGGCTTCGTTCCCATTTGTTGCTGGCCGGAAATACGCTTTGAAATTCTCTTTAGATTGTGAGAATTCGGTCGCGCGAATGTGGGGGCAGGACAACTCCGCGCGAGGTAACATCAACGTTACCCCTATAACCGCCATATCTCCGGCGACATTATCCAAGCTGAAGTTGGGTTATGCGTCAACTGGAACATTTGGTGTTGATGTCGTGGTTTCAAGAATCAGAGTCTGGTTCTCCAACTGACGGAGTCTTTAATGAACATTGACATATCTCCTATTCTTCACGCCCTGGTCGCTACCGCCCTGCAAGCAATTGCGGGGTTACTCTTGGGGGACTGGGTAATCGGAGCAGTAATGGGCTGCACGTTCTTCGCCGCCCGTGAGCACACTCAGGCTGAATACAGATGGATCTCCCAGTCCGGTAAGGGTAAGCGATCCAACATGCCTTGGTATGGCGGGTTTGACTACCGGGCGTGGGATATCCCGAGCCTCCTGGACTGGTTGGTTCCTGTAGTTGGATGTACAGCGTTGTATTTCATAGCAGCATAAGGCATTTGCCTGATTTATAAGAATATCAGAGGTGATTATGAAACAGTTATTCAATCAAGGCGGGCAGGGTTCTACGGGAATCATGTCCAACAAACAGGCGATTGCTCGGCGCTTCGGTGTCAAGCAATCAGAGGTCGTATACTTCTCCAGCGGTCAGGCGCTGACCGGGTTTAAGGTTATCTACGATAAGCCATCTCAACGTGCCTATGCGCTGCCCTCTAACCTGGGGTCTGTAACTGCCACCACTTTGGTGGACGGCCTGCTCACGCACTCTGGAGGCACTGTTGACCTGGGTGCACTGGCGGTACTGCGAGAAGAATTCGTTACTCTGGTGGAGAACTTCACGTCTGGGTTCACTATCCGTGTTAAGAATGAACTGGTGAGCGACGGTCAGTCTCTGTACCGCTGGGATGGGGCGTTACCAAAGACAGTGAATGCGGGTGGTTCGGTTTCTGCGGATGGGGTTGGCAAGGGTAAATGGGTTGAAACGAGCACAAGTAATCTCAGTTATTTTCCTAAACCGATAACTTGGGCCGGGTTTGCTGGAGGCGCAGCCTGGGATGGAGTAACTAATGACAGCATCCCCTATCAGGCCGCCGCGCAATCTGGGCGAAAGTTTTTAATGCCTTATGGTGTGGGGAACATACCGGATTATTCTGTAGGCTTGTATTCTCCCAACTTCTCCGTTCTGGGTGAGGCTGAGCAGTTGGGTTCGTTACAAAATCCAGTTGACGATTTTCGACCGTCACACACAGACACAAAATATTCAAAGTATCACGAAACGGATCCAGCATCTAATCGGTGGGATTCCTGTTCTATACATACAATTGTTAAATGTCCTCAGGGCGATGCTAATCCAAAAGGAAATGCGGCAGCTGTAACTGGGTATGTAAGAGCAATTAGCAGCGAGGGTGGTGATCATGTTGGCGTACATGGTAGAGCAGAAGGTGATACCAGTTACGACTTCGGTACTGGGATGGGGTTGTGGGGTGGATGGCTGTCAGCCGTTTACAGACCTAATACAGGCTCAGCTGGGAAGCTAATAAAGTCTATTATTGGTTGTGAGATTGACGTGCAAAATGATGGACCACATGCACAAAACCCCAATCCGGCTGGTGTTGGTGAGCTGCGTGGTCTCGCGGTAGGGAATACTGGCACCGGCCATCTTAATCAAGGCGTTGATGTATTCTCTAGCAATAGCGGTGCGCGTGGAAGGTGGTGGATGGGCGTTCACGTGCGTGCTAATTCCATTGTAGGAAGACATCTGGTATCATCAGAGGAGGAAGTTGGTAATGCAATGGTGATTGCTGGAGCGGCATCGTCAGGGACGCGTTACGGCGGATTAAAATTTAGTAAATATCCCTACACAGCGGTAGGACAAGGAGGTCATCTTTCTTATGGAATTGATTTCAGGGAGGCAACAATTCGCTTACAAAACGCGATTGTAATGGGTCCTCAGCACCGGATTACATGGGATCCTGACACTGCAAAGGGTGTTGCGGTAGAGACAGAGGGAGGGGATGTAATTACTTTCCGGGGATATAATATAGCCATAAATAACTCCAAAGTTTTGGGGGCTAGACAAACTGGTATCTTTAATATGTCGGGGATAGCAGATGGAACCTCATACAATACAGAAACCGTTACACTTGTAAATCTTGCCAGATACCTAAAGAAGGTAACTGATGCATTAATATTTCATGGCCTTATTGGCCCAACTTGATAGAGGTATCTATGAATCAACAAACAATTCGCAACATCATGGAGTTCATGATGCGTGTTCAGTTAACTGGGCAAGAGGTTCCTGCATTCAACGTTGCAATGAACGCCTTGCAAGCCGAATTAGATAGCCAAGACAAATCCATTACTGAGGTAGAAGATGGCTCTAAAAAATGAGAATACTGGTGGGCTATATATCCGAGTAGAACTTCCGCGAGCACATGGTAAGTACCGCGTGCAGTTCGATCTAATTCAGTATGTAGGCCATCCCATTACTGGAGAAAGGTAGAGGTGGGTCGCGAAACCATGGAATGCGACTACGACCTTGATGGTCCTAACGTGTTCGAGCAATGCTACAATTACACCAAGACCCAAGTCCCGTATCAAACTGTTGACTGTTAACAGAATGCCTCCACGGAGGCATTTTTATTTCTATCTGCCCACCAGTCGTATACTAAATATCTCTATAAACGGCACCTTATCGTGGAGCACTAAAATGCAAGAAATGAACCTCAACCGCCGCCCATATTGGGATGACTGGAATCCAGAGAAGCGTTTTTCGCGCATCCTATTCCGTCCGGCACCTATCAAAGTTCAGACGCGTGAACTGAACCAGATACAGACCATCTTCCAGGATCAACTGGAGAAACTTGGCAACCATCTGTTCAAAGACGGTTCAATGGTTATCCCCGGCGGTCTAACGATCACCAACACTGCTGTGTCCATGAAGTTCACTCTGGCTGGTGGTAGTGAGTTCACTGATCTGGAAGGTATCTCCGAACTCTATGTTCTGGGCAAGGACAACAATGCGAAAGCACGCGTCCTGTCCTTGGAACGTTATCCAGCTGAGCCGGATACAATGTATGCCATCTTAGAGATTACTGAAAGTGGTAGTTCAGACGGTTTCGAAGCTGGTGACAATCTATATTTCAACACCTATGACGTGAACGATAACTTCATCCGTGTCGGCTATGGTGTGGCCGATACTGTTGGCGGTTCGATTGTCGCTCGCATGACAAAGGGTGTTTATTTCGTTCGTGGTATGTTCCTGGATGTTGAACCAACCACTTTGATCGTAGACAACGCATCGAACTCTACATCTCACCGCATTGGCTTCAAAGTTACAGAAACAATCGTGACCGAAGCAGAAGATGAAAGTCTGTTCTCCAATGCTCAGGGTACTCCGAACTCTAAAGCCCCTGGTGCGCATCGCCTGCGCGTCGACCTCGTGTTGTCTCGCTACGGTTATGATGAAGAAGTGGCCGACTTCGTTGAACTGGCGAAGGTGAAAGACGGTCGTGTTCAGTCCATGGTCACCCAGTCAACGTACAACATCCTCGAAGACGCCATGGCTCAGCGTACCTATGAGACCAACGGGGATTACAACGTCTCTACTCACCAGATCGACCTACGCGAACATCTGAAACAGAACAACAACGGTGGCGTATACACTCCGGCCGAAGGTGGCGACGAAAGCAAATTCGTGGCGGTTATGAAGCCAGGCATTTCCTACGTTCGTGGTCGTCGTATCGAAAACCTCGGCGAAGAGCTGGTCATAATTGACAAAGCCCGTGACACTGATATCCTGAACAACAACCCTGTGGCTGTTTCGACTGGCAACTATCTGGTGTCCAAGAACTCCAAAGGGGTTCCGGTTGTCTCCCGCACAATCCGCTACAAGTTCCTGAACGCATCCAGCGATGTGCAGGCCACCGCCCTGCTGATTTCGGCAGAGCGCTCTGGTACTGAATTCCGTCTGTATATGCGCGACCTGGTTGTGACTGGGGACATGGGTACGGTGACCAAAGTCGCTTATGAAGAAAGCGGTACAACGATGTTCTCTTGCGAACTGGAGTCCAATCAGTTCAGCCAGAGTTCAGCAATTGACCTGATCTTCCCTCTGCCTGTATTTGGTGTGAAGACTCTAGCACCTACAGGCACCATCGACATCAACTACACCGTCCTGCGGTCAAACAAGATCACGTTGAACGCCGCTGGTGCAGGCTCAATCTCTGCTCCTCTGGGTTACAGCTTCAGCCCTGAGTTTTCACTGTACTCCGCAGCGAAGGCAGATGGCACTGCAGCTCAGTTTGATATCTCTTCGGGACTGTCCCTGGCTGGTACTCCGGTTGGTTCAGCACTACAGATTTCCCTGGGCGCGGGGTACGCCAACCAGTCTATCAACCTGTTGACATTGATGGTCCGCACCACAGCGACGATCAAGACCAAGACTGTTACCGAAGCCACCGAGACTGTGACGTTTACTGCGGCGGCCAGCGCACAACTTGGGAACCATGATGGTTACAAGCTGATCAGCGTGAAGAACGCAAATGGCGCTGATGTCACCTCTAACTTCACTCTGGACGGCGGCCAGCGTGATGCTGCATACTACCTTTCTAACCTCATATCGTCCGCTGGAGCCATTTCAGGGACGTTCACAGTGGTGTACCAGTACTTCGCTCACAGTTCTGGTGATTTCTTCACAGCGGACTCCTATTCGTCCATCAACTACCCAGACATCCCGAACTATGTTTCATCCAGTTCTGGTACTGTGTATGGGTTGGCCGACAGTCTGGACTTCCGTCCCAAGATCACCAGCGGAGCGTCTGACACGGACATGGTTCGCCCGAACACCGCGATCATCCTAGATGCAGAGTACTATCTGCCTCGTATTGATGCTGTGTATCTGGCAGACAACGGTGTGTTCAACGTTGCTCGTGGTGTGAGTTCCAACAACCTGGCTTCCCCTGCGATTCCAGACAACGGTATGCGTCTGTATGAATTGATGATCCCACCATACACGGCCAACATTGACGACATCCAGATTCGTACTATCGACAACCGCCGCTACACGATGCGCGATATCGGTAAACTGGAGACCCGTATCTCCAATGTCGAATATTACACCTCACTGTCTCAGCTGGAATCCTCGGCGATGTCACAACAGGTATTCGATCCAATTACTGGCAACCCGCGCTTCAAGAACGGTATCGCAGCAGACCCGTTCAAAGACTTCCGTCTGATCGACGATTTGTCTGCAGACTGGGTGGGTTCAATCGACACTGACAATGGTCGCCTACGCCCGTTTGTTCAGCAGAACGCGATTGACCTGACGCCAGTCGGTTGGAACAACGTTCAGGATGGCATGGTTGTATGCAACTACACCCGTGAGATCTCTGTCCGCCAGGACTATGCAACCACGACCATCAACGTGAACCCGTATGCAGTATTCAACTGGGAAGGTTTCCTGAAACTGAACCCGACTACTGATTACTGGTTTGAGAACTACTATGTTACTCCACGTGTGATCAACGAAACGATCAACACCCGTGGTGCGATCAAAGAAGGTTCTGTGTATGGCACATGGCGTACTGTGTCCGTGTCTGAGCGTGTGTGGGAACCACATGGCGCAGGTGGTGTATGGTGGGGCTATCGCTACCGCACGACTGTGTCCACCCGTGACATTACCACGTACACGTACACCGACAGGACGACCACCACCATGACTGGTGAGCAGATCGTTGAAACGCAGGTAATCCCATACATGCGCAAAACGAACATCAACTTCGAAGCCACAGGTCTGCGTCCGTTCACTCGTGTGTATCCGTTCTTCTCTGGACGTGATGTGAGCGCGTACTGTACCCCAAACGGTGGTGTACTGGGTGGTGCGTTGAACACTGACGCCAACGGTAACATCAAAGGTGTGTTTGCGGTTCCTCAGAACGAGACTATCAAGTTTAACACGGGTGACAACGTTTTCCGTCTGACTGACAGTCCTGTGGATAGCAAGTCTGCTGATGATACCCTGACCAATGCTGAGGCTGTTCATAAGTCCTTCGGCAAGAAACAGGGCATCCAGAAGACTTATGTCAATACTCGCGTCCTGGGATACACTGCGACCAAGTCTACGGAAAACAAAACAGAGACGGTTGAAGTCGCGAAGTGGAAAGATCCTATCGCCCAGTCCTTCATGGTTGCCACCAATATCGGCGGCGAATACATCGAAGGGATTGAAGTCTTCTTCTCCACCAAGTCCCGTGATATCCCGATCACTCTGGAAATCCGTGAGATGAGCAATGGTCTGCCAGCGACGACTGTCGTCACTCGTAAGACTCTGAATCCATCAGAAGTTTCCACCTCCACAGACTCTTCTGTGCCGACGATGTTCAAGTTTGATTATCCTGTGTATCTGCAGGCGCAGACTGAGTTCGCGATCGTACTCCTGGCCAACACTCAGGACTACAACGCATACATCGCAGAGATGGGCAAGAAGAACTTGCTGACCAACGAGTTCATTGCCAAACAGCCGTACACTGGCGTGTTCTTCACATCTTCAAATGGTACGACCTGGACTCCAAACCAGACTGCCGATATGAAGTTCCGTGTATATCGCTGTAACTTCTCCGCTGGTTCAAACATCGTGACCTTCGATGCTAAAGTCGGTCCGAAGATCCGCCCTCTGGGTCTGAATACCGTGAAATGTGTCAACGGTTCTTCAACTGTTACTGTGTACGCTCCGGGGCATGGCCTGACTGCGGGTGAAAGTGTTACTCTGTCTGGGTTGACAGGTGGTTGCGGTTTCACTCCTGAGCAACTGAACGCTCAACACACTGTGACTGATGCGACGTTCACGACATTCAAATTCGTTCTGAGTTCCAACGCCGACTCCGACGGTCAGATTGGTGGTGAGGCGGCTTCTTTCCTAGGCAACTACTTGGTAGACATGTTCTACGCAAGCGTCACCAATTCAGCCCTGGAAGGATCTGTGTTGAAACTGGAATACCGCTATCGCGATGCGACCTCCAACTCATTCTCTGATTGGGTTGAGTTCGAATCCGATACGGACGTGTCTCTGCCGACGGAAGGTATCTATCGTCAGGTGGGCGACTTCCAGGTTCGTGCAACCATGACTCGCAACGAGAGTAATGTCTACACGGCTCCAATGATCGACGGTGATGATTTCACTATCATCTTCAACACCTACGGTGTGGATCCGTTTGAAGATGTGTTCAGCTATGTGACCAAGGATATCGGATTCGATAACCCTTGCACCACTCTGAAGCAATACTTCGGCGCGATGCTACCTTCTCAGTCTTCAATGACTGTGCAGGTTAAACTGCTACGCGCAGGTCAGGAGATGGATAACGTGGCATGGGAAACTGTGACACCGACATCCCCTCTGGTCAATGACGGTTCTGCATTCTTCGAATATGAGTATGACAAGACTGTAGACAGCACCAATCCTTTCGTTGGCCTGAAGATCCGCCTGCTGGTCAGAGGCAACCGCATAGCACCGCCGTCATTCAAAGATTTCCGTTTGATTGCTCTGGCATAAGTAGTATTAACAAGGCGGGGTTGCCCCGCCATTAACAGAGGATATTATCATGCGTGGTGTAAAAGTACAAGGGCATGCATCGATGATGAGAAGTAGCTCTTGCCCTGGGGCTATCATCTGCACAGACAATGCTGCCGGTTTGGCAGCACTGAACGCTCGTCGAAATCAGGAAGAAAAGGACAGAACTATTGCAGCGCAGGCAGCGCAAATAGATCAACTGACAGCGATGGTACAACTCATGGCGGAACACCTCGGGATTGAACTCCCGTCAGGAGGCCAAGATGGCAACCCAAACTGACACTGTGATCGATGTTAAAGCGATCCTCACCGGGGTGCTGACGGCGACGATAGTCTCTGTTGGCTCGGTTGTTTGGATGATGGGTAAATTTGAGAATCGCCTTGATGTGGTTGAGCGTGACTCCAACAAGGTCGACCTGATCCTCACCAAGGTGAACGATATGAATGAGAAGATTGCTGTGTTAAACACAGACGTTAACTACGTCAAGCAGAACGTTGCTGAGTTGAAACTCAATAGCAACAGTCTATCCGACGACGTTCGCACTTTACGTATCACCGTCGCTGATATCCAGAGCAACAAGGGGAATGGCAATGGCCGTTAATTCTATTGTTGATCGTAAAGGATTTATGAATTACATTCTCAAGAAATTGGGGGCACCTGTAATTCAGATCAACCTTGACCCAACGCAAGTTTCGGATGCTGTAGACGATGCTCTACAGAAGTTTTGGGAGTATCATCGTGATGGCAGTCAGGACGCATTCTTTGTTCACCAGGTGACTGAAGAAACTATCACCAACGGTTACATCGAATTCCCCAAAGACATCGACGACGTGGTTGAAGTCATCGTTGGCCCTCCGATTGAATCGATCGGTAACTGGGCAACCCCTCAATGGCAGATGGCCCAAGCCATGTTGGTACCAAAGGCCGCCCTCGTTTCCATCCGCTTGGTCGACTATGTTTCAATGCAACAGCGTTTGTCTGACATCACCAGTGTGCTGAACGTGAAGCGCACCTTCGTTTACAAGAAATTCCAGCGCAAACTCTACCCACAATTCGCCCTGATAAAGGACGAGGTGTTGGCGTTCAAATGCTTCCAGAACATCGACCCAGAGGTTGAGGGTAATGAAGAAGCATGGAATGATATGTGGCTGAAGGCATATGCAACTGCGTTGGTCAAGCGCCGCTGGGCAGAAGTGCTCAAGAAGGCAAGAGGCATCCGTCTCCCTGGCGGTATCGAGCTGGATGGCGATAGTATGTTCAGTGAGGCTGAAGCGGAGATCGAGCGTTTAGAGGAAGAATTGCGTACTGGTCAGCAGTACCCTATCGACTTCTACATGGGATAAGGAAAGGCGGGATTACCCGCCCTTCTTTTAGATTTTCAAATCCAGGTTTCCGTCGCCACTACCACGCAGCAGACCGTCTTCTGTCTTGTCTTTGGAGTTCCACCACTCAATGAAGTCTGTGCCATCTACTTCTTTCACCAGACCGACGATGTCGTAATCACCACCTCCAATCTTGGCGTCCACACAGATGATTCGGACGCGACGACCGCTGCGAACTTCTTTGATGTCTTCCACTTGCATGAGCTATTCCTCAAAAGAATAAACTTCGACTAAATACCTTCAAAATTGAGGGTATCGATATGGCCACTTCTAAATATTTCAACGCCACCAATCACCAAGGCACACAGAAGCTGATTGAAGATTTGGTACAGGAAATGATTGAGTTGCGCGGGATAGACATCAAGTATATACCCCGTTCCATCGTTGAAAAATTTCCTATCACCAACGATGCCAACCACAGGTTCGACCAGGCGTTCGACATCGAAGCGTACATGCAGGATTATCAGGGCTTCAACACCCAGATGTGGGAGAAGTTTGGGGGTATCCAATTGCAAGACGAAGTGACGTTCTCTATCTCGCGCCGCCGATTTGCCGAGGTGATAGGCAACGGTGTTGGGATTGAACAACAACCTCAGGAAGGTGACCTGATCTATCTACCACTGGCGAACAAGATCTTCAAGGTCAACAACCCGAACAACGATGAAGACTTCATGCAATTTGGCAAATGGTATACGTTCTCTCTGCCGTGCACGTTGTTCCAGTACGGCAACGAAAACTTCGATACGGGCGTTCCGGAGATCGACGATATCGACAAACGTCTGTCCATCTTGGACGAAGAGAACGAACCGGACGTGTACAAGGATTCTTCTCTACAGACCGACAATGCTTTAGCAGATGATCTTGAGAAGGGGCTTGCAACAGACAAGATGAAGATCGACTTTGGAGAATAATCATGGCCAGACCATTTGAAAATTACTTCTACCATGATTCATTGATGAAATACATCAATCTGTTTGCCACCATTATGTCTGATCTGAAGGTGAACACAGAGCGTGGTCTTATGGAAGTCCCATTACACATGGCCATCGGGAGACGCAATGACCTCAACAGGAACGTGCCGTCCAACATGCTTCCATTTGCGACCTTCTCTTTTGGTCAGTTTGAGATCAACAAACAGGTGACGAAGACGTACCACAATCGACAATCGACACCAACAGCAGGGGCGAAGCAGCGAATCCCCCTGATTATCGATTTTGAGTACAATATCCGAACCAAGAAATTGGTTGAGATGTTACAGGTGCTAGAGCAGGTTTATTCGGTATTCACTCCCTCTCTAGACTGTGGTATCAAGGACAACGATACACTACAGCAAGACCAGAAGATCAAGATCCAACTGGTCAGCCACCAGATGTCCGATAACTGGGAAGGGGATGCTTCTGATTCACCACACGTCGACTGCTCCTTCATGTTCCAGCTGAGCGGCTTCATCTACGGATATGACTATTGGGTGGACAACGAGGGAGGCGGGGATCCTAACGGGATCAAAGAGATAATTATCGAAATGTCTAATGATTTGAAAACACCGTGGACGGAACTGCCGGAGTGGTTCCGTGTTGACAAAGACGGTGTACATCATCCTGGAGATTGATTATGAGTGCTATGTCAGAACGCCTATTATCCACCCTCAGTGCTATCCAAGCGCGGGATGAGGTCGCTCAAGAAGTCATGGAGAAGACCTCGCCTATGGCCAGAAAAGATTACGATCCGGATACAGGCGAATGGTTGGGTGAAAAGCCTGCGGGGTATGAGCCTGTGGTGTTTCCTCCTTCATTGGACCCAGAAGAGCTGAAGCCCAAGGAGTCTAAGGTTCCAGACTTCGAAGACACTGATGCCACCACCGACTACAAACGCATCCGTGACACGACTTATGCCATGCAGGAAGCCACGATGTTCATGATGGGACAGGCAGCCAAACTTGCGACGACGACTGAAGCACCCCGTGCCTTCACAGTCTTCAAAGAGTTGGGTGAACTCATGCGCGGCCTGAACAAAGACCTGATGGAGAACCAGAAAACTATCAAGGCGGTCACGGGCGACAGAGAGCCACCTCCTGGAGATGAAACAACCGTCGAGGTCACCACGTCCCCTGATGGCACAACCACGGTCAACGTCGGTAAACAGGCCAGGTCTTCCCGTGATCTACTGAAGACCATCGAAGACGCCCGTAAACGTGCTGAAGAACGTGCTGCAGCGAAAGCTGCGTCCAAAGGACCTGATCCCGAAGAAGATGTAATCGACGTTCAGGCCGAGCCGCAGCCGAAGGAAGAAGGTGAAGACAATGGCGTATCAGAAGCGTGATGTAGAATACGCCCCACTCAAGACGGGGTTTAAGACAGAAGACGTCAGACTGCGTATGGACCAAACGTTCATGCGCAAGCCGTCTGTGCGCGCTCCTCGTGTGGAGTTGATGCTAACAGATGAGCAGGAATCGGAGTTCGTCGAGTGCGCGATGGACGCCCATTACTTCGCCGCCAACTACTACAAGATCACGACCATCGATAAAGGCTTCATCCTCTTTGACATGCACGATTACCAGAAGCAGTTGTTCCATGACTTCCAGGACTATCGATTCAATGCGGTCGTCCAGGCTCGTCAGTCTGGGAAATGTGTAAAAGGTGACACGCTTGTCACAGTTTACGATACTCTCAGCCAAGAGCAGTTGCTCCTGACCATAGGGGAGCTTCACAGCCGCTTCGAGGACGTCAATCACGCTGTGCCGCTGAATACCATTGGCAACCATGACAAGTTCGTGGACAGCCGCTTCGGCAAACGTTACTTTGTGCAATCCGATAGTGGCTGGGTTCCGGTTATCGCAGCGCATAAGACGAAGAAATATGCGGAATTCGTTATTGTGACTGTTACTGGGCGGCGAATTAACGTGGCCGACGAACATATATTCTTCACTCCGGAAATGAAGGAGATATTTGCCAAAGACCTGAATGCTGGGTCATACATCATGACGTCAGAAGGTCCAGAAGAAATCCGTGAGGTTTGGCAGACTGGTGAGACGCATCACATGTATGACCTACAGGTGAAATCTAGTGATCAGCGCTACTACACCAACGGCTTCCTCAGCCACAACACGACAGTCGTGGCAGCGTTCCTGCTCTGGTATGCGATGTTCCACTCCGACAAAGAGATCGCAGTACTGGCGAACAAAGAGAAGCAGGCGATTGAAATCCTAGATCGTATTCGCAAAGCATATCAAGATTTGCCATTCTTCCTCCAACAGGGTTGTGAGAAGTTCGGTTCCACGCTGATAGAGTTCGAAAACGGATCAAAGATCTACGCCTATGCGACATCTTCCGACTCCATCCGTGGTCGATCTGTATCGCTCCTGTATGTGGACGAAGTGGCGTTCATTGAAAACGACTTTGAATTCTGGGAGTCTACATTCCCGGCGATTGCATCTGCAGAGACTTCACGTTGTATTCTGACCAGTACGCCGAAAGGTCAGCGCGGGTTGTTCTACGACATCGTCACCAAGGCGAACCCAGAACACCCACAATACAACGACTTCAAACTCACCGAGGTCCCATGGTATCGTGTTCCAACGTACACCAAAGATCCAGACTGGGAATCCAAACAGAGGGCGAAGCTGGGTGATGCACGTTTCGATCAAGAATTTGGCATTAAGTTCCGTGGTTCTGTGGGATCACTGATACCTGCCAAGTGTCTGGACAAGATGACCTCGAAGCTGTATCAGGAGCCGAACGAGTTCACCAAGATTTATCACGACTACGATCCCAAACGCATCTATATGGGTATCGCAGATACAGGCAAGGGTGTCGAAGGGGATTATTCTGTACTGACCATTATCGACATCACAGACTATCCTCACAAGATCGCAGCCAAGTATCGAAATAACACGATACCTCCAATGATGTACGCGTACACAATCGCCGATATGGGCGAGAAGTATGGAACGTGCCCGATGCTAGTCGAGACTAACAACGACGTGGGTGGTCAGGTAATCACAATTCTATACCAGGAAATTGAATATCCAGAGATCATCTTCACTACAACAGATACCAAGGGTACAGGCAAAAGAATCGGTGGTCGCCGCCCTGAGCCTGGTATCAATACCAACAAGAAGGTGCGCACAAACGGCTGTGCCAACCTGAAAGCCCTGATTGAACGTGAAATGCTGGTGATAGATGACCAGGACACGATAGATGAACTCAGTACATTCGTATGGACTGGAACAAGGTATGAAGCCGATGATGGTTGTCATGATGACTGTGTAATGCCCCTCGTGTTGTATGCATGGGCGGTGAAACAAGAATGGTTTAGTGATCTCACCAATTCAAATATCTCTGTGGACATGAGAGGACGGTTGTCTGCGATGGAAGAATCTCAGATGCTACCATTTGGGGGTATGATGTCGACGCCAGATCCTCACTCTGTGGAGAACATCCCAGGGTTCGGTGGAATTCAGGTTTATGATGAACGCTCTGGTGTGTCTATGGAAGAATGGCTGAGACGGTGATCACTAAATATCTTTCAAATTGAGCGAAACTCTACAGAGAAGGAATAAGATTATGGCAACTCAAAGCTTCAGCGTTGCGCCGTCCGTACAGTGGACTGAGCGTGATGCCACGCTTCAGACGTCTCCATCCGTTGTTGTTCAGGGTGCGACTGTCGGCAAATTCCAATGGGGTGAAGCAGAACTCCCTGTGTTGGTCACTGGTGGCGAAACTGGTCTGGTGAAGAAATTCTTCAAGCCAAACGATGCAACTGCCACCGACTTCTTGGTGATTGCTGACTTCCTGTCTTACAGCTCTGTTGCATGGGTGACCCGTGTGGTCGGTCCGGCGGCACGCAACGCTGTAACCAAAGGTCAGACTGCAATCCTTATCCGCAACAAACTAGACTTCGAAACTGCGTCCCCATCTGCGTCTATTACTTGGACAGGCCGCTATGCTGGCTCTCTGGGTAACGACATTGCTGTGAACATCTGTGATGCTGCGCTGTTCCCGACCTGGGAATTTCGTAACAACTTCGCATATGCTCCGCAGGCTGGCGAGTACCACATCGCCATCGTTGACAAAGTAGGTCGTATTACCGACTCTTCTGGCGCTGTTAGTCAGGTTGACCGTATCTCTGTATCCGGTACTGCCACCGCTGCTGGTTCCATCTCTGTTGCTGGTGAAGCCGTGGCGTACACTGACGCTGACACCCCGGCGACTCTGGCGACAAAGATCGGAACCGCGCTGACGTCTCTGTCTGACGTGTATTCTTCTGTTGTCGTGAAGTCCAACACCGTCACCGTCACCCACAAAGCAATCGGTCCTCAGGCTGCGACTGCGATTGTTCCAGACGCGAATGGTCTGACTGCTACCGCTGCCGTCACCACTGTTGGTGCTTCCGGTACGATCATCGAGAAGTATGAACTGGTGCAGACCGCTCAGGGTTCTAAGAAATCTGATGGATCCAATGCGTACTTCAAAGACGTGATCAACGGCACCTCAAATTGGGTGTACACCTTCGCCACTACCCTGGCTGCTGGTGTCATTGAACTCGAAGGTGGTGTAGACGATTACACTGGGAACCGTGTTGCGGCTATCCAGGCACTGAACAACGCCGAAGCGTATGATGCCAAGCCAGTGTTCGGTTTCTGTGAAGAACTGATTGAGCAGCAGGCACTGATCGACCTGTCCACCGAGCGTAAAGACACAGTGTCCTTTGTGTCTCCTCTTCGCGATACGGTCGTCGGAAACCGTGGCCGTGAGATGGATGATGTTGTGGCCTGGCGTGAAAGCCTTGTTCGCGACTCCTCCTACTTCTTCATGGATGACAACTGGGCGTATGTGTACGACAAGTACAACGACAAAATGCGTTGGATTCCGGCTTGTGGCGGCACCGCAGGTGTTTGGGCGCGAAGCATTGAAATCGCGGGTATCTACAAGTCTCCAGCGTTCCATAACCGTGGTAAATACAACAACTATAATCGAATGGCGTGGTCTGCGTCTTCTGATGAGCGTGCTGTGCTGTATCGCAACCAGATCAACAGCATCGTCACCTTCTCCAACGAAGGCATCGTGTTGTACGGCGACAAGACTGGCCTGACCCGCCCATCGGCGTTCGACCGCATCAACGTTCGTGGTCTGTTCATTATGGCAGAGCAGAATATCGCAGCCATCGCCAAATACTACCTTGGTGAGAACAACGATGCATTCACTCGTGGGTTGTTCAGCAACGCTGTCCGCCCATATATCCGCCAGTTGGCCAACATGGGCGCGATCTATGACGGGATGGTGAAGTGTGACGAGGACAACAACACCGCTGATGTTATCGCTGCGAACCAGATGGTCGCGGGTATCTGGCTGAAACCAGAATACTCCATCAACTGGGTGTATCTGGACTTTGCTGCGGTACGTCCGGACATGGAGTTCAGCGAGATCGAAACTGGCGGTGGCATCGTAGCCGCTTCTTAATTTACTCCATGCCCTCTTCGGAGGGCATATTGAGGTATTGTTATGAAAAGTTTTTCTCAATTTTTAGCAGAAGCAGGTCTAAAAGGTGACCTTCAGAAAGTTAAAGACTCCGTGATTGAATGGTTGGAAGACCAAGATGTAAGGCTCAAAAAGGGTGATATCGAAAATGGAGTATTTGGAGATTTCTTCCGCATAACCATTGATGATTTTGAATATACATATAATGGCAAAGAGATTAAAGTATTCGACCTGAAGAAAGATAAACAGGTTGTTAGCAAGGCTGCTGGAACTCGAGAAGCCCCAGGTGAACTCGGTAAATTGTTTAAGAAATACAGCAAAGTGTAACAAGACCCCGCTTCGGCGGGGTTTTAAATTTTTCCAGATTATTTTATTGAATTACTTTACTTCTTCAATAACTCACGTATAATTCTAAACATAAGCAGTACGACACCAACTTGAAACGAAGGATCTATATCATGACCAAGACCGAAATTAACGCTATCCTGAAAGAAATCGGCCTCTGTAACCTGAAACGCCGCATCAATCCTTACCAGCCTGCAAAGCCAGTACGCGACAGCCAGGGAAAGATGATAAAAGGGATCTACTGTGCAGATGTTGGTCCAATGACGGTGACCAGTCCACACATTGACAGATTTAACGCTATTGTTGGGGAGTTTTGTGGTAAGGTTCTGGGTAAACTGTCTAATGATTTATGCTCCCCAGATACCAAAGTTGTAGCTTTCGGGAGCCACCTCGTCACCTTCCACCTCACCACCTTCCGTACCCACGGTGATTATCATGTGTATTATGCTCAGGTTAGCATTCGCAAATAGTAGTTTACCCCGCTGAGGCGGGGTTTTAGTTTTCCAGTTCATACCGGATAAGACCACACCCCCCCCCAGATACACCCCAACCCGGTTTCTATCGCCAGTATATCCTCTGTTTTACCTTCTACATTGTATCCAAGTTTAAGGAATTTCTCTTTCCTGAGTTTACTATCAACCCAAGATCGGCATTCAGTTTCGGTCGTCGGGTTGTTATCCAACAAACCCGGATTGCGTTTCATCGTCCCCAGCATGAATGATTTACATTCGTCACTACAATACAACGCAGCCTTCCTGGTTGGGTGAACGGTTTGTGACAGCATGAACAATTTTTATCGGGGAATGGCATAATAAATATCCTCACTTTGGAGTATTTTAACCCCCATTTATTTCAAAACTAAATATTTACACTATTCAGAGGAGAACGACCATGGCTACAGTTAATGAATTCAGAGCAGCTATGTCACGCGGGGGCGGCGTTCAGCGCCAACACCGTTGGCGTGTGACTGTTAACTTCCCTTCCTTCGTGGCTGGAAGCGATACTATCCGTGATGTTTCGCTGTTGGCGGTGACCACAAATACCCCAACAGGCCAGCTCGGGGAAATACTCGTCCCATGGGGTGGTCGTGAACTTCCATTCCCAGGCGACCGTCGTTTCGAGGCTCTGCCTGTGACGTTCATCAACGTCGTGGACAACGCTCCGTACAACGCATTCGAAGTCTGGCAGCAGTATATCAACGGCAGCAACAACAACCGTGCGTCTGCTAACCCAGATGATTATTTCCGTGATGTAATCATGGAACTGCTGGATGCTAACGACAACGTCACCAAGACCTGGACCCTTCAGGGCACCTGGCCTCAGAACCTCGGTCAGCTGGAACTGGACATGTCTGCAATGGACTCTTATACTCAGTTCACTGTTGACCTGCGTTACTTCCAGGCCATTTCAGACAAGTCTCTCTAATGTCCTCAGTGCTGGGGGATCTTTATTCCCCCTCACTAATTACAAGAAAATGTTGAGGACTTAATCATGGCATTCGGTAATGGTGCATTCGGAAATGGGTTCTTCGGCTTGTTCGGCAGAGGCGGCAAAGTAGAAGCGCCGATTGATACCGACAAGATGGTCACGAACCAAGAAGAGAAGTTGCTTTCAAAAGCGACTGTTGTTGCGCTGGACGATTCTCAGGATGGTTCCATCATCCTCCAGGGCGGCGCGAACACATTCAATTTCGTTGGTGTTGAGAATGAGTTGCTCAACGTCAAACAGCTGGTCGAAGAGTACCAGTCTATGGCTCAGCAGCCTGAGATTCGTAAGGCTGTGGATATCATTGTCAACGACATCGTCACCTGTGAAGAGGAAGAGACTCCTGTAACCATCAACCTGGAAAAGGTGGATGGCGTCACAAACGAAGTCAAAGAGAAGATCACTGACGCATTCAAAGAGATCATGCATCTCCTTGACTTTGACAACACGGCGTATCAGAAGATCCGCAAATGGTATATTGAAGGCCGTCAGGCATTCCACGTTGTGGTGGACCCGAAGAACAAGAAAGCGGGTATCGCCAAACTCATCATGATGGACTCACGCTGTATCCGTCCTGTATACATCGTTCAAAAGGCGATGCGCGACGGTATCGAAGTCATCAATGACGTAAAACTTCAATACTACTACAACCCGAACTACAACCGCAACCAATTCACTGGCCAGTCCGGAACGTCTCAGAACTTCCAACCGTCACAGCAAGAGCTGGTGTTTGATGATGAGAGCATAGTGTATCTGGACAGTGGTGAAGAGCCTCTGGCGAATGGGGTTGTGCCAAGCCTGCTGAACCCAGCTATCCGTCCCCTGAACAACCTTGTTACAACTGAAGATGCAACGGTGATCTATGCGATCACACGTGCTCCTGAGAAGCGAGCGTTCTATCTCGACGTGGGTACGCTGGGTAAGAAGTCGGCCGAAGAATACATGCAAGCCATGATGGGCAAATTCAAGAACCGTCTGGCGTATGATCGCACCACTGGTAAGGTGGCTGGTAACACTCATTTGATGGGCATCGCTGAGGACTACTGGTTACCACGTCGCGAAGGGCAGAACGCAACCGAGATCTCCAACGTAGGCGGTGGCGATCAACTGGGTCAAATGGATCATGTGGTATACTTCCGCGAGAAGCTCTACGAGGCTCTGATGATCCCTAAGAGCCGCCTGCAAGAGGAAGGTTCCATCAACATCGGTGGTTCCAATCTTGCTGAAATCACACAGGAAGAACTGCGCTTCAACAAGTTCTGTGCGAGCCTGCGCCGTCGTTATTCTTCTGGTATCTTCCTGGAACTTCTGCGCCGTCAACTGATATTGAAAGGCATTACAGATCAGGCTGACTGGAATGAGAAGATCAAGCCGTTCGTCAAGTTCGAATTCACTTCTGACAGCTTCATCCGTGAACAACAAGAGAACGAAATCTTGTCACAGCGTATGGCGGCTCTCGGTCAGATCGAACCATATATCGGCACTCTCTTCTCTATCGATTTTGCTCAACGCAATTTGCTGCGTATGTCCGATGAAGACATCAAAGACCAGCAAGAGAAGATCGCGAAAGAGAAGAAAGAAGGCAAATACCCTGAAGTGCAGGCAGATGAGTCCGGCGGCTTCGGCAGCGGGGAAGTCAGTCCACTGAAATTCAGACCTAACGTCATCCCAGCGACTAACCCTCCTGGTGGTGAAGAATAATTCGACTAAGTATAGAAAACATTTAGAGGATATGAACATGGCTGCTATCGATCTGGTAAAAGCAATCATCGCTGGTGATACTGATGCCGCTGCTGCTGAATGCGAAATGGAGCTATCCGCTCGCGCCCAAGAACTGGTCCAGCAGGGTACTGAATATGTCTTGAACTCCCTGAGCCAAGACATGGGTCCTTTCGGCGACGACCAGTAAGAGGAATGTATCATGGAAATCGAAGAAGTTGCAACGTTCGCTGATTTCCTGGCTTCCCGCATGGATGAGCAGAAAGTCATTGACAAGGTGAACGCAAAAGGCAAACGCCGTCGCCGTCTGCAGTGTGCTCCTGGTTTCAAACTGTCTGCGGATGGTTCCCGTTGTGAGGTGATGGTCGCCAGTGAGCGCCGTACTCGCAAGCTGGGCAACCGCAAGGCGATCCGAGCCAAGAAACGCATGGGTATGGGATACCAACGCAAAATCGAGCGTCGTAAGAAAAAAGCAATGAAGTTCCGTCGTATGATGGGACTGAGTTAAGGAGCGAATGATGAAACTGTTGCGTGAGATCACTGCGATAGGGAAAGACCTTCAGATTGGTGAAGCGGCCACGGCTACTGGCGGCAAAGCCATGTACATCGAAGGTCCATTCGTGATGTGTAACCAGGTGAACCGTAATGGTCGCAACTACGATCTCCAAAAGGTGGGTATCCCTGCTGTCGAAGCATACGACAAAGAGTATATCCAGGATCGTCGTGCAATCGGTGAACTCAAGCATCCGGATTATCCTTTCCCCGATATCGAACACGCTGCACTCAAAACCGAATCTTTGCGCTGGGAAGGCACCAACGCTATCGGTCGAGCGCGGATCCTGAATACACCGAAAGGTCAGATCATTCGTGCTCTGGCTGAAGCAGACTTCAACCTGGCCGTGTCTACACGTGGCCTTGGTGAGACCAAGTCAGTGAACGGCTATGATGACGTTCAACCCGGCTTTATGCTCACTGCTGTTGATGCAGTCGACCGTCCTTCTGGACAAGTTTGTTATGTAAAGGCTGTGAGCGAATCTGTGGAATGGCAGCTTGATGAATCTTCAGGAATTTGGGTTCCTAAGGACATTAAGGGGCATGTGGTCGATTCATTGGTGAAAACCAATATTCAGTTAGAAGACGACTTCCTGCGCCGCCTCGATATCGCATTGAAACATCTGGGCTGAATTCAGCCTCACTAAATACTGAAAATCGTTCAGAAGGAAACAATCATGAAACCTGAATTGCAAAAACTGTTTGAGGGCGTTAACGGCCTCAGCACCGACTTCCTGGATAAAGTGTCTGGTCTGCTGGAATCTAAAGTAGAAGCCGCTCGCCTGACCGCTATTCAAGAAACCGAAAACGCTGCCAATATTGAGCGCCTGCGTCTGGTTGAAGCTCATCAGGCTGAGATTGCTCAGCTGAAAGAGTCTCACTTGATGGAAATCGCGACCAAAGTCGATGGCTTCCTGAATGCTGTTGTAGAAGAGTGGGCTAACAAGAACGCTCCTGCAATCGATGCTCAGATCAAACGTGAAGCGGCTGAAAATCTGCTGACTGGCCTGACTGGTGTTCTGAAAGAAGCTGGTATCAACTTTGCCACCGACGAAAACGGCCAGATCGCTGCGCTGACTGCCCGCCTGACCGAAGCAGAACGACGTGCTGCGATTGCCGAAAGCGAAAACCGTCAAATCAAAGAAGCCGCGAATGCGACTCTGCGTGACTCTGTGATCGCCCGTATCTGTGAAGGTATGGTCGACACCAAGAAAGCAACGGTTGTCAATCTGCTGGAAGCTGTGCAGTTCACCACCGAAAGCGAATTCGCTTCCCGCGTACACACCTTCCGCAACCTGGTAGAAGGTAAGTCCGTGAAGAAAGAAGGCGATGACGATGACGATGACTTCCAGGACAAAGTCGGCGGAAAAGACGGCGATGACGACAACAAAGATGTTAAAGTCGAAGAAGGCAAAAAGTCTAAGAAAGAAGGCGATGAAGATGACGATGAAGATGAAACAGACAAAGAGCTGAAAGAATCTATCAAGCGTCAGTTAGCCGACTATAATCGTCGCTTCGGCATCAACGGCTAATTTTAGCAGCCACAGCCCTCGAAAGGGGGCTTGATTTTGAACTACTAAGTAATTTCAACTTAACTGAATATCAATGTAAGGAATGACCATCATGGCTAAGAAACTTGTTACCGAACAAATGCGCGAGCAGTGGCTGCCAGTTCTTCAGAAAGAATCTGAAAGCATCCAGCCGCTTTCTGCCGAAAACGTTGCCGTCCGTCTGCTGCAAAACCAGGCTGAGTGGAACGCCAAAAACCTGGGCGAATCCGACGCTCCTGGCTCCGTGAACGCCTCTGTGGGCAAATGGCAGCCAGTCCTGATCGACATGGCCAAACGTCTGGCTCCGGTCAACATCGCGATGGACTTCTTCGGTGTTCAGCCGCTGTCTGGTCCTGACGGTCAGATCTTCGCACTGCGTGCTCGCCAGGGCGTTGCAGACGGCTCCAACACTGCCCAGTCCCGCGCTGAGCTGTTCATGAACGAAGCCAACTCCGGTTACTCCGGTGACGACACTGCACAGGCTGGCGACCCATCTGGCTTCTCCCAGACTGAGATCGAAGGTTCCGGCGCTGCTACCACCACCATCGGTAAAGGTATGTCAACTGCCGACGCTGAACTGCTGGGCACCACCACCAACCCATGGGCACGTGTTGGTATCACCGTTCAGAAAGCAACCGTGACTGCGAAGTCTCGCGGCCTGTACGCTGACTACAGCCACGAACTGCGCCAGGACATGATGGCGATCCACGGCGAAGACGTTGACAGCATCCTGTCCGACGTGATGGTAACTGAAATTCAGGCAGAGATGAACCGTGAGTTTATCCGCACCATGAACTTCAGCGCAGTACGCTTCAAAAAATTCGGCACCAACGGTATCGTAGACATCTCCACTGACATCTCCGGTCGTTGGGCGCTGGAAAAATGGAAGTACATGACTTTCATGCTGGAAGTTGAAGCGAACGGCATCGGTGTTGACACCCGTCGTGGTAAAGGCAACCGTGTTCTGTGTTCTCCGAACGTAGCGTCTGCCCTGGCGATGTCCGGCATGCTGGATTATGCTCCGGCACTGCAGGAAAACACCAAGCTGGCGATTGATCCGACTGGCCAGACCTTCGCTGGTGTGCTGTCTAACGGTATGCGTGTCTACATCGACCCGTATGCAGTAGCAGAATACATCACCCTGGCATACAAAGGCGCAACCGCGCTGGACGCTGGTATCTTCTTCGCACCGTATGTGCCGCTGGAAATGTACCGCACCCAGGGTGAAACCACCTTCGCACCACGTATGGCGTTCAAGACCCGCTACGGGATTTGTGCTAACCCATTCGTTCAGATCCCAGCGAACCAGGATCCACAGGTCTATGTGACTGCGGATGGTATCGCCAAGGACACCAACGTGTACTTCCGTAAAGGGCTGATCAAAGGCCTGTTCTAATCGAACAGTTGTCCTTAACCCTGACAAACCCCGCTTCGGCGGGGTTTTTATTTGTTCATATTATCGAACAGGTTATACTAGATACCATATGGAGGAGAATAATTATGTATCAGGTAATCTGTAGTGTCTGCCATGAACAGTTCAAAGCATCCAGGAAAGATAAGAAATTTTGTTCAGATGCTTGCAAGACCTTCGCATCGAACACCCTAAAGAACCTCCCGGAAGGTTTCCTTGAAGCAGTGAATGAATTGTCTGACGAGGAATCATATCGCCAATTTTTCTACAAATATATGTTTACCAAGAACAACAAATTGGATATCCAAAAATGCAAATCTGAACTGCTTATGAAGCACATCAATGTAGACCTTTTAGCGTTCGCCAATACCCACAACACCCTACAAGATTTGGCTTGTAAAGTCACAGCTTGGCTGTACAATAGAACCGTGAAAATATGCCCGGTGTGTTCCAAGGAAACCAACTTTTATATCAATAATAAAGATTACAGAACATATTGTTCTGAAGAATGTTATCAGGTTTCTATGTGTAAAGGTGGGATTGGTCGGAAAGCCATAGAGACTTCGAATATATCCAAATACGGGAGCTGCTCCACACTACAATTACCTGGTGTGAGGGAGAAGGCGTTGGCAACGTTACAAGAACGTTATGGTGTTGACAACCCTATGAAAAACTCGAACATACTAAAACGTGCGTTGTTCAGCAATGGTTCTATCAGGAACAAGAAATCTTCTTATGAAAAGGAAATATCCGAGTTTCTCACCTCAATGGGAGTTGTAAACACTGTTTCTGATTACAGTATATTATCCGGTAAACAACTGGATATCTATTGCCCTGAACACAAATTGGCGATTGAATTTAATGGTCTGTACTGGCATTCAGAAGTTTTTAAAGAGAAACATTATCACCTGGAAAAGACTGAAATATGTGAATCTCAGGGTATCCAGTTGGTCCACATCTGGGAAGATGAATGGGTTGAGAAACAGGAAGTGGTCAAATCTCTTCTGAAAGCTAAACTTGGCATTAAAACGCCTGCGTCATATGCTCGCCAACACAAAGTCGTTTGGGGGAATATAAGCGGCTTGAGGGAGTTTTTAGACAACCACCACATACAAGGTTCCGTTTCTTCCACCCACCATTTATCGTTAATTGACAAGAGTGGGGTCATACAAGCCGTGATGCTATTCACTAAAAGGAAAGATGGCCTGGAATTAGTCAGATTTGCCTCTAATGATTGCCACGGAGCATTCAGTAAACTTCTTTCACACTTCAGAAGAAAATTTGCCGGCACCAAAATCTATTCCTTTGGGGATAGGTGTGTTGTAAGCAGGTTGTCCAACATTTACCTATCCCACGGATTCGTAGAAGAGGAAGTACAGAAGCCAGACTACAAATATCACAAGCCTGGCACATTTATGCGTGAGCACAAATTCGGTTTCAGAAAAGGTTCATTTGCTCGCATGGGGTATGACGTAGAAGGCAAAACAGAAAGCCAGTTAGCAACCGAAGCCGGGCTGGTCAGGATTTGGAATTGTGGACTGATCAAATATGTCTTGAACTAAAAGAACATTTCAATAACGGGGCGAGAGGTATTATTGCCCCGTCTACTATCCGAGGGTTGTACCATGTACCTGAAAAAGACTGTGAAGAAGCCGAAAGGTGATGTTGTCGAGGTGTGCCTTATTGAGGCTTATGTTGACTCCTGGAATAACGAGCAGCGCTACTTCATGGTCAACACATTGGTGTATGTGCCAGCCTCTCACTTGAACCGTGATTTCATCACAACCGAGAACATCGTCCGCTGGGAGATTGCAACGCAGTCCGATATCGACGAACACAACATTCTTTGAAAGGAAGAATCTATATCATGTGTGATAAGAATTTCATTTTCATTAGTCCCGCCAAGAAACAGTTCTTCCATAGCTCCGTTGGGGACAAGGTGGAAGGTTTCCGTAAACTCAAAGATTATCGCCTGGCATGCGGTGATGTTGATTTTCAGAGCTTCGACAATGATCGCCAGGATTTGAACGATGAGGGTTGGACAGAAGTTCCATCCCCACAGTTTATCGACGTCAAGCTGTACTACATGAAGGACAGTGGGAAGTATTATTCAGAGGGTGTGATCAAAATCAACCGTGGGGAGGCCGAGGCCGAACCTGCTAAGTCCTGGATGGAGACTATGGATAAAATCCGCTATCTGCTTGACTCAGGCAATTTGCCTGGTTTGGTTAAAGGTGCCCGGTATGAGGTCTTCGTGACCGGAGAAGGGCATCCAGGTGGGTATCCGGCGGTATTCCGCGTTAACAACTGAGGTCAAACATGATTATCAAAAAGATCGGCGCAAGTCCTCTCACTGGTACTATATTCCAGGGCAGGTTGAACACCAAAACCAGCATGTGGGTTGGTGAGAAGACCGACGTGACAGATGACTGCGTGGCAGCTGTAGCTGAACACTTGCGTCACATCAAGAAAGACTATTGCTTCCCAACAACGGATGGTAAGTTTCTGGTGCTGAGCGCCGAGGTTCACGACACCCTTCCTGATCGCTTCAAATAAATTTTAAATTTATTCAATAAACGGGGTTTACTTCTTCAATAAACCCCGTATACTTCATTCCATAAGCAGCACAACACTGACTCTGAAATGAAGGAACTATATCATGAACACTCCAAAAATCTCTATCTGGGCTTTCGACGAATTCACCGCATTTGACGCTCTGATTGCTACTCTGGGTTGTGCTCCTCAGGAAGCGGAAGACGATTACTCCCGCACTAACAAAGTCAAGATGGTGAACACCACTCACGATTTCAAACACGACCTGAACTCCTTCTTGGACGTTTTGGCTACCACCCTGCCAGAAGCTGACATGGCAACTGTGCGCGGCTCTATCTTTAAGAAGAACGGCGAAATGCGCAAGTTAGCGGGTAAAGAAGTGAAATTCGCCGCCGACGGTTTCTTCATCACCATTGAATTCTGATTGAGGTGCACACCATGACTTTTAAAGGCTTTGTAGCATTCGACGCAACCAAAACCAACGTGCTGAGCAATCCGCAGCTGGAAACCATCTCTGAAATGCGCCAGTGGGTGATGGGGATCACTGGCCATCAAACCCGCAAAGATCTTGAAGCGGAGTTCTATATCGAACCTGCTGAAGTCTTCTTCAATCGCCCTGAAGATGAACCGTTCATCCGTCAAGACTTGGATGACAATGATATCACTCTCGCGATCTTCTCTGAAGCAAAAGCGGCTATGATCGTGGACGGCCTGTGTGATGAGTCCTTCACATACGATGAATACTGCGATCAGTGTCAGGATCTGTGATTTGTTCTAAACCTTTGAACAGGGTATGTTAACCGCATACCCTATCCCCTACAAATAGAGGACTTTACCATGGCAGCAGACACCAAACTGAACAAATCCGTGGAGATCCCCCACATCGTCAAATTCGAAAAGCCGAGTGAGCGCAAGCCACGCAAAACGCGCCGCCTGACCACCAAACTGGATATTCTGAAACAGAAGTTCGGCGACCACAGCGTGTTCACTCGCATTCGCAATGCAATAAAGGAAGGGCGAACTGAGCTGGAGCTGTACCGTCCGAACGGTTCGACACGTGCGTATCAGACCACCGACGGCTTACTGGAACTGATCCGCCTGAGCGGGATGACGATCGAACCTCGTTCGTCAGGCACTCCTCTGTGCTCCCTGTACGTAATCGGCAATCTTGGGGCGCTGTGAGTTCTATGAAGAAGTATATCGTTCTCATTACGGGTTCCCGCTCAATCACCGAGCGGGATAAGGTATTCGCCAAGCTGGACGAACTCCTCGATCCTCATGAAGTCTATACGTTGATCGAGGGTGAGGCCACGGGTGTCGACACGATTTGCCGTGATTGGGCTGAAATCAATTATGTTCATATCACTCCTATGCCAATACCTCCGAGCTATTATGAAAAGTATGGGAAAGGGATGGGCAACAAACGCAATCAGGACATGTTAGACAAGGCATTGGATCTCGTCAGACAGACCAAGCTGGAAGTGTATCCGATTGCGATGTGGGATGGTTCGTCCACTGGCACCCTGGACATGATCAACCGTTGCAAGAAAGCTGGCCTCCCTGTGGATATCACTCTAATGGGTAAGCCGAAGACCAAGCGCCTTTTGTAACATATCATAAATAATTTGAGTACACACAGCGGAGATACATCATGTTTGTCGTCATCAATCTGTTCTGTTACATCTTCACGGCGTACTTCTTGGGCGCGGTAGGGATCGAGACATACAATGATCTGAAGGATGGGGAATACGCCAACCGAATGGTTTATGTCAAGAAGTTTGTTCGTAAGTTCTGGTCCAACTTCGTTTACAAACTACCATGATCCCTAAATACCCCCATCATACATGGGGGTATTTTCTTATGAACGCACAGATCTATGACGCCCTATCACAGGGCAACGCCTTTACCAATCCTCTCCCGTCCCTCAGCAGCGCCTCACAGGGGTTAATCACCAGTGGTAAGGCGACTACAGCGTCACTGGCTAACACCGGAAATGCGCAGATTCAGGAAGCGCTGACGGCAGGTGGGTTGACTACAGCCAAACTCAACGAATCTACAGCAATGTTCAACTCAGCCAACAACAGCATCACTACTTTGAACAACTATGGCGACCAGTCAGTGAACGAGGCATATTCCCGCATCGGTACATCTGTGTCGTATAAGTCCGCCCTGAAGTCTATAGGTCGAGAACCGAACAACTGTGATCTGATCAATAATGCATTTGGGATTATTCAGAACCTCGGCAAACAGTGGATCAACACCATGCAAAGTGTTCTCACAACTATCACAAACAAGATGAATGAGCTGGCTGAGTTGGTAGCTCAGGGTGTCAGTGCTGGTCTTGATGCTATTCGGGCACTGGCTGCTGAAGTTACTCAGGCCATCGACACTGCTGTCGCATCAGTAGCCTCTATTGCTCAGGACATCACGAACGGTATTGCAGCAGAGTTAGCCCATATCCAAGACATGGTTGGTAAGTGTCTTAACTTCTCTTTTGCCAACGTGATATCAGAGTGGGCGAAAGATATCTGCGCCGGAGGTGTCATCAACAGCATCGGTTCCGATAATCTGAAGAACGCACTGAAGTAATCAGTGCTCCCGCGCCGGAAGAACTCCCAATGGTTCGATGCCATCCAACAGCAGGGAGTTCACACCCGCATTACTCAGTCTGATCAAGATTGTTCCCCCTGGGTTAACTTCAAAGATGCTCATCCCATTTCCAACCGCGTCGTTGTTAACGAACACACCCTGAGTTGCGATTCGTACTGGTTTATCTGTGTCATTCATGATCTTGAACGTCACGATTATATCCGATGTTGTACCCAGTCGTCCAACCATGCGTTGCTTCAGCTTGGTATAGAATGATGGATTAAAAGTGATAATGATGCTGTTGTTCTGAGAGTAATAAATACTGGCTGAAAGGTATGGAATCTTCCCTTCATCGCCACGCCGCAGGAGAGGAATTGTGGTCCTCCAGTATGGCTTGAGGGTGCTCATGTTCTCATCAAAGCAACCTAAAGGTACGAGCTTCTGGAAGGGCTGGAACTCTTGCACGATGATGTCCAGCATACCCTTGTTACAAGTGGGAACGCTGGCCGACAACATCACAGGTACGGTGCGCACTTCTGGGGTCCAGAGTTCGGAAACAGAAATTATTGGCGTGACAAAGATGCGACAGCTCGTAAACAAGAGCATCGAGCATGCCAACAACAATCTACTGATCCCGCGCATCAGGGTCACAACATATCTCCACAGCAAAGGTGCTATTATGTCCAACGTACAATTTAAGAACGAAAACCCTAATTTCGCGGCGTCCGATAAGTGGCGTCTGACTATCGGAGACCTTGTACTCCTAACCCGTAACATCCACGACTTCAGTATACCAGGGGTGTACTCCGAAGGCATCGATGGTCCGTCTCCTGGTGACGTGTTGGTTTCTATACCTTCAGAGCGTTTAACCTATGATCCCGTCGTATTTACTTTCGTTATAGACGAGGACTGGAAATCATGGTTACAGATCCACCAATGGATTACCAGCAACGTCGGCAAGGATTTGCCTGTCAGCAAGGACATTACCATTGAATTGCTGGATAACCTCAACCGACCGATTGGCCTCACTCTCGTGCTGGAGGAAGCCCGCCCGACTGCTTTGGACAACGTACTGGTGGACGTAGACGCGGCTGTACCTCAGCTAGTGACGACAGTGACCTTCAAGTTCCAACAGCTGGTTCCACTATCTGGTGGGAAGGCGATTGATTCTAATCCGCAAAATGTGGTATAATTTTATGACATTGACAAGCTGGGATATTTTATGAAAGAACAACTACAGACAATGGCTACCGAGGACATCATGAACGAACTGGAGCCGCTGATCACAGTGGACCCAGAAGACATGAACCTTGACCAGATCTCACTGAAAATCGGGCGCTCTTGGATGGCTGTACAGCGGCATTATCTGCGCGAGGGACGTTATCTTGAATTTCTCAACGGGCGCTTCCGCCAGATCGACCTCTATCTGCGCCGCTACTATGCAGGGGAGTTACCCCCTAACATCTACGCAGAGCGCCCCCTGAAGGTTCGCCCCCTGAAGTCTGACCTAGATACATGGGTCAAAGCAGACGATGACTATGTGGAGTTGTCTGTTCTGTTACAAGAACAAAAAGCAAAAGTCAAGTTCATAGAGACTTGTTTGGATCGCCTGAACAAACTGGGATACGAAGTGAAAAATGCTATTGAGTGGAGAAAATATATTGATGGTGTATAACGAGGATCACACATAATGGCATCTCTCCAAGATCTACGCAAGCTGAATGACTTCGAAAACCGTCATTACACATTCCAGCAATACGAACTTCCTCATAAGGAACTGGAGTGTGTTACGACGGAGAATGGTCGTCATTACGTTTCACCGTCTGGTGTAAAACTGACATCCGTCACGACTATGCTGGGACGCACTGGAGATCATGAATGGCTTGAGTCTTGGAGGAAGAAGCTGGGCGCAGAGGCCGCTGATCTTGAGACCATGCGCTGTGCTGACCGAGGGGAGAAGCTGCACCTTGCTTGTGAACTGTATCTAAAGAACCGCCCAATGAAAGAAGTGTTGGAAGCGGCTGGCGAATACATGTTCATGTTCAAGCAGCTGTTCCCTTACCTGAACAAGATGACAAAGATCTATGCTCAGGAGATCCCATTATATAGCGAGGTGCTTGGTCTTGCAGGTCGTGTAGACCTTATCGGGGTTTATGAGGGTAAACCTGCTGTCATCGACTTCAAGACATCGAACACCATGAAGACGCGGGGCATGATCGAGGATTACAGTATTCAGCTGTGCTTATATTCGGTCATGTTCCAGCAGATGTTCGGCGTCAAGATCACCCGCCTCATCAACGTGATTGCCAACGAGTCTTCCCCTCTACCAACCGTCATTGAGTTCAACCGTGATGACATTCTGACTAAGATGTTTGAGCGTGTTCGTCTGTATCATCGCATGGATAAAGAACAAAACGGAGTCTGGCCGGATCACTAAATACCCCATAATCCTTGGGAGATTTTGTATGGCAGACATTCAGATTGTTAAGGTTAACGAAGTCCGCATGCGTTGCATCGCAGATCTTTCTATCAGGGAAGAACTTAATGACTACTTCAAATTCGAAGACCCGAACTTCGTTCCCAACCCCTTCTCTAAATGGGACGGGGTTGTCCGCCTATTTACCAAGTCATCTGGTCTAATCGATATCGGTCTGCTGTTTGAGGTATTTAAGTTCTGTAAGAACAACGGATACACCATTGAACTGGATCCGGCACTGAAGTACATTCAGGACATCCCAGATGAAGAAATCCGTGAATTCATCGACAGCCTGCATCCAAAGATCCGTACCGAAAATCACGAATATATCGATGCCGAGACTCGTGACTACCAGTACGACACCATCGCCAAGGCTATGCGTCAAACCAGATGCGTCTGTGAACTGGCTACGAGTGCCGGTAAGTCCTTTATTCTGTATGTCATGGCGCGGTACTACAGGCGGCGCAGAGAAGCTCTCGAAAGTCCTCTGAAGACGCTTATCGTGGTGCCGTCAATCCACCTAGTCACTCAGCTGTACGACAACTTCGAAGAGTATGCGCATGGCAGTGATTGGAAGCCCGTTGTTAACACCCAGCTGATTTTTGAGGGCGCGACAAAGGAGATCAGTAAACCAATCGTCATCAGCACATGGCAGGGCATTCAAGACCAGTCGAAGGAATGGTTCCACCAGTTCGGCGATATCGTGGTGGATGAAGTGCACACCTCCAAGTCTGAGAAACTGTCTTACATCCTGAACAACTGCATCTATGCCGACCAGCGCCTGGGGGTTACAGGTACGCTGGCGAACACCAAAGTTGCCGGGCTTCAGGTGGTGGCTCACTTCGGGGCGTACCATAAGATCATCACGGCTCGCGATCTTATCAATCTCGGGTACGCCACTGACATCAAAGTGAAGATGATTCAGCTGAAGCACACTCCGGCGGATGCTGTTGGTCTAGACGGGGATTATTCCAAGGAAATAGAATACCTTATTACACACCAGTCCCGCAACGAACTGATCGCCAAGATGGCACTGAATCTGAAAGGGAACGTGGCCATCATGTTCGAGCGTATTGACGCCCACATGATGGTTGTGTACGATATGCTGAGCGCAGTCAAGCCCAACGTGTTTGTCATCAACGGGGAAGTGAAGATCGAAGACCGCCGCCGCATACAGAAAGCGATGGAGGATGGAGAAGATATCACGTTGTTGGCTTCATACGGGACAATGCAACAGGGTGTGTCAATCAAGAAGCTACACCACCTTGTACTGGCACACCCGAGCAAGTCATATATCCGTGTCATACAGACATTGGGTCGTCTGATGCGTCAGCACTCCTCTAAGGACGTCGCGTGGATATGGGACTTAGTGGATGATGCATCGTACAACGCCAGCACGAACCACGCTCTCAGGCACTCTCATGAACGTTACAAGTTTTACCTGGCAGAGCGCCACCCCGTGGAGTTCATGAAGGTGGCGCTGGGCAATCACGATTAATCTTGATTCACATAGGCGGGGGTGGCCTCGCCTTCATCAGTTACTACGCCGAACAATTTATCCAGAGAAGCCAGACATTGTGAGTTTAGGTGTTCACTGATCGTATCCTTCAGCATTTCTTCGCTGCCCAATTTGAATGGCAGAACTTTCGCTTCGATGCCGTTTTCAAACGTCACCACACCGACATACAGACCAACTTTCAGACCTGTCATCAAACCCAGAGGGACAAATCGCGGCTCCGATGGTAAGTTCTTGTCTGACGCCAGCTGTGTCAGATAAACCGGGGTGCCTGTGATAAATTGACCTGTGGTGAGGTTGGCGTCTGGCTTACTACACCCGACTGCGTATAATCCTACGAACTGTTTCATATATTACTCTCGTGTGTTGGTTAACATGACATACATATTATTTCGCGTGCATGTTTAGACCAAATAAATTAATTTTGCTGTTGAATAAAAACTGCTTTCTTGTTGAACAACGGCGTGGTATTATACGAGTTGTGAGCGTTAGCGAACAACGAGTATTTGTTTTATGAGCGAAGCGAATAGGATTAATAAAGATTATTATCTTTAATAAAGGTTATTATCTTTAATAAAGTCCATAAATGCCGAAGGCATTTATTAATAACGCGTAGCGCAATTTGCCACTTGTTCTATAAGCAAAACACAGCGATACTAGATTTCGTCAAACATGACTTGAACCCCCACTATATTTTGAGGATACATACAAATGCAAGAGATCACTCTCTCCGAACGTACACTTCAGTTGCTGGCCAACTTTGAGACCATCAACCCATCTATCGTTCTGACACCGGGCAAGATGCTGCGCAGTATTAATGATTCTTCTACTGTGATCGCCGTGGCGCAGATCGAAGAAGACTTCCCGTTTGAGTTCCCGATTCTGGACCTGACCAAACTTCTGGCCATCCAGCGCCTACCTTCCTTCAAAGGTGCCAAAGCCGAATTCCATCAGGACTACATCCTGTTGAAAGGCGAAAGCTCTCAGCTGCAATTCTGGCGTTCTGCTAAAGAACTCACTGTTGTTCCGGCTGACACCATTGAACTGCCGTCTGTTGACTTTGAAGCGATCATCACTCCAGAGAAGATGAAAGAACTGACCCGCGCCTGCTCTACCCTCGGACACAAGACTGTGCGTCTGGTTGCTCAGGGTGGCAAAACTCGCCTGGTTGCAACCACCACTACCCTGGACAACTCCAACAACTACACTGTTGAGCTGGGCGAAACCGCGCTGCCGGACTTCGTAATGCCGCTGGATGTTGCCAACCTGAAAATGATCGAAGGCAACTACACTCTGCGTGCATGTGCTGATCTACAGATGGTGAACTTCCAATCATCAGACGCGACGATCAATTACTTCGTCGGCGCACAGATTGAGTAATCAATCTCCAGCCTGATGCTATAATGTGTGGGCGGGGCGTTCCCCGCCTATTTGAAATGATTCTTCTACACGAGGCTGAAATGTCTAATATCACTATCGTTTCCGACCAGTACGCATGGGAAAACAAGTACCGCCCTGACAACCTGGACGAGATTATCATCCCTCAAGACGTCCGCGCTAAAATCCATGGCTACATCACCAGCGGTAACGGCAACATCCCGTCTATGCTGTTCTACTCCCCTCAGCCTGGTACTGGCAAGACTACCTCCGCCCTGGCCGTGTGTAATGAAATCGGTTGTAAGCAACCACTGATGATCAACGCATCCCTGGACAACAGCATCGACGTTATCCGTGACCGCGTGATTCAGTACTCTACTGGTGTGAGCGTATTCGGTGGCCGCAAAGTCGTTATCCTCGACGAAGTAGAGCGTCTGTCTATGGCGGCACAGGAGTCGCTGAAGGGTATTGTGGAGAAGGTCTCCAAGAACTGTTCATTCATCCTGACCACCAACGCCAAGCAACGTGTGAACGAACCTCTGCGCTCTCGTTGCCGTGAAATCGACTTTATCTGGAATGAGACCGAGGCTGATGAGGTCAAACTTCAGTTCATGCGCCGCTGTGCTGAAATCCTTCGCTGCGAAGGTGTTGAGTATGACCCTCCTGTGTTGGCTGCTATTGTCAAGCGCCATTTCCCTGATAACCGCCGCATCATGGGTGTTCTACAGGATAACGTCACCACTTACGGCAAGATCGACGAACGTGCACTGGCTGTGTTAAAATCGGCCGATATGGGCATGTTGGTGAATATGTTGAAGGATAATGACTGGGCTGGGATGAAGCAGTGGGTGACCGACAACCAGAACTATATCACTGAAGACTTCTATTCCCGCTTCTTCCAGTTCTGTGTACCACAGGATAAAGAGAAGCAAATGTTGGTCCAGAATGAGTCTATCCCTGATCTGGTATGCGTGTGTGGTCAGTCTCAGATTGAACACCGTCAAGTCGGCGATGTCTGGCTGCATGCTGTGTTTTTCCTGACCAATGTCATGCTCAACATCAAGTGGAAGTGATATTATGGCCGCCCTTGGATTGTTCGATTACCTGGCTGCTCTGAACAGCAGCAAAGAAAACCTTTTGCGGTCTGATGACCCAGAAGTGTTGAAAGGATTCGACCCGTTTATGACGCGGCGTGGTTTAGCTCAGAGCAAAGACACTCTAGTGGCTGCGCAACAGATGAATAAGCTACATGCTATCACTCCATGGATGCAATGGTCATATGCCTTTTACACCATTCCGGCTCGGAAACGCTACGACAAATGGTCTAAGAAAGGTCCGATTGATCCTGACGTGAAGTTACTCTCCGAGTACTTCTACATCAGCATGGAGAAGGCATCGGAGTACGTCCGTTTCTTGCCGAAGGAAGTCCTGGCCGAGATACGCGAGAAGATGAGACGTACTGAGCTGAACGCCAAAGCGAAACCGCGCAAGGCTAAGTAGTTCAAACTATTGTAAAAGGGGAATGAGTCATGGCGCGTAATACGCTAGACATATTGAATATTTCAGCAGTCAACGATGAGGCCAGCATCGTTGATTGTATGGTTGAAGTTCAATTGAACCAAGATCGGCCAGGTATATTCCTGGGGATCAAGGAAACACTGAGTCGAATTGGGGTAAACACGCGCCAAGAGCCGAATACTCTGTATCAGACTTGCCATATTCTTCATAAGTGTGGTAAGTATTATATCGTCCACTTTAAGCATCTATTTATGCTGGACGGGCATTACAACGGATTTAACCGCGAAGATGTCCTGAGGATGAACCGAATCATCAAGCTGCTGGAGCAGTGGAACATGGTGAAGGTCATTCATCCTGAGCAGGTCACCGAAGCAGCCGATATGTCTCGCATTAAAGTGGTTAAACACGATCAGGTTCCTGAATGGAAGCTGGTTCCAAAATACATCATCCGGCCTACAAAGGCAAAAAGCGAATAACTGGAGTCGCTATATTATGACAACTACATTTTCTAAGAACGTGAATCTGAATCTGGCTTTCGGTAATGCAAAGGGCGACGTCACATCGCCCGACTTTGGTAAGATCCGCAATCAGGCGAAACTGGTGCTGGAAGAAACTCGTGAACTGCTAGAAGCGGCGTATTTCGACCACGAGGTGAAAATTGAGTTCACCGCATCTCCGCGAGTCCTGAAAGAACCCGTTGTTGTCGACATCAAAGACATTATGCGCCAGATCATGGATGCCCAGGGCGACATCACAACAGTCAACGACGGTTTGGCTCATATTGCTGGTTTCGACGGTGACGAATGCCTACAGCGCGTGTATGCGTCTAATATGAGCAAGTTCGTTCGCAATGAAGGTGAAGTTGTTCCAGCGCTGGAGTATTACTATAACAAAGGATTCCCACGCGAAAGTCTACGCATCGAAGGGGAATTCCCTCAGGCGTGCATCAAAGTGGTGGACACCATCACTGTCGACAGCAAAGAATACCCGGCTGGCAAGTTCCTGAAGAACATGGCAACCTTCAAAGAGCCTGACTTCTCTGATATGTTGACCACCGAGCCTAAGCGCCAGATCACCGAAATCATTCTGACGGGCACGGCTACCCCAGGTCGACTCGGATGCAACGAACATGCTGGTGTTGCCTACGCGCCGTTCGATTTTATTGACGAGATCGTGGGATACACCAAGATGGGTTTCCAGGCGTTCTCTGGCGAAACAGTCGAGAGCTACATTCCCGTGTTTGTTTTCAATGAAGACAACTTCCCAACTCTACCGTTGATCTGGGGTGAATGGAAAGCCAACGTCCGTATCTATGTGGCCAGCCCAGTGCAATCATCTATCACCCAACTGACCCGTATCGATTAAGATATACAGTTATTCACTAAACAACAGAGGCTATAATGGCCTCTGTTTTCGTATTCTAAGAGGATACCATGAAAGATAAACCATATGACATCCCATATTGCGGTGTCCGTGAAACCAAAATCAAATCAGCCCATCCTATGTTAAGTTCATTCCACCGCCAGCTGGCATATGAATGGATGAGGGATCGTTATGCGATACATGTCAAGAAGGACGTGCAATGCCTTCCAGCGCCATGGACGGATAATCCGGTATTACGCCAAGTCAAGTTTTGTAACGTGCGGAGAGAGCACGATAGACAGTCTCGAAATTTGATCAATAATATCATCCTCAATCAGGATCTCACGCTATCTGACAAAATGTTCAACTGTGTATTGTTCCGCATGTACAACATGTGGGAACCTATACAGGCTTTGGGTGGTCCATGGACGATCGAAGAATTCGGAAACATAAATCTTGAATGGTGTCGAAATGTTCTTCAGGAATTCGAATCTAAAGGTGGCAAAGTTTTCACCAATGCGTTTAATACAGGCGGTCTGAAACAATGCCTGGCTTTCCCCGAACTAGTTGTCAACCACAAGGAGCATCACTTCGGTGGGATGATGGTGAATCTGATCTGTAAAGACGGTTCAATCCAGAACATGGATTACAAGGAAGCCAAGGCCATCGCTGAAGCAGAGCCGGACTTCTACACCATCGAAGGTTGGGAACCGTACATGCCAATGCGTGTCATCCGCTCCCTGAAGGCATTCGTCAACAAACACCCTCATTACTTTGATCGCCTCAGGGAATTTAGCCGTCCCGACTCTGTTTACCAGGCGATGTATGACGACATTGAGGGGCTTGGACCATTCTTGGCATACCAGATTTGGGTTGATTTTACATACATCGATGAATATCCATTCAGTGAAAACCACTTCACTATCGCTGGTCCAGGTTGCCGTGCTGGTATCGATCTGTTATTTTTGGACAAGGACGGCATGACGCATGAAGAATGCATATTCTGGGTTCGTGATCATCAAGATCAATTGTTCGCTCAGTATGGGTATAAACGTAATGAATTTTGGTCGGCAGAAGAACCGGAAGACCGTTGCATGAATGTTATGCAGCTGGAGAACATGTTCTGTGAACTTCAGAAATATACCCGCTGCGTTGAGGCAGTGATGCGCGGGGAGAAACCTCGAGGAAAGGTGGGGTATGACGGGAATGGCAGTGCGTATAAGCAACGTTGTGATGAAGTCGTGCTCAAACGTGGTTCCGTCAATTTGCTGGACCGTTTGAAGAAACCTGAATAAAGATTCCCTTTACTTCGTTCTTCAATAACTCTTTTCAACGTATTATTGACCTCACTTAAACGAAGCGCCCTGGCAAACGGGGCGCACATTTGAACTGAAACAGGAAGACTACACCATGTCAGAATTTAAGCCCTTCGCAGTAGCTGTTAACAACAACGTGCTGGCTATGTCAGCATCTGGTCTGTTCATGACCAACATCGATAAAGATGCTCTGTGGGATCTGTATCTGTCTTCTTTCCCTGCTGGTACCAACCCGCTCTACCGTGAGCGTACCGAGCACGACTGCACCTGCTGTAAACAATTCATCCGTAACATCGGCGGTGTGGTCACCATCGACGCCGACCTGAACGTGATCTCTATCTGGGATAACATTCAGCTGGGTAACGAATACGACGTTGTCGCTGCGGCGCTGTCAGCGTATGTTAAGCAGCACGCAATCGTCGACGTGTACTTCAACGACACCAAGAAAGTTGGTGTTGAGTCGAATCACGAAATGAAAGACGGTATTGTCCGCACCTACAACCACTTCCACACCGACCTGCTGGGCAGCTATGTTCTGCGGGCAGATACCATCGCTTCTAAGAAGGGTGAAATCCGCCAGGCGATTGAAGTGTTTGAGCGCGGCCTGCGTGAACTGTCTCTGGAATCGGCTGAAATCGTTCTGGAATTGATTGACCAGAATTCTCTGTATCGCGGTGAAGAGCACAAAGCGGCAGTGCAGGCGTTCGTGGTGAACAAGACCCTGTACGAACAAACTGCAGAAGAGAAACGCGCTCTGTGGGCTTGGCGCACTGGCTACCGTGCAAACGGTCATACCCCTCACGGCATTCGTAATACCGTGATTGGCTCTCTGCTGGTAGACCTCAATGAAGGCCGGGATCTGGAAACCGCCGTGAAGTCCTTTGAAGCCAAAGTCGCTCCGACGAACTACAAGCGCCCAACCGCGCTGGTCACGAAGTCCATGATTGAAAACGCGCAGAAAGAAGTCGAAGCGCTGGGCCTGACCGATTCACTGGGTCGCCGTTATGCCGTGTATGACGATCTGACCATCAACAATGTTCTGTTCGCCGATCTGGCAGCTCAGAAGAAGATGGACCCGTTTGCTCAGCTGGCGTCTGAAGTGAAGACTCCGACCAAGTCCCTGGACAAGGTTGAAGAGATCACGATCGACGACTTCCTGACCAACGTGTTGCCAAAGGCGCATTCCCTGGAAGTACTGGTTGAAAACTCTCACATTGGCAACCTGATGTCCCTGATCGCTCCGGCTACCGCAGGCGCTCCTAACCTGTTCAAGTGGAACAACGGCTTCAGCTGGTCGTACAATGGCGAAGTGGCCGACTCCATCAAAGAGCGCGTGAAGACCGCAGGCGGTAATGTCGACAGTTTCCTCCGTGTGTCACTGGCTTGGCATAACAACGACGACCTGGATCTGAGCATGAACGATCCTCTTCACAACCACGTGTATTATCACAACCGTCGTTCGACAACTGGCGCAACTCTGGACATCGACATGAACGGTATGGACGGCATTGATCCAAACCGCCGTCCGGTGGAGAACATCTTCTTCAGCGATGAACGCAAGCTGCGTGATGGTCTGTACGAGTTCTATGTCACTAACTTCAGCCAGCGTGAAACCTGTGATATGGGCTTCGAAATCGAAGTTGAATACAAAGGCCAGACCAAGCGTTTTTCGCATCCTGGCCTGAAGCACAAAGATCGCACTCTGGCTGTTGTGATTGATGTCCGCGCTGGACAAGTGGTAGACATCCGTTCTACCCTGAAAGACGACGCTCGCTCTCAGGAAATCTGGGGCATCAAGACCTCCGTCTTCCAGAAGGTACAGCTGGTTCTGAACTCACCAAACCATTGGGACGGCGAGCAGACTGGCAACAAGCACGTGTTCTTCATCCTGGAAGGTTGTGCTAACCCTGTCGGCACCCGTGGTTTCTATAACGAATATCTGAAGCCGGAACTTGATAAACACCGCAAGGTTTTTGAAATGTTAGGCGGTAAGATTAAAGTACAGCCAAGCACTGAGCAGCTGTCCGGTCTGGGCTTCTCTACCACCCAACGCAACCACGTGTTCGTGAAGGTGAGCGGTTCGTTCAACCGCACTGTGAAAGTTGTGTTCTAAACCTGATTTGAAATTGTAACCCATTCATCATTGAGGATAGTAAAATGTTTGATAAAGCAACCCGTATGAAACTGCGCTTCGAGTCTAACAAAGGCCTGTTGTCTGTTGAGCAGGTCTGGGACCTGAGCCTGACTGCCCTGAACGAAATGGCGAAAGGTCTGAGCCGTCAGGTGAAAGCAGCAGAAACCGATGAAGAAGATTTCATTGGTACCAAAAGCAACGTTGACTCCGAACTGCAGCTGCGCTTCGACGTTGTCAAGCACATCATCGGCGTTAAGCTGAAAGAACGTGACGACAGCAGAGAAGCGGCAGAGCGTAAGGCGAACAACCAGGTTATCCTGGAGCTGATCCAACGTAAGAAACAGCAAGAGCTGGAAAGCAAATCTGTTGAAGAACTGGAAGCGCTGCTGAAATAACCCTGTTGGCCTCGGCCTGAGCAACCCCGCCATGTGCGGGGTTTCTTTTTGGACAAAGAATATGAAACTTGTCATCTGTGATTACTGCGGCCTCCTAGCCGAATTCGTCGGTGGTGATGTTCTCTACCCTCATCGCCCTGACCTCCGCAATCTGAAGTTCTGGGTGTGCACTCCATGTGATGCCCGTGTCGGTTGCCATGCCCATGGCGACGGCAGACAACCTTTGGGAAGGATGGCGAATGCCGCTCTCCGTGCTGCTAAGCAGGAAGCCCATAGATCGTTTGACCCATTGTGGAAAAGCGGAGAGAGGAGCAGGAGCGACGCTTACAGTTGGCTGGCGCATGAGCTGGGGATAAAGAAGCGTGAGTGTCATATTGGCTTGTTCGATATCGACATGTGCCGTAAAGTAGTTGCTGTATGCAACCAATTACGGGAAACACAGAATGGCAACCATCAATCGTAATGAACCCCAAGGTGTTGAGCTGAAGGGTAAATCTGTTCGCGAAGGTCTAAGGCTATCTCCAGATCTTCTGAAGTCACACATTGCCGAAGTCATCTATGAAGACCGTGAAGTCGGCGGCCACCGCGTCATCACCTGCCACTTCAAGATGGACAACGGCTTTGTCGTGTGGGGTAAGAGTAGCTCTACTTCCATCGACCCTGCCAACTTTGATGAAGAGTTGGGCAAGAAGCTGGCCTATGACAAGACCTTCTCCCAGTTGTGGGAACTGGAAGCCTACCGCGCCGTTGTGGAGAAGCAGATGTTGGAGGTGGCTACCGCCGATGCGAAGATAGACATCTTCCAGTACATCTCCGAAAGGGGGAAGATAAATCATATGGCTGGGATGGAATTCTTACAAGGCCACGGTCAGTCTTTCGTGTTCCGACATCCACGAGACCCAAGTCGCGGATTCGGTGCTGAATTTATTCAGACTGACAACGAACGCCACAACGAACAATTCAATGGTAAATCCCGAGAGAAGGTTGAAGCCTATCTGCGTTCGTTCATGCGCCCGGATGAATTGTATTCTGAACTCGTTGTTCGTCTGGCCAAGACTTGCATGGCGGCCTACAAGGGTGGGATCTACTTTAATGCCACCTCTTGGGATAAGATGAGCGCCGAAGAACAGAAAGACTGCTGTGATGACGTCAGGCGGCTCTTGCTGGCTCCGACGGATTATACCCCAACCGACCAGAAGGATGCGCTGTTCAAGGCCATCGTTGATTCTTACAAATAACTGAATTATCAAAGTCCTTCAATAACAATAACGCCCAGTATATTTGCTGGGCGTTTCAATTTGTACATCACAGTATAATACGGCTGTACAATACACCATGAGGTTACATTATGTTTCGTTTGAAATTGAACGACCAAGATGTGTTCTACAAACACTTCACCTTCCCAGGTGGTGAGGAACATATCAAGATTCAAAAATCTGGTATCCCTATCGGCCATGTTCAGAACGTGGTGATTGATGCTCACATCAAATCATCAGACGTTCAGAAGCGGTTGGCTCTATCCAGCGCCTGTGGGAGATCTTTGAAACTGGGCACTTCCTGTTGGATGAGCACATCGGCCTGATCTACGGTGATTCTATCACCCCCCCTGGCGCGTGAAGACCGCTATTAAATCCCAACAGGGCGTCGTCTCTGTTAAGTGAGATCAAATGATACTGAAAGAATGTTTTACCGACCTGAAGGCGACGTCTGAAAGTATTCCGGCTTGCATTCAGAACTATGCTCCAAAGGATGTGCTCTTGGCTCAGCTGGAGCAGTCTCGTGAGTTTATCAACAATATGCTGGACTCTGTAAAGACGCGCATCGAAGCCGCTGATGAGTCTGAACTTAACCCTTACGCACAAGGCGAAGAGAACAATGATTGAATCATTAGAATTTAAGAATGCGGTTGCGACTGCTGCCCCGTCCAACCATGTAATCGTTGTAGACATTTCCGGCTCTATGTACCGTGCGCTCCCTGAAGTCCGTAAGCATCTGAAGGAGAACCTGCCTTCCCTGGTGAAACCGGAAGACACTGTGAGTGTTCTATACTTCTCATCCAAAGGCGACTTTGGCACTGTGTTCGCTGGCCGTCAGATCAATGCAGCATCCGACCTGAGCGAAATCAACAATCTGATTGACCGTTTCCTGCAACCATCCGGCTGTACTGGTTTCGTTGAGCCATTGAAACTGGCGATGGACACTGCTCGTGGCCTGAAGAAGCCTGGCTATGTCAACAACCTGGCGTTCATGACTGACGGGTATGACAACTGCTGGCGTACCAACGAAATTCTACTGGTTGCTGAGACCCTGCCATTTGCTTTTGATAACATTACATTTATCGAATATGGCTGGTACTGTAACCGCGAACTGCTGGCGCAGATGGCCGAACGCTCTGGTGCTACTCACGTGTTTGCCGAAGGTCAGACCGAATACCAGACCGAGCTGGAAAACGTGCTGAAGTCATCAGTGCCGAAGGTGAAAGTTGATGTCCCAGTCATCTACACCCATGCCATCTACGTCGAAAACGGTGTGGCAACAGTACTGGCGGTGCAGGACGATGACTCTCACCCGGTCGGCTATGTGAGCATCCCTGAGAGCGTCACCAAGCTGTGGGTTGTAAACCCTAACATGATCGACCAGCTTGATGCGCTGGCGGATATCCAGGCGGCATACGTGCTGGCGTTCTACGGCGTACACATCATGGACGCGGACCTGGTGTGGGCTGCACTGAAGAAAACAGGTGACGTTCGCTTCATCAAACAGTACAGCAACTGCTTCACCAAGCAGGACTACTCCAACATCAAGAACGATCTGGTTCAGGCGATTGTTGAAGACCAGCTGCGCGGCGTTGACGGTATTGACTATGACCTGGTTCCGGCTGAAGATGCGACCACCGTCGTTGATGTGCTGACGTACCTGGCTGAAGCTGGTGTGCCTGTTGCTACCAAGCATCCGATGTTCTCCTATAAGAGTATCGGGCGCGGTACTGTGCAGAAAACCGACGACACCGAAGACAAGCTGGCAGAACAGATCGCGAATGCTCAGTCCAAAGAAGAGCGTAAAGCCCTGGCTCTCAAGCTGGCAGAGCACGAAGAGTGGAACCCGACGTTCGAACCTACCAACGACCTGGGTGTTGTGCCAATCAGTGATTTGGTCTATAACTTCGAGCGCCCGAACATCAGTGTGCGTACAATTCAACACGGTACTGTGGCTGTGCCTGAATTCGCACAGAAGAAGTTTGGCCTGCCTGAAGAACTGGACACTTTCCAGTGGCGCAACTACACCATCGTCAAAGACGGTATCATCAACGTGAAGACTCTGCCGTTCAAGGCTGATATCGAAGTTGTACAGAAGCTGATCGAAATGGGCGTCCACGTGTTTGGTGGTCCGGAAGTGTTTGTCCTGAACCTGGAAAGCGTACCGCTGGTCAACCGCGCCATGGTCAAGAACATCAGTGCTGCTCAGTTCTTTGCGGATAATGTCCGTCTGGAAGCCCTGAAAGGTAAGCAGAAGGTGCTGAAGTTCTATCGAGACGCCCTGGTTGGTAAGGGTAACGCCAAAGGCCTGGCAGTACAGTACGGCGCTGAGGCGGCCGAGTTCCTGTCCTCCTACGGCATCCGCGATTACGGCTTCTCACCGAAGACTGAGACCAAAGAGTCTACCGACTTCTACATGAGCCGTGAGCTGAACGTGAAGATCGCCGGGGCGTCTTCACTACCGAGCATCGCGGCAGTACAGAAGAAGATCGCAGAGAACAAGAAACTCAATGCTGGTGACTTGTTCATCGCCAATGCTCTGAAAGAGTACGAAGCATTCGTGAAGTCTCCTATGATCACTGCCGTGCCTGAAGCCTTACAGAAACAGCTGATCGAAAACTGGATCGACGCTGCTGCCAAGGCGGCCATCACCGAAGTCCGTGCCCTGAACAAGACGCTGTCTAAAGTGGTGTATGGTATCGTTGCTGGTCATGGCTGGTTCACCGACCTCGACCTGGAAGAGTCCACCATGGAAGTTGAAGTGGATGGCGTGAAGTACAAGGTCACTGCCGAACTGACAGAGAAAGAAATCAAAATCTAATCCAACGGGCGGGGCAACCCGCCTTTCTTTGGGAGAAGTAGCATGAGCAGTAAACCAACATATGTTGAAGTCATGCGTCATCTGGCTCAGTACGCCACCGACAATCTGAATATGGATCTGTGGCGTGACGATGACAAGCGCAAATTGCTGGACGACGTGGCATCTCAGAACGAGGACGCCCTGGACAAGCTGGCTGGCCTCCGTACCAAGAAAGACCTCGGCGGTGATGAACTGGACGCTATCGAAATCGTAATGGACCTCGAAGAAGAGTTTCAGGTCGAAATCGACGACGGCTGGCTGGGTAGTAAAGGCGATGACCCGACCATGGGTGAACTCGCTGAACTCGTGGTTGCCCTGCGCAAATAACAGAAGTCCCCAACAAACGTTGGGGATTTTTACTTTTAGGGGTTTACTTCCTCTAAGGAATGTCCTATTATTCAATAACTGGCGAACGATGGGTTCACCGGGTTGAAAGGTAAGATTATATCATGAAGAACAAAATGGTCGAAACTTCAGTAGAGATTGATCGCAATTGGGGATTGCTCCGCGCTAAAGGGTTCCGCCGTGTGTATGCGACCAAAGAAGTCTACGCACAGCGTCGTGACGTTATCATCAGCAAGAAAGGCAAAGAGTGGGTTGCTGAAGAAGTTGATGTCGAGACAGGCATCGTAGGAAAGGTAAAGGCCAAGGCCGCGATCCTCTTCGCTCTTCTGAAGCACATCAGTTAATTCTATAACTTTGGGCGGGGTATGATTACCCCGTCTATTTGAAACCAAGAGACTATATCATGAAAAAGTTAATCCTCGCTGTTGCCCTGCTGGGCGCTTCCTTTGCTGCTGTTTCCGCCCCTCCTGTCATCACCGGAGTGTCTACCAACGGTGTTTATGCTTTCAAGGCGTATGGCCAAGACCTCGTTCTGTATAAGAACGGGAAGATGATTGAGCGCTGCGTATCAGACGACGTGAATCGTGGGATCGACAATCAGGGTAGCCCATACGTCCTGGACATCTATTCCTGCTCCAACGGGACGAAGTCCTTTGGCGTCAAGACCTTTGGCAACGTCGCCGACGGTGGCTGGGGCTTCATGTTCGAAACCCGCAACCACCACCCGGTCAAGACCATGCAAGAAGAGTTCTTGATCTCTGTCGGGGGTACGTTATGACACCATCAGAGAGAAGTTCTATCAAGGAGATGATCAGAGACAAGGCGTGTGTTGGCCATACTCAGTCAGAGAACATCTTGCGCCTGATGGTAATAAAGAACGATATCGACAACAGCCGATTCCAAACAGCGTTGTATGGCATGCTGGAGTTTATATCGCGGTCATCTGATCTTGGCACGGTCCGATATCTTGACGATCTGACCAAGCTGCTGAACACGGGCGGGGAAACTTTCGACGCCGCTCGTATCCTGATTGACGGTGGACCTGAAGAAGACGAGGTATAATTTGGATAAAGAATTGGTTTGGGAAATTGTGAAGGGTGTCCTAGTAATAATCGCGGTGGTTTTCATCTTGGGTGGGAACTTCTTCTATTGGTTATTCCGATCCGACCAGAAACGTCGCGAACGCAAGGAGAAAGAGAGAAAGGATCGATGGATGCGCTAACTAAGGGATAACCCTATATCCCGAGGTGTGTCATGTTCCTTACATCTTTTATTGACTGGTTGAACATCATTAACGGCCTGAGGATTCCTGTTGGGAACCTCGGGCTTTCTCGTTCTTCTATGCCGCAAATCGATGCCGACAAACAAGAAGATTTTCACAAATATCTTGAAGACAACGGCGTGTCCATAGATGCTGTGCAAGTGCCCATCAAAATGCTTCGTCTTACCCAGAACGAAATCAACAAGATGAAGGTCTGGAAGATCATGAAGAACATCAGAAATAAGAAACCTATGGGTCGAGTTTGGGTGTCTTCTGACAATTACGTTGTTGACGGTTCTCACCGATTTGTCGCTGCGTTGAACATGGACGGCAAACAGCGCATGAAGGTCTACAAAGTTGATTTGCCAGCGATGGAATTTGTTAAACTCGCTAAACAGTTTCAGGGTGTGCGATACAGAACGGTCAGTGATACCCGTTTCTGAATACGATAGTTTATTGAATCCCTTTACTCAACATGGTGAGCCGCCTATCATTTCATCCAATGAAATAAGGAGAATCGCCATGAAACGTTTAATCCTCGGGGTTGTGCTGGCTGGTCTGGCATTACCCGCCGCTGCCAAGCTGAACTCCACAGGTGATAAACTGTGGTCCGACCTTTCCTATTGTGCTGGGTTCTCCCAGGCGGTTGCCATCGACAAGTCTGGTTCCATAGAGAACTTCGCTGAACTCTGGAACACAGGCAACGTCTCCACTGCTGTCGTCAATGCCGGAATTGAGTTCAACCGTTACAAACAGGGAGCCTATAACCTCAAGGGCTACCTCAATGACGACGAATTTAACCGTGGAGGCATGGAGGCTGGCGATTTAATCATGACTGGGCGTATGGGCACCCAAGGCCGGATGACCGTAAGACAGTGCCGTTCGCTCCCTTCTCCGGCATTACAGAAGGGTGTGCAGGTTGGTCGCCGCCACCTGAACCTCATCAACGATGGCAACCAGTGCGTCAAAGTATTCGAATACAGCGCCACGCAGACCTCTGATCGCGTCCTGAAGAAGGAATGGCGTACTCGCGCTCTCGGTCTCAGAGCCTGGCTGGTTGAGAACGATTATTACTTTGAAGACAGGGTTCAGAACGGTCTGAAAGACCTGGCCACGAATCTGAGCGTGAACCTTGATGATCCTCGCATGTCGCGCGAACTCCAGCAGACTCGTGTTGACTGCGACAATATGATGAAGGAGAACGAGTGATGAAATGTAAAATCCTGCTCTTGTTGGTACTGATAGCCGGGTGTGTAAACGCCGCGCCACCGTCCAAACTGAACACATGTGTGGCATGGATGGAGACGTATCAGCAGTTCCACCCAGATGACAAGGATACATCTATCCTCCTGTCCGACTTCGAGGGGGAGCTGAAGCGCCTTGATCTGTTCAGTGTTGATCAGATAGAGAATGCGCTGGATCTTCCCATGATGCTGACTGCGGCTGATAACAGTCCACAAACGAAGAAAGACCTGATGTATTGTCGGGGGATTGCCCAGGACTTTGTCGGATTTCAAAATAAAGTTTCGGGTTAAAATTTAGCCCTACATTGTGAACTGAAGGAATACACTGTGATGCTCCTGACCAAAACAATCGCTGCGGCGATTATCGAAAAGAATAAGGCTTTTGCCCCCAACGCAGCCAAAGTTATGTTGGTACACGAAGACGCTCGCGTGATCTTCGCCGAGAAGTTCGAGATGGGTGCGAAGTTCTGGTATGCCGACAACTTACGTGAGAGCAAACTTCAGGGTATCATCCACAAACTGACTCTGGTCGCCAAGCGTAATGACCAGGGTGACTGGGTCGGCGTTTCTGACTTCAGTACGAAGATCACCCCAAAGGCTCCGCTTTCTCGTCAAGAGCGCATTCTGGAAGCCCAGGAAAAGCTGCGTGCGGCTCGGAGTACCACAAAGGCGAAACCAGATACAAGCCCTGTCATCAAGCCAGCGGTTGTTCCTAAGTCCAAATACCTCCCACCCGTGAGTCAAAAGGCTGTGGAGCAATTGGTTGAGAAGCGCAAGGGTGACGTTGTGATGAAGTCTGACTCTTCAGTGGAGCCGTTCAAGCCGGATCCAGCAGAAGTACAGGCGCTGGCAGAAAAGGTAAAGAATTCACAATTCATTTCCCTGCGTGAACTTGAACCGCCTACTCGCCGTCGTATCGCCAACGAGCTGTTTGTGTCGTTCAGGTCGGATGGTAAGATCATCCTGTGCAAAGCCCTGCGCGATGCAATCCCTTGGACAACTCTGAACATGATGGTCACTCGCGACTTCAAGCGTTTTGGTATCATGCAAGGCAAGGACTACAACGTCAACCAGAGCGGGACTTATGTTAATCGCGCCATGTGTGACAAACTGACCTTCCCAGAAGATACCGGAACGATCCGTGTCGTTCTGAATTGGGACGACAAGCTGAACATGTATGTTGGCGATTTCCAATAATCAATAACCTCGGGCGGCTTATCATAAAGCTGCCCTTTCATTTGAGAGACTATATCATGGAAAAACTTTATTCTATTATCGTCGGTCCTGATCCTGACGGATTATTCTTCGCCCCGTTGTCTTATATTGCCCACGCCCGTATCGGTAGCCATTACGCATATTGCACACGTGGCCACGACGGTTCCAATATCCTCCATTATAACCGCATGAACGATTTCCTGGCACTTCAACCAGAAGATGTTGTGCTGGCGCGTCGCGTGTTCATCGACTTCAACGCTATGCACAACAACGAAATTGACGCTCGCTATCATGCCATGCGTTCTATGGAAGGGGGAGACTGCATTTATCGCATCGACCATTTTAGTGAGTTTACCGAATGTATTGATTGGTTCGTTTCAGAAAAGACGTTGGGTGAAAGAATCGTCACAACTCCGTGGGCGCATGCGGAACAACTTCGTGTGTCTACCGATGCGTACAAAGAAGTCGACAATCTGTGCAACAAGTTCCGCATCTCGGTGACCTGTAATCAAGACCTGGGCGAAGAGATACAATGGACAGCTGAGTCTCCTCATTTCAGTGGCCTGGTGATGACGGCCGAAACCCGTTCCCGTGCTGTTGTCCAGTTAGTACTCTGGGCGTTCTACCAGCGCACCCCGTTCTCATACATGGGACAGAAAGAGATTGATGAACTCCTGAAGTCTCACGCGGTGGAGGTGTAATATGGCTGGCGTATGGTGTGATGTCTTGCTGGTTCGTTACAGCGTAAATGGGTGTGCCCAAGTGCGTTCCGCCTTCTATCCAGTACCGTTCTCCTCTGGTGGCCTTACAGCCCAGAGGGTGTTAAGTATCGAAGCAGAACTGAACGCGAAGACATATATCGGCGATACACAAGTGTTGGGATACGATCTTCTGAACGAAATGTTGATCGATGAAGATAAGGTAGAAACCATTATTGTTAGCCGTCAAGAAATGGAGGTCTTGATGAAACCGGAAGGCACCGAAAAGACTGAAGTTCAAACGGTGTCTGTGCCTGTCACACCAACACAGGAACGCCTTGATGCCATTGCTGGATTATTCACGCATGGATTTTGTGATGATCGCATGGCTCGTGGTATCTATGCCGCCGCACTGGGCGTTGAGAAACAAACGGAGCAAATATGAGCACAAAGACTGAAGACGTGGCGAAAGGCTATTAATTCCGCTTTATTCAATAAAATTTGTTAGTTAAACTGTAGTCCTCTTGTAGTGAACATGAAAGTAAACATTAACCCAACGGAGAAATCCAGATGAATCGTACTGAATTTGTTGCCCACATTGCTTCGACCCAGAATATCACCAAAGGCGAAGCGGAGAAAGTAGTGGCATCCTTTATCAACGGTGTTAAAACTGCAGTTGCTGCGGGCGCATCTGTACAGCTGGTCGGCTTCGGTGCGTTCGAAGTGAAACACCAAGAAGCGCGTGAAGGCCGCAACCCTCTGGACGGCCAGACCATTCAGATCGCGGCGAAAAACGTTGTGAAATTCAAAGTGGGCGAAGGTCTGAAGAACGCTGCCAACGGCAAGTAATTCTATCTGACGCGCGGCCAGACTCTGCAATACAGGGCATGGCAAAAGAGAAAGCCGGAGTACAATGCTCCGGCTTTTTCGTTCTTGGGGATCGGGTAAACTATAGGCGAATCCCATAGGAGGAAGAAAGTGACAGCATTCAACCAATATACCAAGGCGCTTGACGGCGTCGGACCAGTCAGCATAGACCACATCAAGTCTCTTGCCACTGAGTTCTTCCCGTATGACACCGCCAACCCCGGCCAGATGGAATGCATCGTTGAAGCCATTGATGCCCTTGTGAATAAGAAATTCAAACACGTGATCATCGAGGCTCCGACTGGTGTAGGTAAATCCCTCATCGGCACTACCATCCATAACGTGCTTCGCCATTTGGTTCTTGAGCACAACCCGTATGGTCAGTTCCGCACGTCTATCACGACGCCGACCAAAGGTTTACAGGATCAGTATGCAGCAGAGAAAGCCGTGGCGATAGACATCCTGAAGGGCAAGAAGAACTACCGTTGCCACATCAGTCCCGACCTATACTACAACGCCATTCAGTGCCGTATGGCATGCCGTGATGGCCACTGTAGTAAGAATCGTTGCCCATATGTTCAGGCGCGTCGACAGTGGACCGACGTCTCCTCCCTGCGCTGCACCAACGCCGCCATGATGGTGGAGATGTGTACGACGATTTGTATGAAGCCGGAAAACCGTGCCGATATGCTGATCCTTGACGAGTGTCATAAAATGCCCTCTACGCTCCTAGAGCATACTATCATGGAATACAGCACAAAGGCTGTGGAAGGGCTGCTTACGATCCCCGAGGGAGTGCCTATCGTGGAGACCATCAAGGATATCATCACCCGCACAGAGAACTATGAATTGGGCAAGCTGTATTCCCTGTCTGGTGAGATGCATGCGATATTTGATGAACTGCACGGCAAGGTTGAAGCCCTGTTGGAAACTCTTGAGGAACTGGTGGAGGACGAGCGCCTGACTGAAGCCCAGGTGATGAAGCTGTCTGATATTATTGATAATCTTCACAACCTCAGCGACTACTGTGGTATCATGGGGCAGACCAACGCCAGCACTTTCATCGTACAGGAGAAGGACAAGGGTATGATTCAGTTCAAGCCTGTCATCGCCTCTGATGTATCCCAGTTCGGCCTGTTCCGCAAGGGTGACTACCACGTTCACATGTCGGCTACCATTTGTGGGATTGACTCGTACGCCCGGTCACTGGGTATCCGCGAGGGTGAGTACCACAAGATACAGATCGGCAACCCTATCCCGATTGAGAACCGGAAAGTCAACTACATGCCCATCATGAAGATGACAGCGAACATGGGTGACTACGAGATGAAGAAGCTGGCTGAATACGTGGATGAAATTATCGCGTTCCACCCTGGACAGTCTGGCATCATTCACACAGTCAGTTATGACCGCGCCCTGGCTCTACAAAAGTTCAGTAAGTACCGGAATATGATTCACGTTCCTCGTACTCGTAAGGCTCTGATGGACATCATGGAACACGCGTTCAGGACGAAGACGCCTTGTGTCATCGCCAGTCCGGCCATGGAAGAGGGGTATGACTTCAAAGGTGATTATAGTCGATTTCAGATCTTGATCAAGGTGCCATACGATTACCTTGGTGATCCTCTGGTGGCCCACGTCAACAGTGTGGACCCATCGGCGTACTTCAGGATGGCGGTACTGCGTATCGTTCAGATGTGTGGGCGTTCGGTCAGGGGCGTGAATGACTGGGCTGCGACGTACATCCTTGATTCTTCTTTTGAATCACTGATGATGCGCAACCCAGAGTTCTTCCCCGCTTGGTTCACTGATGCCGTGTTTGAGGTTTAGTAACCCGCAACGAAGGACAGATGGCACTTGACATTCGGTTCCAACGACGTCACAGAAACCGTCATATTGTCCGTATCTTGGCTGAAGTCAATGGTGGCGAGAGGTTTGGTCTGAATATGGTTGTATACACTGTAGATCAGATCCTCGCCACGATACCCTACCTTCCCGTCTGTGTCTTGCCAATGACCCAGTGTCTCATCGTAGACATGCACTCTGAACTCGATCATATGGAAGAGTGCCTTGGGGATGTCCTTGAGTACGCTGGTACCAACCACGGGAATCTCTATGCTGGAATCATTGGAGTTCCCTTCATAGACCGAAGCCCATGCAAAGGTAGGATCACCCCCAGCAACAGGGGTTCGCTTCCAGTATTGGAATTCTGGGTTGCCCGAAGCGTTCTTCTGGAGTAGAATGACCTCACCACCTGTGAAGTTCGAGGTATCGATGTCGCCTCGCTGAAGTTCATCTGCTGGAGATCCAATAAATTTCCAGCCTTCGCGATCCAGTAAAGACTTATAATAGTCGGTGAACACGTTGCTGTCTTCTGCATCGTTGATGGCATCTTTGAGACCTTGGCCTGTCACCATCTCGTTGAGCTTCAACCACATGTTCTTGACAGCAGAAGCTGCTGCGACTTGTCCAGCAGTCCCACCTGCAGTATAATCATAGATGATATCTTCTGACTTGATAGCATCATAGATAGAGAGGAGCAATTGCTCAATCTGCGGGGCGGTGAGACTGAAACGATATGCGCGGGGTGCCATAGTTTCATTCCTCTTTCTATAAAACCAGTTTGGGATATTTATATCATGATAGAAATTTATTCTGACGGGGGTTCTAACCCGAAGACCAACCAGGCCGCAGGCTGGGCATTTGTCATCAGGCCAATAACGGGTATGCAATGGAAGGTGTTCTTCGGTCATCTACCTCCCCCGTCCACCAACAATATCGCCGAGTTGTTGGGTGTGACCAACGCATTGAAGCTACTGTGGGCATTCTCAGGAAAGGGTGAGCGCAGAATACCAAAGGCAACAATTTGGTCTGACAGCCAATATGCCATCAAGAGTGTCACCGAATGGCGAACGAAGTGGGAGTATCAGGGGTTCCCAGAAAAGAACGTTGAACTCATCAAAGATCTGTTCAGAATCTATGATCTCGTTTGTTCAATTTGTGATGTTGAACTAAAATGGGTTAAGGGTCATGCGGGACACGAAGGCAACGAACTTGCCGATGACTGGGCTACAGCAGCCAAAAACGACAGCAACTTCCTGATTGAGAATGACAAGATCTCGGTGAGGAAGGTTGTTGGATCTTTTGATGAATTTATCGGTATCTGAGGACTATCATAATGGGAATGAACTTCGTGGACAGAGGGGAGAATGTCGTCAAATATTTCACGGACGAAGACAACGAGCGTGTCATTAGTATCCTTCGTGATTGGATCCCTGCTCGCAAGAAAGCACTTGCTGAGGGCACCAGGCTTCCAAAGATCCCCAACTATGTTGCTCTGCAGGTCCAGCGCATCATCACCAAGATGAGTACCCGCTACAACTATCGCGATTATCCCTTCCGTGAAGACATGGTCTCTGAAGCAATCGTCAACATCCTGCGTTACCTCCACACATTTGACGTCGACCACATCGGTAAGAAAGGGAAGATCAACTTCTTTTCTTGGGTGACCATGTGTGCTGATCGCTCATTTGCCCGTAAACTGAACATCGAAGAAGAGCACACGTACATTAAATTGCGCTCATTTGAAGAGGCGGGTGGGTTCGCAGGCCTGGCAGACGATCCCGACTTCCAACAAGAGATCTTTGTTGATGCTACAGGAATTGGCATGGACTTCCGTGAACGTATCGGCAACTTTGAGAACAAAAAGGACGCTCAAAGGCAAAAGGAGCGAGAGAAGGTGGAGGCGGCTCGTCTCGCAGAATCGAATAAAAAGATTGCGAAAGGCATACTTCAATACATGGCGCAGGCTAAGAATACGACACCAGCGCAGGCCGAAGAAAATTTAGATCAGGACTTCGGCAATACCCAATTCGGCCTAGACGAAACCGAAGGAGAAACAGAATAATGGCGATTGCTAAAATTGGTGATCTGCATATCGGGAGCCGTAATGGTTCTCGATACGTTCGCGACTTCATCAAGAACTATCTCATCAATTATTTCATTCCTGAACTTGCCGACTCTGATATCAAAGAGGTCTGGCAGTTCGGTGATACGTTTGATGTCCGCAAATTCATGTACGGTCGTGACAAAGACTGGCTGAAGGATGAACTCACCCCTGCATTGAAAGCGGCTGGTATCAAGTGGAATGGCATCGTGGGCAACCATGACATCACCCTGGAAGAGTCCAACCGCATCAACTGGCCATCCTACCTGAACGAACTCGACCCGGATGTGTACTGCTATTACAGCGAACCGACCGAAGTGATGATCGAGGGTGTCAAGACTTTGCTGCTGCCTTGGATCAACAAGGAGAACTATGATGCGTCTATTAAAGCGATACGAGATACAGACGCCGAGTACTGTTTTGCGCATCTGGAGCTGGCGGGGTTCAAAATGTACCAGTCTTCTACTTGTGATCACGGTCAGATCGACGTTGCTCTGCTTTCCAAGTTTACCAGGGTCGACACGGGCCATTTCCATACCCGTTCGATGGAAGGTAACATTCAATATATTGGGACTCCGTATCACCTGAACTGGGAAGACTACAAAGACGGCACCAATCGTGGCTTCTATGTGGACGACATGCGTGGTGGTGAGATCTTTATCCCGAACGCCGAGCACCAGACGCTGTTCCGCTATGTGGAATATGATTACACCAAGTTGTCCTCTGATGAAGAAGGCAATTGGATCGACCCGGAATGGTTGAACACAGGCTTGGGTATTGAAGGGCAAATTGTTAAGGTTATTGTACAGAACCGCGACAATGCTAAGCATTATGAAAAGTTCTGTGATGCCATGAAGCGATGCAAGTGTATTGACTACAACTTCATCGACCGGACGATTACTGTTGCTGCCGAGAAGGTTGAGGTCACCGAAGAGATGGTGGCGACCGATGCGGTGGAAGTCTTGAAGAAGGATATCCGCGCCGGGAACAACATTCAGCGCCCCGACAACGTCTGTAAACTAGCAGAGCACTTCTATAATGCTGCCCAACAACGCCTGAACAAACTGGATGCATAACATGACTCAGAGCACAGATATCTTGACCAAATTTGGTAATCTTTTGAAGGAAGCCGACGCCCCGGTTGAGGTTGAAGTCCCATTTGAAGTGCGTAACGTTGTTACACACAAACTGACCTTCCGTAAAGGCCGCGCCAAGAACTTCCGCTCCATCGGCAATCAGTTCATGGAGATTGATTATCAGCGCAACCCGGCCACCCTTGTCACGTCTGATGACAACGGCGCGGGTAAATCCACGATGCTGGTATGGCTGCTGTTTTTCGTACTGTACAACGACACATACAGCAAGAAGGAGAAGAAGGCAGGCCTGGTTAACTCACAGAGCCGCAAGGAATGTGTGGGTGAGGTGGAGTTTGCCTGCCGTGGTAGCGAATGGAAGGTTCGCCGTGGCATTAAACCTGACTTTGTTGAAGTCTACCAGATGGTGGACGGCAAGTGGTTGCAGATCGATAACGAAGCAGCCAAAGCCGACATGAACAAGTACATCGTGAACCTCATCGGCGTGGACCAGAAGATGTTTGAGAACTCTCTGGTGCTGGGTAAAGAGAAGTTCATTCCGTTCACGGAGATGTACACAGCCGACCGCCGCGCCATGGTGGAGACTATCTGGGACTTGGGCTTCTTCAGCCTGATGAACGAAGATGTCAAGGCATCCATCAAGAAAGCGAACGAAAAGCTGGACACGATCGCGAATGAATGTGCGTTGAAGGTTGTTGACCACACCAACAAGAAGACGCAGCTTCAGCAGATCGAGCAATCCAACGCCCTGATCCAACAGCAGTCGGCCGATATCCTTGTGCAGCAACAGGAAGCCCTGAATTCCTTGGATGCTGACATCGCCGCCCAGAATGAAGAGCGCACCCGCCTCACTGCGGTTGAGTTCGAAGCCAGCCAGGAAATGAAGACGGTAGAAAGCCGCCTGCATGATGAATCCATGGTGGAGATCGAGGCTGTCAAGAAAGACTTTGATGCCAAGATCCAGGCGGTGAAGGACGCCGCGCAGGACAAGGCTGACGATTATGAGCGCATCGAAGTGTCTACTGCGGAGCATGATCTTCAGGTCTTGCGTGACCGCGCCTTTACAGTGGCCGAACGCAAGAACACCCTGCTCACCGAGCGCAATGCAAACCTGGGTGCCCTGAACGCTGCTATTCAGCGCCGCCAGCAGGGTGAGAACTTCCGTATCAAGTTCCAGACTGAAATGGAGGGGCATCAGTCGGCCATCAAGCGCTTCCACGATATGGGGACTTGCCCAACATGTACCCAACTGGTGTCCGACGATACCAAGGCGCGCATTGAAAGCGAGTACAATCCTCAGATCCAGGAACTGCAGTCGAAGTTAGATCAACTGGACAAAGTTACCGCCGATATCAATGTCCTGATCGATGACCACAAAGCCCAGGACGGCAAGCTGGTTGCTGACATTGCTGTGTTGGATGCTGAACTAGATGCAATGCGCAAGCAGGCCGACGAAATCGTTGACAACATCAAGCAGCTGCGCCGTGATATTCAAGGTTTTTATGATGCCGCCACGATTGAGTGTAATTCGCTGAACCGTGAATGCCAACAGAAGATCCTTGACATCCGTAAGGCACTGAACGTTCGTTTTGAAGACATCACTGCGTCACTACAACAAACGCGAGAGAATGCCGTCAGCGGGATTAAAGCCGTCGATGATAAGATCGCCGAGCTGAAAGCCCGTCGTGCTCCTCTCGTGGCGTCTATTGCCGATCTGGAGCGTAAACTGGCTGTACAGCCAACACCTACCACCGACCTAGAGAACTCTATCGCTGCGTTGGAGGGTGAACTGGAGGATCTATACCAGCGCGGCGAGGATGCCGACCAAGAACTCCAGGACTTACAGCACCTGCTGTTCTTCTTGAAAGATGACCAGACCAAGGCGCGTATCATCGCCCTGTATCTGCCATTCCTCAATAGCAAGATCAACGAGTATCTTGAAGCCCTCAACATGTTCTTGGACATCGTTGTTGACGATACCTTTGAGATCACCATGAGCGCGGCAGGCCGCAAGGGACAGAGTATCTTCTCCCTGTCTACTGGTCAGCGCAGTCGTCTGAACCTGGCTGTGACATTAGCTCTGCGCGATGTGGCTAACCTCAAGGCGTCTGTACAATGTAACCTGTTTGTCCTGGACGAGATCCTTGAGAACATGAGCGAGCGTGGGGTGCAGGAATCGGTTGAAATGTTGAAGCATAAGTTCGGCGGGAACAACCTGTTTGTTATTAGCCAGCGCGAACAGGAGTTCCAGGAATACTTCCAACACAACATTCGCTACGGCTTGCGAAACGGCCTGACTGAAGTTATCAAGAAGGATTGATCATGAACTACGAACAAATTAAACTCGCAATACTGATCTTTGCATGCATCATTGACATCGTTGCATTTTCTCGTGAAGTCGAAAGGAAAAACTACCTGAAATCACTGGGGTATCTCGGGTTCTCTGTCTGGTTCTGTTATCTACTTGCAGGTCAAATCCTGAAATGAAAGTCGTCCACTTCAAGAAGGAGCCATATGACGTCTACATTGGTCGGCCTGGTAAATGGGGGAACCCGTTTGAGGTCAAAGACCATGGACGAGGCGTCTGTATCGAACTGTTTGAGGACGACCTGTATGTGCGCCTGATTGAAGGGGATATCACTGAGGATGAACTCCTTGATCTTGACGGGAAGGTATTGGGGTGCTGGTGTAAGCCGCGCCCCTGCCACGGAGATGTTTACGTCAAAGTCATTGGTCGTATTAAACTATTCCGCAAGCTGGGTAAATCCTTTACTGAACACCTGAGACAAACGTATGTCAGAAACCAAAGATGAAATTCAGGAATCCTGTGACATTGCTGTGGAGATATGGAATCGCAGGAATCCTCATTACCAAGTGACCGTCACTCCGAATCGTTATCTTGAGCAGGGTGGTCTAATTGTGGTTGATGCTGTACTCGCTTTCAACAAGTACCAAGATATGCAGATCCTGGACGGCAACTTTACCGTCGCGACCAAGACGGCATGGGATGACCCTCTACAGTTCGTCTATGGCTGGCTGGAGTGTATCGAGGAATCCTACCACCTCATCTACGAATGAGGCTGAAGGGCACTAAATACCACGTGCCCTTTATCTTTTAACCCCTGTCAGGAGGCTCAAGCGAGCTGCAAGTCGACAAACATAAGGAACGCCATCATGACGATGACAACGTTGAAGGCCATGGCCTTGTCCGTGACCTTTACCATTGCCAGCGGGAATGTGCACGCTTCCCAAAATACAAGTCAATGTGTTTATAATTTCTCCGAGCAACAACTTAATACGATGGCAACCGCCTATCACGTAGGCAAGACACAAGATCTTGGCTACACGCTGGCCGCCATATCTTGGCGAGAGAGCCGCGCTGGTGAAGATGTAGTGTCAATGCGATACGGCCTCAAAGCGGCCAACATGGGAGCCTTTCAGAACAAGGTGAAGACAGTTGGTGATCGCGAAGGTTGTAAGAATCGCAAGTGCTATGCCAATGTCGCCATAAAGTTGCTGACCGACCAAGAATATGCCGCGCAAGCCGCCCTCGATGAGATGCAGTTCTGGCTGACCTATCACAATCAGAATATCCGCAAATCCCTCTCCTCTTACAATGCTGGCTTCGCCCGTAATCCTGCATCGAACGCTTATGCTGCCGACGTCGTGAAGAAAGCTAAATATCTTCAGAAATGTGTGTCCTTCGAAGGCCGGACCATCTCCGAGGTAGATCCTCAGGTGATCGCCATGAACAAGCACACAATAGAGAAACTGAAGAGGACAAGATAATGAACATCACTCCATCTCAGGCCGGATATGAACATATCTTGGTCTTCATTGCTCTACAGGGTGCGAAGGAAGGCATCATCGTATCCGAGTACTCAGGCACGGTTCGCCTTGCTGATTATGTCGCACCGGAGGCATTTATCAAGAAGTGTATTGACGCATGGTGCCTCTATGCCCTCGGCACGTATACTACCCCTCCTGAGGGTGAGTTGTTGTTTACTGTACCGACTCCGGCTGCTGGCGATACGGACGCGATCTTTGCCGATATGCTGGCCAAGGGGTATCTGGTGTATGACCTCACCCACGATGTCTATTCCTTCACCTCGCTGAACACCGTGTTTGGATTCACCATCACATCTGAAGCCAACATCCCTGACTGGGGTATTTTGGCGTGGGGTGTTGACGGTCTGGGTGCAACCTACGCATCGTCTGACGTCGGTGCGGTTCTGATTGATGAGGGTGTCACCATGGAGCAGTACCTTGCCCAGTTCCCTCAGCACAATATCACAGGCAGCGACATCATTTTGGTCCAGCCTGGCGCTATCGCTCTACCCCGTTTGGTGGGTGGATGGAAGCCTCAGCTGAAGGACATCATCGCAGGTATTCGATCCCACATTCCGGTTGTGAATCCGACGCCGTAAAAATAATTCAATAAAAGGGGCTTTTGCCCCTTTACTTCTTCAATATCCTTCCCTATACTTCATTCCATAAGCAGTACGACACCAACTTGAATAGCAGGAACTATATCATGACACAACTCAAGAACTTCACCGCCGATGACATGTTCACCTTCCAGGGTGCTGAGCACTTTGCTGACGGCTCTGTACCTCGCATCTACTACTTCTCCGACGAAGAAATGGAAGATTTCTTCGCCCTGATGGAAAAGGACTACGAACCAGACGACTTCGTTTATATCATCCATCACGCCGAAGGACTGACATTGGGTTGGACGGCCAGCAATGAACCAGAAGAAGTAAACTTCCCTGAAGGTATCATGTCAGAGCGCGTCGAATATCTACTGGAAGCCCTGGACCCCCACACCCTCCCGCTCTGGGCGATGTCTGTAGCCCAAGTTCAAAAATAAGATAAGGGGGCTGACGCTCCCTTTTGGTTTCGCTAATTAGAAGAAACCGCCGTTAATTCAGTCAGGAGATATAAAATGTCAAAGCTAAGTTTCCTCCAGTTCATGCAGGAAAGAGATCAGTTGGACGAAGCGTTCAACTCCGCTCCGTATGAGCTGACTATGGGTAAGAAGAACGCAGGCGATGTGTTCTTCACCTTCGTCGACGAAGATGAAAAGGAATACCGTATTCAGTTCTATACCCCTCAGGGGCTGGGTAAGAGTGTTCGTCAGGTTTTCATCGGCCAGAAGCGCGGCTCCGTCTATCCTGACGCCATCGCTCGCTTTAAGAACCCAATGCGCGTTATCGCTTCCATGATCGAAGCGACCAAACAATTCATGGCGACTCCTCTGGGCAAGACCATCGATGGCTTTGCTGTCAACTTCTCTAAGAAAGCGCTGGATCGTGGGATGACCCTGATTCCTAAGATCATCCGCCAGTCCGGCCTGAAGCAGAAACTGAATGTAATGGACCTGACCTACGCGCCTGTCCCTGACCGTGGTTATGTGTGGCTAGTTCGTAAGGGTAAAGATCCGGCTCAGGTATTTGACGGTCCGAAGATGCAGGGTATCACATGGGATGATCCAGACAAGGTCGGTGACGTTCCGGTTCAGAACAGCGTTGATGGCGTTGTGGGTGGAACTGGTCAAACCATTGTTGTTGGTGTTGATTTCCGTTCTGAAATGGAAGACTTGGATATTTCGGTGTCTGGAAATGATATCACAGTGATGGATGGGCGCAAACTCGTAGTGTCTTTCACTGATCCCGAGACAGCTAGAATCATTTCTGGGATGAAAACCCCTTCTGCTGCAATTACCAATTTCATGCAAAAAACGAATCCAGGAAGATACACTGGAAACATCAAAGTTAACAGCACGAGTACCCGCAGTGGCAAGAAATATGAATTTATTGCTTCCGACTCATCTGGGAAACAATTGTTCAATCTAAACGTAGAAGATTCCAGAAAAACAAACTTGGGAACCGGGGCTGGTTCTTCTGAAATCGAAGTCAACCGCGAGTGGTACAACAGCTCGGACACTGGTCTGAAGTTGAAGAGCGGGCGAGACCCGATTCGTGGAAACTACGTCCGCCTGATAAGCGGTTCGAAAGAAGTAGCCGCATTCTATGGTTATGATTTTGACAAATATCCAGACGGGACTGAGGTATCTTGGAATATGAAGCGCGGCTTCACCAACCAAGACTTGGTCGGTGCGTCCATGACCAAACAGAAGAAAGGCATGTACGATCAGTACACTTTCAAGAAAGGTGCTCAGATAATTCTGGTGGTGGACGTTGACACCAGCAATGACACCAGCAATGACACCAGCAATGACAACGGTTGGAAACTCGCAAAAGCCGACGCCACTCAACCAATGTTAGTATGGGCGGGGAAAGAAAAGGGTCGCTTAGTCACGGCAAATATCGCTCCCCACTACAATGAGCCGGGTGTGTATGTTGGCGCATACATGAATGAGAAACCTGTGCGTGGGCAAAGTGCTGATTTCATTGCTCGTCAGTTGAAATTACCGCAAGTCCCTATCAGTATCCTGAATGATTTCACCATGGCGTCCACAAATTTTTGGAAAGGTTCTCAGCAGAAGTCCGCGCCAGCTGACTCCAACACCACAATCGGGGCAACCAGTATCGATCAATTGCGTGACAGCGGTTTCATCGCTCGTGTTCTGGGTATCATTGATACCAACATTGACCAGAAAGCAAGCTATCTCCCAGGGGAAAGCATTAAGAAGATCGGACAGGCGCGTTATCAAACTAAAGGTGGTCTGGTGATCATCGTCAGCTTCGATTCAGTCGATGGCAAGAATCTGACCTACAACGTGTTCTCTGAAATCGAAACTCAGCCTGGTGTCATCTCTGGCGATGCTCGTCGGGTGGCAAACGAAATTATGGAAACGATCACACACGTGGCCGAACATCAGTATCGTGGCGGATGGGAAATTAGCGCAGTGCCAACAAGCGCTCCATACCCTATCAAAGCCATTCGCCGTTCTCGGGGCTGGGGTTATGTGGAAACCGCAAACTGGACTCTGAAAGTGTCCGACGCTGTCCTGAATCGTGTGAAGCCAGGGAACACTGCTCTACTGGAACTCATCAAAGAGCCTCCGCGTGGCAAGCACCTGCTGGAAATCATCCCAGAGAAGGGCGACAAGACCCTGATGCTGAAAGATCGTATTACCGGGGCCATCTATGGTTCTATCGACCTGAATGCCCAAGGTGCTGATCTGGTCAACTCTGGAACCCTGAAGATACCAAGCAACGCCATGGTGTTTGGTGAGACTGTCAACGGTATGTCCATTCGGTGGAATGTCAATTTCCCCGAAACAGGAAAATATGCCGGTACTTCTATGATAACCAACGTAACATATTATCACGACAAAGGCAAAGTTGCATTCACCCCAATTGTCTCTCAGAAAGGGCGTACCCTGAACAATCCGAAGACATATGAACTTCCTTTAAACAAAGATATGGTCCAGAGTGTGATTGATGAGATTTCATCAAAAATGGAATATCTTTCCAGAAACCTCCAACAGTTGAAAAGTCAGTCATACAACCCAAACCAGGTGTTCTTGAACGATATAACCATCACGGATAAAGGTGAAGTGATTTGGAATGATTACAACTTGTCTGACGGCAAAGTTACACAAATTATGCTGTCCATGATAAGCGCAGAAAATAAACGCCTGGAGAAAGTAGCAAACACGCCGGATATCAATATCACATTGCCAAAGAAACAAGCTGAAGTGGTAGAATTTATAAACCGGATGATTGATATTGATCTCACCCCTTATGTGAGAACCCCCAAAAACCGTGATGTGGTATTATTTTACTCTTCTGAATTGTCGATAAACCAACTCAACAACATAGAACGCCTGGGAAGAGAAACAGGAAAATGGTCTCTTCAGTCAAACGGCGGTATGGGTCATGCACTATTTCTGAATGTTTGGTGAAACTAGCTGGACTTGAGAACAGAATAAAGCCCCTCTGGGGGCTAATTACATCTAAATCCCCGAGGAGAGATCCAATGAAACCTTTTATCGAATATTTTAAAGAACAAGCCGCTAAACCTCAGACCCATGCTGGTGTCCAGGGTAAGACCGTATCCATCACCAAGCAAGCTGACGGCACCCAGTGGTGTTCCGGCGCTACCGTGACCCAGATCACTCCTGACAATCAGGCGGATGTCTACAACCTGGAGTTAACCAACGGCAACACCATCAAGGTGAAGCTGACTCCGGATCAGACTCACGGTATCTCCCAAGGTCAGGAAGTCGTTGCTGTCCATGACGGTTTCGAATTCTTCTTTGGCAAGTCTGCCGACAAAGGCCAGGTGACCGAATCCTATGCTCAGGAACTGGCGAACATGGACAAGATGATCGGCAAAGCACTGGGTGCTGGCAAGTCTCGCAAGAGTGGTCGTACTGAGTTCGAATACTCTGGCATCCCTGGCATCGGCAAGGCGATCACCGTGAACTTCGGTGGTGAAGATGACCCGTATGTGATCGTCACCTGCAACGGCAAGGAGCATGATATCAGCAAGGGTAAAAACCTGGCTGCTGACATTGCCAAGTTCCTCGGTGTTAAGCCTGTCTAGAAGGTTGCACTAGACGACGCCACGGCGAAAGAACTTGGTCTGTAACTGGATCCCCCTAAATACAGGGGGATTTCTTTTTCTGAGGAAACAAATCATGGTCAATGCGAGTATTTTCATCAACCGTGGACTGCTTGCTATAGCCCACTCTCATGCCTTGCACTTCGTTACAACGTCCTATGCCAAGCACAAGGCACTCGGGGAGTTCTACGGGGATCTAGAGGACTTGCTGGACACGTTTACCGAAGCATACATCGGTGCGGGTGGTCAGTATGTTCCATCATTCGAGAATATCAAATTGTACAACCCAGACCCTATCTCCTATATTAACAGTGTGGTGATAGACGTCGACGGTATCTACAGGCAGTGCGACTCCCACCTTCAGAACACGCTTGATGAAATCAAGACGCTGTGTTACCAGACGATCTACAAACTGAAGCAGCTGTCGTAAGTCAATACAAAATAAAGGCATATAATTTTGCTCATTATTCACCAAAAGGAAAGGACAATGAGCAAAATCTTTATCCCGTCACACCGCGAAGGATGTGAAATCGCGGCCAACTACCTGCGCGGTCGCATGAACTGCGGCGCTGTCTTCATCGAGCCAAATTCGTTTGACAACAAAGAATCACCTGATGCCATCGGGTTCCGTTCCGGCGGTTGCTCTATCCTGATGGAAGTGAAGGTGTCTCGCTCTGATTTCCTTACCGACAAGAAGAAGCCCCATCGGATGGACCCCACAACAGGGATGGGCGCATACCGCTTTTATGTCTGCCCTCAGGACGTGATCAGGGTTGAAGACCTGCCACCAAAGTGGGGGTTGTTCTACTTCACACCCCGCAAGTCCCTGATGCCAGTTCATGTGCCAGACATGCAGTACTCTTCATTGTCATCACCAGAGCATTATCAGAAGTACCTTGATGAACAGATCAAGAGAGGAAGAACCGTTACCCGGCATATGCGCAGCTACATGGAACTCCTCGACGGATTCGCCCACTTTGAGCGCAACACGACTGGGGAACAGAATATCCTGTATGGGGCTTGGCGCCAACTGTGTATAGCTCAAAGTCGTGGTGTAGACTATACTGTGACCGAAGTGTTCCAGAGGCCGAAGATCTAATGAAATTTCTTGATGAACAATTCATAAATTACGTTGCTCCCAGACTCGATAAATTCAAGTGGGAACGTGTTGGGTCTGTCGCAAATTTTAGATGTCCGCTTTGTGGAGATTCTCTCAAAAGTGCTAATAAGCGACGCGGTTATTTTTTCTTTGATCGAGATAATGATTGCTTTCGGTTTAAATGTCATAATTGCCATAACATGAATGGCTGGTCATTTGAGTTCTGGCTGAAGAAGTTCGACGAACGCCTCTCAACAGAGTACAACATGGAGAAGTTCCGTCTGCTGGGTGATACGTCGGGTAGACCACTTCCTTCCCTGAAGCCGTTGCCAAAGCTGACACAGACCGCCCGTATTGGCTCAGTGGCGGCAAAACGCGACGAGAGCCTCCTCGGCAATATGCTACGGCTTGATCTGCTACCGCCTGACCATAAGGCTCGACAGTACGTACAGTGGCGTGGACTGCCGGAGAGCACTTTGTCCCTCCTGTATTACACACAGCACTTCCGCCAGGATCTACTCCAGTTCGAAACGAACCCTGAGAAGCAGCTGAAGATCCCCGATGACGAGCGGCTGGTGATTCCGTTCTGGACTCAGGATGGTCGCATGAAGATCGTTCAGGGGCGTGCATTCGACAAGAATGCGACACTGCGCTACGCAACAGTCAAGCCCAAGGATGAAGACACTAAGGTGTATGGTGAAGACCGGGTGAACTTTCACAAGACCAAGCTGGTTGTGGAAGGCCCGATTGACAGCCTGTTCCTACCCAACTGTCTTGCATCGGCCGACGCTGATCTACTGAGCGTGAAGGGTGACATTTATATCCCTGATAATCAGTACCGGAACCCGCAGGTGTGTGACGGTATTCAGAAGATGATAGATAAAGGTGTCAAGGTTGTACTGTTCCCACCAGACGTTCCTTGGAAGGATATCAACGACATGGTCATGCCATCAAAGGGCAACATGTCCATACAAGACCTCCTGAAGCTAATCGCCAAGAACGTTTACCAAGGTATGGCCGCATCATTACAATTCGCTGAACTGAGGAAAGTGCGATGACGTTAGAAGAACTGAACAAACTGGACGACGGAGAGATCGTGCGGGGGTACTTGAAATCTCGTGAGGGTTATGTCTTATCTGGGGAAGAATCTCTGAGTTTCATCCACGGCTGGAAGAATGGTCAGGCGGACTTCCATGGGGTTCCCATCAGTGCTGAGCAGGCCGAATTGGCTCGCGAGTTTGTAAGATTTCGCCCGAGCTAAAACTTTTTAATTCACATCACTTCCCTCCAGGCCTCATTCGACGAGGCCTTTTAAAATACTTCAAAAATAATTTTTAAAAATTATTGAAAAAGACTTTACTCTTCAATAATGATGCACTATTATAGTTCACATAGGGCGACAACACACCGCCGAATGAAAAGTGAAACGCACCAACTACATTATGAGGAATTACATCATGGCTACTACCAAAACTCTGATCACCAACGGCACCATCTCTTTCGAACTGAACACCGAAGTTGCTAAAGTTGAAATGTTCCGCATCGCTCAGGCAGCTGGCTTCACTGGTGGTAAAACTTCCTTCATGAACCTGCTGAACGGTAAAGTGAAATCGACAAACGGCTTCACCCTGGTAGAGCAGGTTGTGGTTGATAAAGCTGTGGTTGCTAAGACTGCCGACAAAGTTGGTATGCTGAAAAACCTGGGTCACGACATCCACATTGTCGAAGCAAACACCGAAACTTACGGCACCATCGTAGTCGGTAAAGGTCGCATCCAGCTGAACCCGCTGAACAACGGTTCCTTCTCTGTGATGGTCTTCCCTAAGAAGGGGTATGACAACACCGACATCGTGAAAGCTGTTGGCGGCGAAGCAAAAGCTCAGTACGTCAAAATGGGTAAACTGAGCGCCGACGCAGTTGAAGCTCTGGTGAGCAAACTGGCCTAAGTCAGACGCATAACAGGGGAGGCAACTCCCCTCCCATTCAGATTTTTGGTAGGAGATTACCATGTCCCGCGCAGTCATCCAAGCCTCAGCAGGCGCTCTCTGGGTTGCCGACCGCATTCCGAACAAAGTCTTCCCTCAGTTCCAAGAGGAACTCGAGCAGGCGATGTTGGCAGTCTTGGAAAAATACGGGTACGACGCCGAAGTTCGTACGTCCTTCAGAGAAGTTATGCCAGTGGTGGTAGCAAGATGAACCAGATCGATATCAAGGTTGAATGGTTCGCGAACAAACGATCTTATCATGCGTTCATATACGCCATAGAATGTTGTCAGAAACTTCAGAATCTCGCGAATAAGGGATACACATTCATTGACCAATATTCTAATGTTCGGAAGAACTGGGAGATTGAGATCGACGGCTCAGAGTCATGTGTACTCCTCGACAGAACATGTTTCGCTGGTGGGGAATGGGTTGAAACTCCAGAAGGGAATAAGATCTGGTGTACCAAGAAAGCCGTTGACAGCTTCTTGAGACACATCAGATGCATACCACCTTCTAATTTGAAGACTGCTTTGTCCCACGTTTCATAGTATAATTCTGTTCCTCGAGTAGTTCACTTTCACTTTAAATACCTCTGCATTCATTGTGGAGGTATTTTCTTATGGCCATTCTAAAATTTGGCAATCGTGGTACTGAAGTGAAGGCACTTCAGGATAGCCTCAACAAAATCGGCTTCACCCTCGTCGCTGATGGTATCTTTGGCAAGGCAACAGAGAACGCCGTCAAGACTGTTCAGGCGGGTGCGGGGCTTGTCATCGATGGTATCGTGGGTCCAAAGACCTCCTATGCTATTCGCAACGCCGGAGACGCCCATCAGGATCATCTAACTGAGTCAGACCTGATTGATGCTGCTAACGATCTGGGTGTTGACCTTGCCTCTGTCAAGGCGGTAAATCAGGTTGAGTCGCGCGGCACGGGCTTCACCAAGTCAGGTAAGATCAAGACATTATTTGAGCGCCACATCATGTATAAGAAGCTGATGGCGAAGTTCGGACAGGCTCGGGCGAATGCCATGGGGCATATGTACCCGACGTTGGTCAGCCCTTCCGCAGGCGGGTACACGGGAGGCGACGCGGAGTTGGATCGACTTCATGCGGCCATCAACATCGATGAGGATTGTGCGTACGAGAGCGCCTCTTACGGTCTCTTCCAGATCATGGGATTCAACTGCCAGGTCTGTGGATATGCCAACGCCAAGGAGATGTTCAACGACTTCCTGACAGGAGAACGTGCTCATTTGATGGCATTCGTGAAGTTCATCAAGGCTGACGCCAAGCTCTGGCAGGCTCTGAAGGACAAGAACTGGTCTGAATTTGCACGGCGCTATAATGGTCCGGCGTATGCCAAGAACCAGTACGACAAGAAGCTCGCAGCAGCATACAAGAGTTTCAGTTAACTCAAAGGCCGGAAACGGCCTTTTCTTTATCCAATCCTCAGGTATGCTGGGGGTTGTCACCTTAATTAGAGGTGATGACACCCTGAGATATAGGAAGGTTCCCATGCAATCTGCCACCAAAGTTGTAAGTAAGAAGCCAGCGGGCAAGACCAAGTCAGCACGTAAGAAAGAGACAATTCAGAAAGAAGATGACTGGATGAAGTTCTCTAAAGGTGACTTCAGAATCGCTCCGTTCAATGGCCTCTCAGAGAATCAGAACCTCGCATATCAATCTGCTCTTGAAGAAAACCTCACTATCGCAATCGGTCCTGCCGGTACAGGTAAATCGTACTGCGGTGCCTCAGCCGCCGCCAAGCTCCTGATCGATAAAGTGGTCAGCAAGATCGTCATCACGCGCTCTCCGCTGCCAACAGGCCAGACTGCAGGCTTCCGCCCTGGCGACACATACGAAAAACTGATGCCATATCTGATGCCCCTGATTCAGACGCTGAAGAAGGTGCTGAAGACTGACACAGGTAGCGACGGTTTCTTCAACTATCTGTGGGAGAAGCGGATCATTGAGATCCAGGATCTGGAGACCATCAAGGGAATGACCTTCGACGACACCTTCCTGATCATTGAAGAAGCGCAGGAATGTGATATGGAGCAGCTGAAGAACCTACTGACCCGCGCATCCGACTCGACTTACATCTTCGTCAACGGTGACATCAAACAGTCCAACAAGCGCCTGCGCGACAGCGCCCTTGAAAAGTACGTCAGTTCCTTCCGCGACTTCAACGCCAAGCTGGAGGCCGGAACCCTGAAGATCGATGGTGTTGGCGTCGGTGATGAGTACCCTGAATGGGTTCAGCCGTTCAGCATCATCGAGTTCGACAAGTCTGACCGCAACGGGCGCGGCGACTTCACCCGCCTGATGCTGGAAGTCAACGATCTGTACGACATTTAAGTAACTCGCCAACCCTCCCCGCCGCCTTCAATCTACGAGGGCGGCGTATAATAAAACCTGCGTAAACAAACCCGAGGAACACCATGATTAACGTTATAAAACGTGACGGATCTTCTGTCCCATTTGATATTGAGAAACTACACGCAGTTGTAGACCGCGCCTGTGATGGCCTGTCTGGTGTGTCAATGTCAGAGGTGATCGCTGCATCGAAGATTCAGTTCACCGACAACATGAGAACAGATCGCATTCAGGATATCCTCATCCAGGCTGCGGCTTCACTGATCTCTGTAGACAAACCCAATTACCAGTATGTGGCTGCTCGTCTGAAGTCATATGATCTGCGCAAGGCTGTCTATGGTCAGTACAAGCCGCCTCACCTGCTGGACATCTTCGTCAAGAACATCAAACAGCGCGTGTATGATCGTGAGTTCCTTGATCTCTACACGACCGAAGAGTTCAACGAGCTGAACGATGTCATCAATCACAAACGCGATAAGAACTTCACGTGGGCGGCCATGGGTCAGCTGACTGAGAAGTACCTGTTGCGCGACCGTTCCAAGAAAGACAGCAAGATCTTCTACGAAACCCCTCAGGTCATGTACATGGGCATCGCCATGGCGTTGTTCTCTAACTGGGACAAAGACAGCCGCCTGGAGATGGTGAAAAAGTTCTATGAATATGCCAGCACAGGCAAGTTCAGTCTTCCCACCCCGATTATGGCAGGTGTTCGTACTCCTACCCGTCAGTTCAGTTCCTGTGTGTTAATCAAGACTGATGACACCCTGAACTCTATCAACGCAACAGCCAAGACCATCGTTGACTATGTGTCCAAACGTGCGGGTATCGGCTTCGATGTCGGGGCAATCCGTGGGATTGGTAGTCCTATTCGCGGCGGAGAGATGGTTCACACAGGCCTGATCCCGTTCATCAAGTATCTCACTGGGGCACTCAAATCGTGCTCTCAGGGCGGCATTCGTGGTGGTGCAGCAACAGCGTACATCCCTCTGTGGCATTACCAGTTCGATGACGTCGTTGTTCTGAAGAACAACCGTGGTACTGAAGAAAACCGCGAACGCCGTATCGACTATGGCATTCAGATCAACCGCGTGATGTTTGAGCGCCTGGTTGCCAAGCAGCCTCTGTATCTGTTCGACCCGAAAGACAACCGCGAAATGTATGAAGCATACTTCGCTGACGTTGACAAGTTCCGTACTCTGTATGAGAACATGATCAAGGCCGCCGATGCCGGTTTGGTTCGTGCTAAGAAGTTGCAGGCAGAAGAGGTGTTCCAGATGCTGTTAGACCAGCGTTCAGACACAGGTCGCATCTACATCGCATTTGTCGATCACATGAATGAATACAGTCCATTCAACCTAGACACGATTTATTCTTCAAATCTTTGTTTAGAAATCGCCCTGCCGACCCGTGAGTTTGAGCAGTACAACGATGAAAACGGGCGCGTGGCTCTGTGTACCCTGGCTTCCTTCAACCTGACAGCATTCGAAGACCCGACCGAAATGGAAGACGTGGCGTTCGTGTTGGTATCTGCGCTGGACATGCTGTTGGAATATCAGGACTATCCAGCGATTCAGGCTCGCAAGGCTGTTGAAGACTATCGCCCCCTGGGTGTTGGTATCGTGAACGTGGCCCACTTCCTGGCCAAGAACTTCACGGGCTATGGCTCACCAGCTGGTCTTGAAATGCTGGATGCGTGGATGGCACACCTGCACTTCTATCTGGTCAAGGCGTCCAACCGTCTGGCTATGAAGTTCGGGGCGTGTAAACGCAGAACCATCCACAATAATGGGCAGGTCACCGCCGACCTTCAGCCGCTTCCACTTGATATCCTACCAAATGGCAAGAAGCCGGAAGGCATGGCATATGGGCTGGATTGGGATGAGTTGAAGGATAATCTGAAGACCTATGGTATCCGCAACGCCACTCTGCTGGCAGTAGCCCCTACCGAAAGCTCCTCACAGGTCCTCAACGCAACGAACGGCATTGAGCCACCGAAGGGCTTGGTGAGCATCAAGGGTAGCAAGGACGGCACTTATAAGCAGGTCGTCCCGGACGTTGAGACCCTTGGGCCGATGTATGACCTCAAGTGGGACCTGGACTGTATTGAGTACCTGAAGACCGCTGCTGTCATCCAGCGCTGGGTTGACCAGTCCATCAGTACCAACACGTGGTATGACCCAGAGAAGTACCCTGACAGCAAGATCCCTCGCGCCAAGATGATGCAGGATATCCTGTCGTTCTATATGTGGGGTGGCAAGACTCTGTATTACAACACAAACAAGGACGCCAAGGAAGACGAAGAGCTGAAGCAGGCTGAGGAAACTCAGTGCGATAGCTGTGTTGTATAAATTGGTCTAAACCTGCTACCGTTATATCATCAGGGGTGAGAGATCACCCCTTATTAATCAGGAGTTCTATATGTTCCAAACGTTATTGTTAGTCCCTGGTCAACCAGGTATCTTGCTCGAACACAACAGCAAAATGGAAGCGGAGAATGTTCTCCACAACGTGAAGGTGGCCACTGCTTGGCACAACGGCGGCGAAGTCACGGCTATCCCGTTGAACTACACGGATCCATTGGATACTGTGAACCGTACCCACATCCTTCTAGACCTCAGCAAATTACCTGCAGACAAACGCCAGGATTTTGTTGTTAACGTCAAGAATTACATCACCGCTGAACAGATCAAACTCCACGGAGGCAAGGCATAACATGAGCGAACAGAAACAATTCTCCGTATTCGACCCAAGCTCGGACAACACTGGTCTACCGTTCTTCGGTGACCCAGTGAGCATTCAGCGTTACGATGTCGTGGCCTGGCCATTCGTACAGAAGTGGTATGAGAAAGGTCTCAGCCAGTTCTGGCGTCCTGAAGAGGTGGACATCACCAAGGACAAGGCAGACTTCGCTACTCTGAACGAAGCAGAGAAACATGTCTACTTCAGCAACCTGAAGCGCCAGACCATGCTGGACTCTATCCAGGGTGCGGCTCCGTTCGAGGCGTTTGGTCCATGGGCGTCTACCCCTGAAATGCAGTTTGCTGTCCTTGAATGGACGCGCCAGGAAGCCATTCACTCTTTATCGTACACCCACATTTTGCGCAACACTGTGAACGATCCTGGTATCGTGTTTGACCACGTACTGGATGTTGTAGAGATCGTGGACTGTGCTCACCAGATCAGTGTGTACTACGATGACATGGTGCAGTACAGTGGCATGCGTATGGCCGGACGTGTCTTCACCCGAGAAGATCTGATGAATGCCAAACGCGCATTCTGGCGTGCTCTGTTTGCTGCCAACACACTGGAAGGCATCCGCTTCTACGTGTCCTTTGCATGCTCTTGGGCATTCACACAGTTCCAGAAGAAGATGGAAGGCAATGCCAAAATCATTCGACAGATCGCCCGTGATGAGCAGGATCACCTGATCCTGACCCAGACGTTACTAAACCGCCTGCCTGGTATGGACCCCGACTTTGCAATTATCCGTGAGGAACTGCGTGGTGAGATGACCCAGATGTTCCTGGACGTGGTCCATCAGGAGAAGGAGTGGGCGAACTACCTATTCAAAGACGGTTCCATCCTGGGGCTGAACGCCAAGATCCTTCATCAGATGGTAGACTGGCTGGCAACCCACCGAATGGGCGCTATCGGGCATCCATATCCCGGTGAACCTCGCAAGGAGAACCCAGTCCCATGGATTAATGACTGGCTAGATAATAAGGCAATGCAGTACGCGTTGCAGGAAGCGGAAGCTCCTGATTATCTGATGGGTGTACTGACTGGTTCGGTATCCGATGGCCTCAAATTCGCTTAAAGGTGAGAAATGATTACGATCTATTCCAAACAAGGTTGCGCTCAGTGTGTAACAGCCGAAAATCTGTGCAAAATGAAAGGGCTGGAACACAAGATCCTCAAGCTGGACAAAGATTACCGGCTGGAAGAACTTCAGCAGTTGACGGGTAAGCCGCGCGTGTCGATGCCTGTAATCGTCCTCGCTGACCAGACCGTGACCGACGTTAATGGACTCGCCGCCAGCCTTAAACGCTGACAATCCAAAGCCCCTCAATGAGGGGCTTTACTTCTATAATCCCTGCGCTTATACTTCCCAGTAATTCATTGGCATTCGCCACAAATTGAAAGCGGGAACTATATCATGACAAACAAGATACTCACCAACCCAATGCACAACTTCGGTTACATTCAACTCCCTCTGGTGATCGACACCCTGTACGCCGACGACAAAGAAGAGATCTGCTGGTCACCCACCGCACTGATTGAACGCGAAATCTTCAAGTCTGTTGTTGATGTTATGTTCCGTATCGGTCGCAATGGACCTCTGGTCTACCTCGGCAAAGTAACTGAACTGAAGACAAGCCACAATGAACGCTTCCTGCGTATTGATACCACAGGGTGCTCTCAGCAGGACTTCAACACATTGCGCAATTATGTTCTGGTCAACCGCCCGGTCAGCCAGCACCGACCGTATCTGACTTCAATGCACATCGACAATTTCATCACCGACGTGCACCTCCGCGCCGAAACCCTCCATGAAGAGGAAACAGGCCGAGCTATCGACACAGTCTTAAATATGGTTGTGATCACCCTGGCGGAGTAGTCCTCATGCAAGATTACAAAGAGTTGAGAATGCAGCTGGCAGTCCCCATACCAGACAAAGGTTTATACCAAAACCTGCATCATCTGATGTCTGAAGGGCATATGCTGCCCTTGCGGTCTGAGGATGGATCTCAGATCGGTTATGCCACCAGTTGCGTGGTCTACGACAAACCAGGAGACGAAGAGCGCGGACAGGTCAGTGTGGGTTCCAGATTTGTGTTGAACAAGAAGCTGGAGGGATCAGTGGTTGACGTCAGGCCGATGATTATCCTCTACCACTTCAACGGCAAAGAAATGTTCAGGTTATTGAGCCACTTCATGATAGTCGTGGCTCCGGCATTCAGGACGAAACTCTAATTCGTCCTTTTCAACCACACGGTGTCTGTTATTGGATCTGGATTGTTGACCACATAGAATGTGATGGTCACGCCCAGAGAATGGTAATCCTCTGACAGACTCACCGTGACTTCTTCTACCTCTGCTCTGGGTTCATACAGGGCGATGGCGTCCTCTACTTTGTTCTTCACATCTACCTGGATAGTCGGTGTCGTGTTTTCACCCAGCAGCCCATAAAGCCCCGCGCCGATCCCAGGATAAGTGGGCCAGTCCCCGACTGAAGACATGACGATATTCCGCACGGATTGTAAGACAGCATACACACCTGATTTCATAGTGACGTCTTTGGTCACCGGATGCATGCCGAACTTCAGATCGACATCTTTATACTCTTTCATTTCGCGATCCTCTCAGGATGCCTATAAGGAGCAGAGAGACGTGCTGTCCCTCTGCCACTAAACTTATACCAACTTACTCTTTGGTGCCGAAATTACCACCATTGTCTTTTAATTCTGCCTTGATGTCAATCTCACCCGGACCCGTAGGGGATGCAGGGGTTGCACCTGACAGAGAAGAAGCGCGACCAGCACCTTCGGCATATATGATGTTACCATTGATCGTCTGAGCGACAGTCAGTTTGTCAGCGATTATCTCAGTCGTTAGAATCTTAGGAACCTTCAATGTCCCACCGACCTCCAGAGTCTCGCAGATAATGCGCAGAATATTCTGCGCTTGCATTTCCGCTAGGTCACTGAATTTCATCAGCGCTGTGCCCGCAACCACGTTGGAGTAATTGTTGGAATGCAAATGATAGACCTCACCTGTCTTGCGCTGAACTTCAGTTCCTTTGACCGTCAGGTTGTGGTCCCCGCCGACATAATAACGCTTGTTGAACATCGTCAGGTCATAGTGGTCTTTGACGGACTTGTTGACCACATCACCATCCGGCAACATTTGCTTGTAAGACCCAGACTTATGCATCCAATGAAGACGTTCACCACCAGGGGTGTCATCCACTTCCATAATATGCCCAGCTCGGGACACCATGACGTTATTGTACGGGTATTTAGATCCACCCGCAGCCGGAACCATGGTTTCTCCAGTGTTGTCAATATCCTGTACTCGCCCAGTAGGAGCCGGAGTCGGTTGTTCCTTTGGAGTACGATCTGGGATAGGTTCTGACCATTTACCATTCTGCTGCGCAGGCGCGGCTGTGGCTGTGTTAGCAGGACCAGGCCAACGATATCCCAAGACCGAAGAACGTCTGAAACGACTGACCTTCACTGAATCGGATTGGTTGCCACCAATACACCAGACATAGTTTGCATCGAACTTCTGCACAAACGCTACGTGTCCAAATGTGGGGTTGTTACCACGCCGGAAGACTACGATAGCGCCATATTGTGGTGCTGACAGTGGAGTGCCCCATGTAAGGTAAGATCGGGCAAGAGCGGAGCGCGTAGACGTGTATCCAGCCTGTATCATAACCCAACCCACGAACGCCGCACACCACGACACTTCATCTTCAGAAGCACCAAGGGAGGTTGTCTTGTGATATTCTATAATGCGCGGGTTGTTGTTGAACTTTCCAGCGTACTCCTTGATACCCAATTCGCCACGAGCGATTGTCATCCACTTCTCTGGATCATACCCGCCAACAGGTGGTTGTGGATCTGGTTGTGGTTCGTCTTCTTGTTTCACAGGAACGTCAGTGACGGCGTTGTACGCCTGACGTTCCACAGATTGAACGACCTGCCCGAGAGCCAGCGGGTTTGTGTCGGCGCCATCAGTAGGGCTTGAACCAGTCCAAGTCCAGGTGATGCGTAAATTCTGGTATGCTTCGTCAAGGGCGAACCCCATAACCTCAGTGCCAGGAATGATACCCGTTGGAGACCAACCTAAACCAGCAGAGGAGGCGTTTGAAGCAGGCATCAGTACCTTCGCCCATGGGAGTTTGTCCGTAGGCAGGAGGACGGGATCGTCGGTGTGTACGCCATATATGCGAACAGCAACTCGCCCATTTTGGTCTGGATCGTTGACATCTTCAACGGTGCCGTAAAACCATCTCATATTGTCTAACATATTGAATTCCGGTTGTCAAACAAGGATTTGAAGGTATTTATGCGCAGCTGATTTTGCCTTATATACTATAGGAAGCTCTGCTTCCGTTCATTTTATTTGTTTTATTCGATCCTATTCGCTTCGCTCATCAAACCGCCCTATGCGGGCAGCACCATTCCAATGCCATGGAGGCATAAGGGCGAGGCAATAACTGTACACCCCAGAACACTCCTTGAAAAATGGTATTTTACTGACAATCTGATTCAAAACAGACAAACACCAACAAATGACTCGGGAACAAGCCCATTATAGCAATTTCAGGTAAAGAGAGTGCGTGTTAACCGATTTTACAGTTAAGCCAATAAAAATCCCGCCGAAGCGGGATTACTGTTTCTTAGACAACCTGACCTTGAGGGCTTCGGTTAACAAGTCAAGATGCCATGGCATCGACTCGTTGATTTCAAATATACTATAGCCGTGTAACTTCAATTCATCACACATCACGAAGTAGGATAATAAATCAGTTTCAAACATTAAATGAAAATTTCATTAATACTATTGAATTCGATTTTGTGCTCCTTACCACATTTCGGACACTTGATCGAACTCTTGTAGTGGATGCGCGGTATTTTGTGGAAGAAGTTCTTCGTAATGCTGTCAATAACATCTGATTCGATGTTATCCTTCACCCACTCAACAAACGCTTCTTTCACACGGCGGCGCTCAGTAGCCTCTTCCGGAGTGATCCCGATTTCTTCAGGATTCTCAACCTTCCACACCTGACCGTCATCATCGTACAGACAGTCGATAAAGGTGGCCAGCATCATCTCAACGCTTACAGCATCAGACATTGCCGTAGCGTCCGAGAAGGAAGGTTGGCGCATCTTGAGGTGATATCCACCTGGCAGGTCAAACGTCTCCCGGAAGCCGTCCTGAGCAATGCATTTGACGTTGTTCAACGGGATAGGTAGAGTCAGTTCCTGCTCACAGGGAACCATCTGGTGCTTTTCTTGACCATCTCCCAGATCGATCGTTTCTTCAATCTGATTATTACACTTATAACGAATCTTCATCAATTCACCGATGGAGATCATGCGCATGCGGATGAACACTTCCTCAACAACGCCGATTGGCAGTTTACTGAAAGGTGCGCCTGCATTTACACACTCGCTAAAGAGACTCTCCATCATGGCCGCGCGTTCTTCAATCGGCGTTTGCGGATCTGACACCTGAAGTAATAAAGTTTGTTGCCCCGCAGTAAAGGCGCGATATTTGATCACAGTAGGCCAAAAGTCGCTTTTATATGTCTTTTCTGTTCTGGGCAATGATGGTAAATTCATAATGTATCTCCACGGTATATTGTAAGAGTAATTATAACGAGGAATGAAAATGCGCGGATTTTGTTTTAGTGAAATAGGCAAAGAACTGTCTATACAATATCCCGATCCCAACACAGACTTCTTTATCTTCCTGACCGATTATGCCAAGAAAGAGAATATCCTCCATGTGGCAATGAAACACGAAGATTATAAGTTCTGTCGGCTGGGTGTCAAAGACCTGCTGCGTTATGGTCTACAAGTGGTCATCGTAGACCCATACTACAGCCCTATCGACGATGAAGAAGTTCTACCCGTATATGTTCACCGCAACATCAATACATTGGAAAAGCATTATCCAGATTGTATTGTCATCGGCGAACTCATCTCGTATTATCATCGTGTGCGAAAGCTGGAACAGATTAAAAGTTATTTTCAAGAGGGTGTTGGTCAATATAAGATGAATGCCCTTAGTAGTGGATGGATGGTGCTGTCTTCAGCAGGCAGTGCTGACTATATTAAGATGCGTGTCTACCAATACGTTGTGGAGCGCGATTATGAACTGGAGAAAAGTAATGCAAAACGAAAAACCCGTTGAACTTGCTCCGATTGAGGAAGTACAACAACACGTCCTGGACCTTATGAAACACACAGTTTCTGATGCCGAAGGTAAAGTGCCGGATGAGTTCATCGGTGCGTTCGATCAGGTGGCTTTCGATACCGAGGGAGTTCCTTTGATCCAGACGATCGCTGGTATGGTTTTGTTTGAACCGAAAGCAGTAGAAAATGGCGTAATCGTCTACTCAGCCAACATTGGTGTGGACGGTGAGTCCCTGTCTCTCGAAGTTAGCAACATTGCTAAGTACCTGATCAAGTGTGGTTATGATCTGCAGGTTGTGACAGCCCACTACATCGATCCTCAGGGGCAGATCTCCTACGGTGATGAAGCGCGCAAAGTGAAACGCCACATCGACACTACCGTGATCCTGCAGAGTATCCAACAGATGCAGAAGAACCTGGACCACCCTGGTCTGATCCTGCCTGATAGCAAAATCATCACCCGTTAACCCGGCGTAAATAGCCCATACACCAATGAAACTTCGTTATGGGCTATTTACATGAAATATTGCGGAATCGACTACTCCTATGGCTGTCCATCCCTGTGCTTCTGGGATGACAAAGACCCTCTTGATTTTGATCATCTGCGCTTCTACGCATATTATACTGTGGAGAAGTACTGTACTCAGATTCGTCAGAACATCCTTATTATGAAGCAACCGAAGTGGGAGACCCCAGAAGAACGCTTCTATAATATCTGTAAATGGGCTGAGGCTGTCCTGTTGACTGAGAAGCCGGATGCGATCACTCTTGAAGGGTATGCTATGGGCAACTCTAAGAACTCCAACAACATATGCCAGACCGCAGAGAATACCTCACTGTTGAAGCAAGCCCTGCGCCGTAACAATTTCGACTTCCAGATCGTAACGCCATCACACGTGAAGAAGATGTTCACCGACAAGGGCAACGCGGATAAACACGCCATGATCGCTCACTTCGAGTCACTGTTCAATGTTAGCATGCGCGGTATAATGGATATGTTGGAAGTTAAGGATCCTAAGCCAATCGATGACCTCGTGGATTCGTTTGCGATAATGGCTTGTGGCTCTTACTTCATTGAGAATAATCCAGACTTCAACAGAGGTGTATAATGGTCGATTATTGGTTGTTGGCGAACTTCCTGACGTTCGCTTTGTTGTTAGTGGTTGTCTTGGTCTGGGTGAAGTCGTTCTTCACTCTGGTTCATGCGTATGTGTACCAGATCAACTTCTACACACTGTCACCACATCGTGACACGAACGTTCGTGCCGATCAACAGGCCGAGGCTATCCTCTCATATCAGTTCATCCACATGCGCGATAAAATGATCAAGCGTGTAGTGTTTTCTACAGTGATGTTGCTGGTTATCATTATGGTACGTTTCGTGCTGACAACCGTGGGGGTGTTCCATGCCGCTGTATGATTATCAATGCAAGGGCTGTGGTAACGCGATGACACTGCGTAAATCTATTGCAGATCGCCATGAGCCTGAATCCAACCCCTGCACTGAGTGCGGAGGGGAGATTAAAATGATCGTGGGTGCTCCCAAGATTGTCTCTGGGGTAAAGGGACCACAATCAGCTCCAGACGGCTTCAAGGACGTCTTGCGTACGATAAAGAAGGGTTCGGGTAAGGGGAACACAATCGATGTCTGACGAAAAACAGCCAGCGCTTGTGATGACACCAGAATTATTTTCTGAAATCGTCCTACTACGCGCCGCCCAAACCAAGGATAGTATCCTTGAGACTCTGGCAGCTGTCTGTGAAGAGAACGACATAGACGAGACCAAAGTCAAAAAGATGATTACAGCACCATTGTTGTCACGACTGACAGCTGAGTGCTCCGATGCGCGCCTGATCAAAGACGCGCTAAAGTCCAAGAAATTAGTGTAGGTCTATTATGAGCAAAGAATCAATTTACAGCGCAATGAAAGCCTCCGAGTTCCTTCCTGGCTCTATGCGCTGGCGTGTGGGTAGCCTGAACGAGCATGCCGACCAGACGGATCGTATTCGTTACGTTACCCCTGATGGTCGCTCATACGTCGTTGAGTATCACACGCACGACGAAGGCAAGAAGACGTTTTCGGACGTGTTCGACATTATTGAAATTGACCCAGCAAATCAAGTGCTTAAAGGTTAATTCAATATAAGATCGGGGTATAATTACCCCGCTTTGTAGAAAACTGAAAATACATGTAACAGAATAGCCCTGAGGGGCGGAAACAGAGGAAATTAAGAAATGGGTAATTTATTCGATCGTCTGAAAGCGTCCCGTGGCCAGCAAACTGAAGCTATGCAGGCGCGTCTTGCACAGCAAGGCCAGAAGTCCGGTTTCCAGAAGGATCCTCGCATCTGGAAATGGACTTGGAATAAAGATGGTATCTCCGAGAACATCATCCGCTTCCTGCCAGTCCCGCTGGTAGACCTCAAGGCACAGGAAGAAGGGACGATCGATAAAGATCAGATCCTCACCCCTTGTGCCATGATCATGAAACATCAGTTCCAGGGACCTGGTGGATGGTACATTGAGAACTCACCTCAGACGTTCGGCAACGACGATCCGGTGCGCGACCATGACCGTCCGCTGTGGGCGCAGCAGAAAGAAACGAACGACGAAAAGCTGAAGGACATCCTGAAGAAACGTCTACCCGACACCAAATACTACGCTAACATTCTGGTGATCAAAGATGTCAACGTACCGGAAAACAACGGCAAGGTCTTCCTGCTGGAATTTGGTAACGCCATCAAGAAAATCCTGGATCAGGCGCAGAATCCTAAGTTCCCAACCGACCCTAAATTCGATCCGTTTGATCTGTGGGAAGGTGCCAACCTGAACCTGAAGCTCTTTGGCGAGCAGAAGAAGTTTGGGAACTGGGAAGGTCTGGTGGCAAACTTCAGTAAGGTGGTGTGGGAGAACCCTGCCCCGCTGAGTGATGACGAAGCGTATATGGAAGACGTCTGGTCTCGCGAGCACAGCCTGTTTGAATTCTTCAATCCGGCTAACTTCAAAGACTACGACTCCCTGGAAAAGCGCCTGCGCAAAGTTCTGGCAATCCCTGATGACCAACCTCTGGTTGAAGGTGGTGCAGCCACGATGGCTCATGCTCCTAGCACCCAGACTACACATCAGCCAACTGCTCAAGACAGCCTGAAACAGCAACAGGCCGCGCCGTCGCAGGCTCAGACTCAGTCTCAACCGAATGCCAGAAACACGGCTTCCATTGACGAATTCGAGCAGTATCTCAAGTCTAACTGATCAACAAGCCATCTTCGGATGGCTTTTTATTTTCCCATCACGTCTTGCAATATTCCCAAAAGGCTTGTCTTCTCCGCCGCCGTCAGGTTATCGTTACCCATGATGTCACGAGAGATACCTACCGAGATGCGCTCGAAGTCCTGTATGCTTATTCCAGCCAGGTTGTTTACAAGTTGGTCAAGCTGTTTGTAAGCCAGGAGAGCCTCTCCTGTGAAGTTCCCTTCTTTCACCTTGCGATAAAGCTGTCCAGCTTTTGAGGCCGCAGTTTCCCAGTCACCACTGGTAAGAGCGTCAGCAATGCCGAGAGGAAGAAAATCGCTGGAAAGGCTGCGTGTTTCATATTCTGTCTCCGAAAGCACTTTGTTGTAAGAGAAAGAAATGTTGTACTGGTTGAACTGGTCTGTGGCGCCTTTATCCAGCTCAATAGAACTGAAATTTATTGGGTGAGCCTCGACGATGTAGACGCGATGGACCACTTGATCTTCGGTGTCAAGCTGTTCAATGCATATGTCAGTCACGAAGTCTTCGTAATATCCCATTTTGGTGGTGTGTGGATCAAAGATCAGACTCTTCCACTTGTCCATCACAGACTTCTCATAATAGTCATTGGCTAATAAGAATGACAAGTCGAGGTCGACGTTGGACTTGTTGTTCGGCATCTTGATGTGATTACCGTTGTTTGTCATTGGAGTGGTGTCGATACCAACCCCTGGCAATGAGGCAACCATACACATCATCTGAAGGGAACGGGACGTCTGGTTTGTCCCTCCAAAGAAAGCGTTTACAATACGGGCTGACTGCTTAAACAAGTCACCGAAAGATGAATTGGTTCTGTACGCCTTTCCGTCATTAGCCAGAGAGGCATTGGAGTCAAAGATCCCTGGTGGTAGAGGGATGGTCACTCTGAAGCGGTTCTTGCGCGACAAGCCCCGCTGTAATATCTGTGTGATAAAATTGCGATAGTCTTCCACGGTGAGGACTCCACTTAAATAAAATAACTGTTATTATTTATAGGAGTTGACAAATGGCAAAGAATGCAGCTGGCGAAGAAGATCCGTTGCTGTTTCCGGCCGAGATGGACGCCCCCGAGCTGGTCAAGCGTTACATCCGCAAGTACCGTCAACACTTCGGTCCAGAGGCGAAGCGTAACATCCGCCGTTCGCATGTGTGGTTCATGGAGCGTGTGTCTAAGGACGCCAACCTGAGTCCCAACCATATGAAACAGGCGTTTTCTGATCACAAACGTCCGGTACAAGGTGTGCGGTATATAGTCGGGCGTATGTTCTATTTCAAATATGATGCTCTGACGAAGAATGAACTACCCTACTGGGATATGTACCCTCTGGTGTTCTTCTTCAACTTTGTCAAGGGTGATGGTATCACCTTTGGAGAGAAGGGTGTGACATACCTCTGGGGGCTCAACATGCACTACCTGCCACCGAAGCTCAGGCTGTTGGTGTTTGAGGATCTGATCAAGTTGCGTAACGAACGGGCATACCGCTCAAAGACGCGTCTGAAGCTCACCTGGGAAGCCCTGAAGCGCTTCGCCAACCATCCGCTGTACAATCACTGTGTGAAGCTGTACCGTGCCGATCAGTTCCGTTCACAGCTTTACGAGATTGAGCCACAGTACTGGGAGATCGTTCTCTTCATGCGCACTGCCCGCTTCCAGAAACAGAGCCAGATGTCTGTGTGGAAAGATGCACGTCGTATGCATAAGAAGAAATAGTTCTATAACCCGTTCCGAGGGATAATTCGTGAACAGGTAATCCTAAATGATGAGGCTATAACATGTCACAAATTTATCGTATGTTCGGGTTAGAGTTTACCCCAGCTCGCCTTGATATGAAACTCCCAAATTTTGAAAAGAGTGGATTCGAAGTCGGTTGCGTTCTGGGTTTCGATCGAAACGGAAGATCAGTTCGTGAACAAAATATTTTCGATGTTCTGGGTGTGAAACCGGACAGTGAAACAGCAATCCGCTTCGAAGAGGACATCCGTTTTGGTCATTCCGACCTGTACGATTATGTCCGTGATGTGATCGCTGGTTATGAACACGCTAAAGCACACATGAAGATGGCCACCGATGCATGCCTGAAACTGGCGCATTGTCTATACTTCTTTGGTCGAAAGCGTCAGAATCTCGATATGGTATTCCCATCGGAACTGCTTGAACGCTTCTCTGAAACCGAATTCCTGCTGAAGCAAGCCGACGGAGTTGCTGTCAAATCTAGTGAAGTATTCAAATACCCGATAAATCTGGTTTCTGGACATCTGCTGGTAGGGCGTGATCAGGTCGACCTGGCGATTCATCCGGATATGGAGTATGATCAGAACTCCTGTCGTGCCATCCACAACTACGTAGGTGTCATTCTAGAAAACTTGTACTCAGCCATGGAAGAAGTGATGGCAGCAGAACAACAGGAAGAAGTGATTCGTCGTATCCGCGAAGATATCGAAGGGAAGGTGAAACAGGATGTTCTAGGGGAATATCCACCAGAGTATTTCCCTGAAGTTCCAAACTTCTACTTGTCCAAATAACTCCACTGTGAGAGGTGTGTATGAAACGTTATCTGAAGCTGACGACTGTCCTTGAGTCGATCATAGAGTATTTCATCATGCAACACCTCCGCGCTGACAACATGCATTTAGACGGTTGCCTGACGTATGACCACAAGATCATTGTCCATTCTGTTGAAGTGGTGAATGATGATCTGATGATTGCAAATGTAGAACACTGTCTGTTTGATGAGTCGGTTGATGCGTACTGCCAACCACGGTTCGCAAAAGTCGAGCTAACAAATTGTTGGCCGCCGGAAATGGTTTTTCTATATTGACGTAGAAAGTTAATATTCACGCAAGTTCGCGCTCCGCTTGGTCGCGCACCTTATAACACTAAGGTGTTAACTTTCTTTTCAATAAAAAGTAGTTTACATCTATGAAAATGCAGTATATTATGTTCTCACTACACAGTCAGAACAACAATATGCCGCGGATACGGTCTTAATAACGAAAGGGTTTTTATTATGTCATATATTCTTCATGTGGATTCTGGAACCAAAATTGAAATTGAAGGCAAAGACGTTGCTGCTATTCAGGCTGAAATCAAAGAAGCAGGTCTGATCATCGGAAACGTTACCCTGCGCCGTATGGTTGAAGGTGTTCTTCAGGCTGCCAACGGCTTCGAACTGATTGAAGGCCTGAGCGCCGAAGAGAAGGAAGAAACTCAGCAGGCTCTGGCGCAAGCCCAAGAGCAAGCCCAAGCTGAAGTATCCCTGAAAGTCGCTGAAACCGTTGATGTTGAAGCACCGATCTCTGCCGATGCATGTGAAGCCCCAGTGTCAGACGCCCCGGTAGACGCGGTTGAAGATGCAGTCAACGCGGCGCTGGAAGAAGGCAATCAGCCGTCCGACGCGAAAATCGGTTCCTTGGCGTCTTCTATGCTGAAAGAAGCATCGAAGGGTAAGACCCTGACCCCACAGGCAGCGCTGGTAGAGCGTAAACGCCGTCACACCAAACGTGAGGAAATGGTTGACTTGGCTCGCGCTTCTAATCACGGTCCGGTCTTGGCGGCGATTGAAGCTGGTGTTGTCCCCGGCGTGTTCCTGAGCTACGTGAACCCAGACATGCGTTGGTTCCAGTTCCCGGTCACCGAACTGGCTAACCCTGAAAACCTTCACGCCCGCACCAATACGTATGTCGACGTTGCGCCTATCGTTTCCGGTGGCTGGGGCTTCAGTCTGTACGTGAACGGCAAGTCCTTCACCAAACGTCAGAAGATCAAAGAGTCTGATGCTGAGTCTCTGGTTAAGGCGATCAATAAATGGCTTCCACAGGCTCTGGCTGAAGCGAAAGCTGTGTAAATTTAAGTTCAGAAACTGTTCAATAGATGAAGGGGTTGCTATAATAGCAGCTCCTTTTGTTTATCGGAGCAGTTTATGTCCTACTCCCTGAAGGGGCTGATGAAGCGCCCCGTCCACACATTCTTTAAACCACCCGTCGTAAAGGGGATCTACCCAGCACGAGGGCAAATCTACTACGTCAAAGGCTCCAATGGTAGCGGTAAATCCACTGTGCCGTCTCAGCTGGCGGAGAGGGATCCTCAGGCGTATGTCGTGACCCATAACGGCAAGGTCATGCTGACTGTCTGTCCTTCGTTCAACGTGGTCTGTATCGGTAAATATGACAAGTCGAAGTCCAAGGGGGTTGATTCCCTGAAGGACACTGAGCAGATGTTGTTCGCGTTGTCTATTGCTGACCAACCAGAATACTTGAAATATGATGTGATTTTCGAAGGTATCATTCCATCAACATTATTGAGTTCTTGGATCCCCCGCCTGACACGCCCGCCACGTGAATTGGTTGTGCTCTTTATGGACACTCCCCTTGAAACGTGTATCTCCCGCGTTAAATCACGTAACGGTGGTGTGGAATTCAATGAAAGTCTGGTGGTCGAGAAGTGGGAGAGAGTTCATGACCATCGTCAACGACATAAAGACTTGTTCCCTACGGTGGCTGCGGGTATGATGAAGTCTCACGGCCTAACAGTAGACCAGGCTGTGATGGCATTCCTCTGTCGTGATTTTGGGAGTATCTGATGGAAATCAAAGCAATTAACAACAATGACATGCTGAAGCAGGCTGTCTTGGCTATCCGTGAATTCGGGATCGAATCTGATCCTGGTAATGCTGAAATCAATACTGATAGCACCCGCTTCCTTGATGGTGTGACTATCACTGTTTCCGACATCCGTGACCGCTGGCTCTCCGTTGAAGGTCGCAACTCATCGGCTATCGCTGCCATCGGCGAGACCTTCTGGGTGTTGTCAGGCCGCAACGACATAAAGTTCCTGTCACGCGTATTGCCTCGCGCTGCTAACTTTTCGGATGATGGGGTAACATGGCGAGCTGCTTATGGTCCGCGTCTGTACGCCCATGGCCAGCTGGATAGCGTTATCAACCGCCTGCGCAAGAACCCAAACACTCGCCAGGCGTACCTCACCATCTATGACCCGGCTCTAGATTCGGATGCTGGTCTGGCGAAGTTCAGCGAGAGCGGCGAAGCGAAGACCAAGGACATGGTGTGTAATCTGGCTCTGTTGTTCTCCATCGTTGAAGGTCGTCTGAACCTGACGGTCATCAATCGCTCACAGGATGTTCTTTGGGGGATGAGTTCAATTAACTTCATTGAGTTCTCTATTCTTCAGGAAGTGATTGCTCGGGTGCTGGACGTTGACGTCGGTCAGTACAAGCTATTCTCTAATAATCTTCATTACTACAACAATGAAGTCAGCCAGAAGCAGCTGGGAAAGATCACGAAGGACACCAAAGTAGAAGCTGGGTTCATCAACTCCATGATTCACTTCACGAACGTGACCAACCAGAACCATATCCGCAATCTGTTCACTGGTGTGCTTCATCACTGTGATATCGGCAGCCCGTGGGAAACTGTGGTCGCCCACCTGAAGGAATATGATGCTGATCGTGGCCTGATTGTACAGATGGCGTACTGTCTGCACTGCAAACTGAACGAAAAGCTCATTAACCTGGACCTGATTCAGGACCATGGCTTGAACACCGCGCTCACCCATTCTCCGGTTGACCGCAAGATCGTTGATCCTAAGTTCCTGGAAGGTGTAGTATGATGTACCCGAACCTCGAATTCTTTACGGGGCGCAAGCGCTCCGGTAAGGACTTCTGTTTGGAGTCCCTGATCAGTTATCACCACTTACAGGGTGATATGGACATCCAGCGCCTTTCGTTCTCAGATGAACTGCGCCGTGTAGCCAACTACATCTACCCATGGCTGCCAGCGGAGGTAGAGGATGCCGTGAAGGACGTTCCTTACGTGCACCCTGATAACCCCAAGGGCTTAACTCCACGGCAGATCTGGCTTCATCTAGGCAGCGATACGGGCTTGCGTTACGTACAACCCGATCTGTTCCTGGCATTCTTCAAGCGATTCCAGCTTCCTCTGGTAGAGCAGAACCCCCACGTCCATTATATCGTGAGTGATCTGCGTACCCCTCAGGAATATGAATGGGCGCTGAGTACGAAATGTCCTATCACCCGTATTTCAAAGGCCGACCGTGCTGGTATCATAGAGGACGATATAGAGACTTTCATTGACCAAATGAAAGTGGACTACGAATTCCTCAATCCATTTGATGGTTGGGAACCGTTCGTTAAATTCTACGGAGAACGTAAATGATCACAGCAGGGCATATCAAAAGCCTGCTCGAACTCCAAAAGGCCACTAACGTGGCCTACTTTGGGGAAGAGTGGAAGAATGTATGGAGTCAGAACGCAGTCATCAACTCTATCTATCGTGAGTGGGCAGAGTTCCTTGATGAAACCACCCGTGACTGGAAGGTCTATGGCAACGACATCGGGTTTGACCATACGAACGCAGTTTATGAACTGGTGGACGTGGTACACTTCATGTTGTGCTTCATCCTTGTGGACCGCACCAAAGGTGAGATCGAAGAAGAATTTGAAGTCCTTAGTAATCGCGAATTCACCCCATCTGCTTTGGGTGTTGTAGGGCATCGCAATGTTACGTACCGCCTTGGGCAATTCATGAACGATCCTTGCGTTGAGACTCTCATGTTCTTCCTGTCGTCTGCGTGTTCTTATATGGAGATCGACATTGAGACTTACATACTGGCACACAAACGCAAGAACGATCGCAATCGTCTGCGTGCTTCTGGTGGCGCGGATTACGATAAGTCCGCAGAAACCCCTCTGACCCTGGAGTTCTAATGTTTACAGTCGTCGTTTCATACCATGCGGAGAACGCTGCTCAGGCATCCTCCAAATTCGCCGAGCACATCATCGGCGGCGGACATAATGTATTCCTTACCGAATACACCAGGCCTGTTAAACCGGGCGACGGTCTTTCGGCGACTGTTACGCATAAGATCGCCAGCGAGCAACCAGAGTCTCTGTTCAGGATGATCGAAGAGTATGCCGGTGGTGGCATCAAGATACCAGATGAACTGGTAGACGTCTATTTTGAAGGCTCGATCTATTACATCCACGCTATGCCAAAGGATGTAACCATTGAACAGATGATGTATATCCTGAATATAGCACTGAACACTGCGTGCATCAACCGCACGAACTACAACAATCTGCGCAATATGTACCTAACCGACCGGCATAATGACGCATCGTCACTTGTTGAGACAATGTCCCTGAAGAGCATCCAAGAGGCGGTTAACATTTTGTCCCAGAAGGTTATGGGTGTAGAATTATTAACGACGATCAACAATAAAGAGGAAGTGAAATGGCCAGTTCATTAATGGACCGCATGCTGAAGGTTGCTAAGAAACACGATGACCAGGCTTCAGTGCTGTCCCAATCAGACGCTCTGGAACCGTCTATCATCTGTTCTACTGGTATTCCCCTGATCGATATCGCATGGTCTGGGCGTATTGACGGCGGTCTGATCTCCGGTATCAAGATGATGGTGGGTGATTCCCGTACCTTCAAAACGATGTTCGGCCTGGTCGATGTCAAGGCGTACATGGACAAGTTCCCTGATGCTATCTGCGTCTTTGCGGACTCAGAAAAGGGTGCCAACGCCGATTACTGGACCTCTATGGGCATTGACATGGACCGCGTCCTGTACGTACCGATCGACAACGTTGAACAGACCAAGATCCGCTTGCTGCAGATCCTCCAGGAAGTCAAGAAAGGCGACCATGTTATAATCTTCATCGACTCTATCAGCCAACTTCCCTCCACCAAGGAAGTTGAAGATGCGATCAAAGGGAACGACACTCAAGACATGACCCGCGCCCGTGCCCTCAACAGCTTCTGGCGTGTCATGACTCCCGAAATCAACAGCAAAAATCTCGTGTGTGTTTGGATCAACTCCTATTACGATGAGATCGGCAACCAGTATGCCGAGCCTAACATCAAAGGCGGCAAACAGGGCTTCTTATCCTCCAACTTGATATGGTTTATCACCCGTTCTCAGGTGAAGGAAGACAAAGATCTGCTAGGCTGGAACTTCAACATAAGCATCATGAAAGGCCGCCATGTCAAAGAAAAAGCCAAGCTCCCTGTGACGGTACTGTACAACGGTGGTATTGATCGCTGGAGCGGCCTGCTTGAGATCGCTCGTGCTCTGGGTTATGTTGATATGCCGTCTTCCGGTTGGTATGTGCGTACAGCCAAGGGTGGTTTCGATCCTGAGAAGGAAAAGAAATATCAGAAGCGTCAGATGGGTGATGATTTCTGGTATCCGCTGCTGGAGAATGTCAACTTCGCCGATGACGTGAAGAAAATGTTCGGTGTTTCTAACGGTACTGTTATGCCTGCTAACATGCTGGAGCAAATGGACCATGTTATTAACACAAGCGAATAACAGTGGAGGGGGAGGAGACTCCCCCAATAACTACACAATCATCGACCCTGGTGCTGATCAGCTGGCGATCATCAAGATCACTTCTGGCAAATTCCGTGGTGTTCAATTCCGGTTCGGCAAGGTGGCCATCAACGAAGTGGACGGCGAACCCCGCCTGTCTTTCGTGACTGATATATTGAAGAAACCATTGCGTCTGATGTTTGTGGATTTGAAAGAAAATGACTTGTTCACTGAGGTGTCAGGGGATATCCTTGTAGACCTCATGCAGCGTAATGCTCAGGAATATAATAAATTTTTGGTGGGGTAGTGGCCAATGTTACTCGAATCTGTCGTGCTTTCACAGTTGATTTACAATGAAGATTACCAAAGAAAGATCCTGCCGTACCTGAAAGCCGATTATTTTGACAACGAAGGCGAAAAGGTCATCTTTGGTCTGATTGACAGTTATACCTCAGAGTACAATGCCCGCCCGTCTGTCGAAGCACTATCTATCATTCTTGAACGGACAAAGCTGAACGAATATGTGTTTGACCAGGCGGTAACTGCCCTGGAGAACATCAACGACAACACCTTCAATGAAGAGTGGCTGGCGAAGGAAACCGAGGCTTGGGCGCGACAAAAGGCCGTACACAACGCAATCAAGACTGCCGTTAACATCTACGGTGACGAGAAGCGCAAGGACGAGATGAACAACATCCCGACCATGTTGCAGGAAGCCTTGGCTATCCGGTTTGATTCATACCTCGGTCATATCTATTGGGAGATGGCGGCAGAGCAGTATGACCACATGAACTCCAATGAGGCCAAGATCCCGTTCGCAGTTGAGATCTTCAATAAGGCGACACGTGGTGGCGTTGGTAAGAAGACACTGAACATCGTAACAGGTGCGATCAACGCAGGTAAGACCACAACGCTGATTGACCTGACCGCAGGGTACTCGGAGCAGGGGCTGAACGTCTTTGTCTTCACCCTTGAAGTGGCCGAGAACGTCTGGCGACACCGTCTTGATGCCCGTATCATGCGTCGCGACTTTGAGTCTTTAGAGAAACTCACAAGGCACGAGTATATTGCAACGATAGAGAAGCTCCGCAGTCGCCAAGACGGTGCACCCAAGGGTGATATCGTCATCAAGGAATATCCTTCCGGTGCTGGACACACAGGTTTATTCCGCCGCGATATCCTTGAGTACATCCAGGCAACAGGTCGTGCTCCCGATGTTATCGTTATTGACTATCTTGGCGAAGCTGCTTCCTCGCGCCTGCCTGCCCACCTGATGCAGAACACGAACGTCTATTACACGTCTGTGGCTCGTGAGTTTCGTGCTCTTGGATTTGAGTTTGATGTCCCTGTATGGACTGGTATGCAGTTCAATCGTGAGAATCAGAATAGCACTGATGGCGGAATCAGTGATTTGGCAGATGCTATCGGTATTCCGAAGGTGGCCGACTTCATCATGGCATTCTATGCTCCTGACGAACTGGCGGCGGTCAAGAAAGCCCGAGCCTCAATACTCAAGAACCGTTATGCCAACAAGCAGAAGCTGAAATCATTCCTGTTTGGTATGGACCAAGACAAACAGATCCTGTTTGACCTGGACTGGAATGAAGTTAAGAAGGACCTGACTGAGGCTGAGGCCAAATATGTCGAAAACGTACACATCAAACATGACCTCAACAAGTCCGGGGCTGCTGCCAGCGATGAGCAGAAAGCCCAAACAGTCAATAATTGGAAATTCTAGGTAATTCAATAAAGCGGGTCATAGGGTATAATTCTATGATCTGAATATAAACCAGGAGCACATCATGTCACACAATGATTTTATGGCTGGCCTGGTGCAGGCCGCCAAACAAGCGATTGAGCTGAGTCCGGAGCAGACTCTGGAGTTCTTCAACAATCG